CGTTTATAAATGCTGTAAAACAAGGAAAAGATTTACATTCAATGTCAGCTTCTTTAATTTTTAAAGATAAATGGAAAGATGTAGCGGATAGTGATTGTGAACAACTAAAAACAGGTAAAAGGTGTAAATGCGTGGAGCACGAGAAATTAAGAAAATTTTCTAAAACTATTACTTTTGGGCTTGCGTAAATAAAAAATATTTAGTTATGTTATTTCAAATGTTAAATAAACTTACTATAATATTAGTATGACAAAAACAGAAATAGCAAAATTAAAATCAAAAGTAATTGATCTTGGTAAACAAGGAAAATACGCTGCGCAAATAGAACATCTAGGAATATGTTCTAGACAAACAGCAGTAAAATATTTAAAAGAAGTCGGTCTATATGTTGACAATAGGGGCGGTAAAAACGCAAAAATTAAAGATAATCCTTTTATTTGTAGATCGCCTGAAGCAGATTATTGGCTTGGTATGTTAATAGCTGATGGTTGGATAGATACAAGAAAACACAGTATTGGTTTAAAGCAAGGTGGTATCAATAAAAAGCACATGTTAAAATATCGTAAATTTTTAAGTAATGATGTTACACTTCATGAATCTAGAGATAAAAAACAATATACTATTTTGTTTGGACACAAACCTACCAGTAACTGGTTAATAAATACTGTCGGGGTTATTCCTAATAAATCTAATATTATAGAGTTAAAAATTCCATTTAATTGGGATATAGTTAGAGGTTATTTTGATGGGGATGGTGGATTTAATAAAATTAAAATAAAAAATAAAAAACTTTATATTAATTTAAAATTTACATCTGGTAGTCTAGTTCTTTTACAACAACTTCAAAGATTTTTAACTAGTGAAGGAGTGATTTCTCGTTTATTCTCAGAGTCGACTACAGTCCACAGACTATCAGTAAGTGGTAATTCAAGATTTATTTTTTGTGATAAATTATACAAAAATGCTTTAGTTTATATGGAACGTAAAAAACAAATATGGGATAGTTATGCGCAAGAAAAATTCGGTGAATTGCTGGGAACTCCTGAAAAGGACAATCAGCAGCCAAGCTTAGGGAACGGTATAAAAGTATCTAAGAAGGTCCAACGACTAGAAGATGAGGAACCTACCAATAATTCTTCCACGAGCGCCGAACGTTATAATATTCAAAAATATGATGGTATTAAGGTTAAAAACCCAAAAGGATTAACATCATGTTTACCTGATAATTATTATAATGATGATATAGTCTGAACTACAATATAATAAAATAAGTTGTAGAGATACATAGTAAACATATGTATGTTAACAAATATGATGGACTAACCCATATAGGATTAGCTGATAGGTTAGATATTAGCAAAGAAGAATCAAAAGATTTAATGAAGTTATTTTTCGACACTTTCCCGCAACTTAAAATTTTCTTTGATAAAAGTGAGGCAGAGGGTCAAAATGATAATTATACAGTAGGTCTTCCACCCACAAACCGTATAAGATTTTTTCATCCACCACTAAATGAAGGAGAACTCAATGCAATTGGTAGAGAGAGTAAGAATTTTCCTATTCAAGAAGCTAATGCTTCAATGTTAAAAATAGCGTTGATAAAATTACGAAATTATATTATTGAGTATAAATTTCCAGCAAAAATACATTTACCGGTTCACGATGAGATATTATCCTCTTGTCCGAAGGATCGGGTTAAAGAGTGGAAGGTTATTCAAGAAAAGGCTATGTGCGACGCGGCGGATATGTTTTTGGAAAAAGGATTATTAACAGTAGATACAGATATTTTAGATAGATGGACGAAATAAAAAAAGAAGAAAAAACAGTAAAAAACTGGTCTGAATTTCTTTTTAGTATAAAAGAATTAATAAAGGATCATAGTTTATCGTTAGAGCAGGTAATGTATTTACTATGTCTTATACACAATATTGAATACGATATATCTGCAAGTGAAGTGAATGGTTTATATAATAAAGGTTTATTAAAGCCTGGCGGTAAGGTTAATCAAACATTACTGTTTCATTTAAAAAAAGCTAACCAATTGGTTATGGATTTGAACTTTAATTCTAAACCAATAGGTAATGAATTTACTTTAAATTTAGCATATGCTTTGGAAAAAAGTTTTGTGTTAGATGAGTTTCTTACAGAAGATTATCGGAAAGAAATAGCTGATGAATATTTTAAAGGTGATCTTTCAGTATCTAGGTATTTTATTATATTTAGATCTATGTTTCCGTATAAAGATAAAAAAAGAAACAGAAAGTGGAATACAAAATTTAATTTATCATACGATGGTATGACTTTATGGGACAATAGTATTCGTGTTGTAAAAAAGTTCTATGAGGTTTATAGAAAACGTGATATAGGAATATTTCTACAAGCTACGTATACATGGGCCAATGAATGTATAGACTATGAGACAGAAAAGGTATTTATGACCAAACCGTATAAATTTTTAAACTCCTATGAGGGTATGTATGAATTAGTTAATAACAAAATAATGGAGTATCAAAAGAAACAAAAAGATAGTGAATCAAACAGTGATAGATTAGGAGACGCGATGTTATGAGATATACTTTTGAAGATTTAAAAAGTATTATTGAATATAATAAAGGTAATATGTTTAAAGGTTATTCTTTTCCATTATTACCTAGGTATAATAAAATTATAGGAAATTTAACACAGGCTCAAACAACAATTATCACAGGATTACCTTCTTCAGGAGTAAGTTCTTTTATTAATCAAAATTATGTTATTACTACACTATATCAATGGTATAATCGAGAAGAACATAATAGACCTCCACTAAAGATTTTTTATTATTCTATGAAAAATTCGGAGATGAAAATGTTACAAAGCCTTTTGTGTAATTATATCAAATTAATTTATAATAAACAAATAGATATACCTACTTTAAATAGTCAGGTCGGCAGTTTATATGATATTAATGAAGATGACGCTATACAAGCTGACATTGAAAATTCATCGGAATTTTTTGATACAGTAATTAATGAACAAGTATTAAATATAATTGATGGTCAACATAGACCTAGTGATATTTATAATACTGTTACTGATTACATGCACCAAATAGGAGAATTTGATTCAAAAACCAAAAAATATAAATTTAATGAGGGTTATGAAGAAGCTATAACTATTCTAATTGTAGATTCAACAGATTATTTTCTACCGGATTTAGACGACCATGGTTCTATATATGGTAGAGAATTAGACAACAGATTTCAAAAATATTTAAAAGAATTAGTTTTAAGGTATAAAATTACACCTGTAGTGATTGTTCCTCCAACCACTGGTATGATAAAAACAGTAAAAGATACCGAACCTCATTTAAGACATCTTGGTTCTTATGCAAATATTGCCAATAAAGGTATTTGTATATATAATCCTTTAGCTGAAAATAATGTAAAATATTTTGATGGTGATGTAGATTTATATATTACAAAAAAGGGTAATATTTTACTTAGATCATGGCATGTAGTGAGAAATACTGACGGTGTAGATAATTCTTATGATAGAATGTTATTTATGCCAGGAACAAGTTATATGAAAGAATACTCTTACTTTGATAAAGATAATCATATAGTTGATATATCTCAGGTGATTGATATTCTTAGAGAAGACACCAATCTAATTAAATCTAAAGACAATTAAAAATTATTATTTAAATTCTAGTAACTAAAAGAGATAAAATTATTATAAATAAAATATTGGTTATTAGAAATGACAAACAAAAAACAAGAAAATGATTATGCTTTAACTAAGTTAGAGAACTTTAATAATTATGAAGAACTTAAACGATGGGCTAACTTTGCTATTAATTCTGGATTATTACCGGAGTCCATAGAAACACCAGAAGCTGCTATGACAATCGTACAGCATGGTAAAGAACTTGGTTTAAGTCCATTTGTATCATTACAAAACATTCATGTTATTAATGGAAGGCCTACATTAGGTTCATCTATGGTCGGTGCATTATTAAAAAGGCGCGGTATTATATTTCTATGGGAAGAAGATTTTGTATCTATAAAAGATGACGCAGGAAAACCTGAAGTACTAGCAAACGGTTCTGTTAATAAAAGAACTACTGTTAGATTTATATGGAAAGAAAAAGAACTAGATGGCAGAGAGTTAGAAACTAAATTCTCTGTTACTTGGGCACAAATGTCTTTAGCTGGATATACTGAAAAACAAAATTGGTTAAAATATCCGAAAGAAATGATGCGTGCTAGATGTCTAGCTTATGGAGCTAGAGCCCTATTTCCAGAGGTTTTTTCTGGTATTTATACTGATCTAGAAATGAATGATGTAGAAGGTAATTCCGATGTGGAATTAGATGATTTAGGTGAAGTTATAATCACAACAGATAATTAAATTAGATATTTATAAAACAAAAAATAATTAATCATTAATTATGCCATCATTATTAAATAAAGTAAAGGTAGCGGATTTGACTGCCGATATTCATGATAATTGTAGAATAACAAGAGTTGATCCTAATCCTAGAAAAAACAGAAACGGAGAAGTGATAAAGAGAAATTTATTTATTACTTTTGCTAAATTTAAAGAAGACAAAAAGATAGGTGAAACTGAACTTTCTTGGTGGACTCCAGATCCAACCAGTGAGTTTTTTATCATTAATCTAAGAATGTTTTGTTTTCAAATAATTGATATACTAAAAGCATTTATGTCATATGATGAAGCTGTTGATAAATTTAAAGATGTTTTTTCTGAATTTGAAGATATAACGGATACTGTTGATATAGAATCAAAAAAGTGGAAAAAAAGCGAAGTTAAATCTTTAATGGAAAAACTCAATTCGATTTTTTCGGAGGCAATCAAACCATATATAAATTCTTCAGAGCAACCACTTCGAGTGAAAATGGTACCTAATTATAAAGGTGAAGACACAGATATTCCATCTAAAGGCTCGTTCGTTGAGCCCATGATTAAGAAAGAATCTGATTTAAAATTCGATGATTTTGAACTTAGATTAAAATCTAAAGCCGGTACTGTTAGTAAAAAGAATATGTCTGAAAACACAACACTTTAATTTATAATTAGATATGAATATATTTCAAAAATTTATAGAGAGTATGCCAATTTCCACACCTTTGGATTTTGGTCATAATGAAAACGTAGTGGTGGAATCTGTTGATTTTGGCGACCGAAAAAACAAAGGTATTAGGATTAGAGCTAACACTTTTATTCGACTTACTAAAGTAAATCCAGAAACGCGTAAAGCAATAGCTTCAACTGAAATTAATTTCTTTGACATTGATTCGACAAAAGATTTTGCTTTTGATAATATGATGTCTCAATTCACAGTTATTAGCGGATTAATTTCTGCTTTAGGAGGAGACGTAAATAAATATGATGAAGAAGTTGTGGGTATACTAGATTCTACTGAAGAAAGTGCTATTAAAAAGTTTCTAAAAAGTGCTGATAACGCTAAAAAAGTACAAAATGCTTTGGTAAATGGTTTTAAGTCACAGAATTTAACTTTTGGGTTAGATAGTAAACTGTTGAAGTGTAAAATGATAAATAACAGTAAAGGGTATATTATCACCGCTTCTACAATGGATTGGGTATTACCGATGGACTCTGAGAATAATTTACCTCCTATTTCAGCTTCTGAATTACGTATGAGAGAAAAAGGTTTAACTAGAGATCGTAAAGCTAAACCAGATTCAGTAGGTGAGGCTCCAAGAAATAATACTACGAATGAATCTCCTAAAGAAATAAAAGCTTCTGTAAATGCATTAGATTCAATTTAATAGTTTATATTGAGAATATTAATTCTCATGAATTTATTTAAATTATTTATAGAAAATAAATCTGCTATTGTTGATAAATTACTTTTAGAAGTAAACGATATAGATATTTACTGCGAATTAACTGGTGTTGAATTTGATATTGGTAAACCAGTTAATTCGCCTCTAAGGTCTGACGACGATGTACCTTCCTTTTCGTTATTTATACCAACTAAAAAGAAGAATACTAGACCGGAAGAGGTTTGGTATAGAGATTTTAGGGATGGTAGTGGGGATATTTTTTCATTTGTCAAACATTATGCTAGAATTCATTATGATATTGAATTAACTAGTATCAAAGAAATTATCTTTTTTATTGATAAACAACTTGAATTAGGTATTTTTGACAACAACAATGGTAATAAGTATATTAAAAAAAGAAAAATTAATTATAATAAACTAAAAGAGAGTAAAAACATATACTTTTCATCCAGAAATTACACACGTAGAGATTTACTCTGGTGGCTAAATTTTGGTATCGATGAATGTTTATTAAAAAAGTATGATGTTAGATCTGTTAAACATCTATTGGACGATGAATTTAATATTATTAAAACATTTTCAACATTTAAACTAGCTTATGTTTATGTTATTTATGATAAAGTTAAATTATATCAACCAGAAGCAAAGCCCACATTTAAATGGCGTAATACCTGTCCTTCGGAATATATACAAGGATGGCAGCAATTAGAGGGCTTTGATACACTAATAATAACCAAAAGTTTAAAAGATATTATGACTTTTAAATCCTTTATGAATGTTGATGTTATAGCGCCCCAGGGTGAATCTATGCATTTTACACCCAGTAAAATTAATTATATTAAAAATACATATAAAAATATTTATATTATTTATGATTACGATGAAGCTGGTAAAATTGCTAGTAATAATCTAGTTAAAGAATTTGGTTTTAAACAAAAGTGGGTGAGTAATAAAATTAATCCTCACACTAATAGACCAGATGATAAAGATATTAGTGACTATTGTAATAACCATGGGTTTAAAAGTACTTTATTTCATTTAAAGAATATGTTTACAGAACTTTCAGACGTTTATTTTAAAGAAACAAGAGTGGTTGAGTTAAACCAACTCTTATTAAAACTTTCAGCTTAATGGATAGAAAAAAAATTAAATCCTTAATTTTAAAGTATATTAAATTATACAACGGTGAAAATTTCTCGACGATTGCCAAAAAACTATTAGATGATCATAAAGATATTGGTTTATCTCATCGAACTATGCGAAGGTATATAGCTTTATATCATAAAGAAGTGCGTTTAGATAGTGATAATTCGTTAAGTAACGATATTAATAGTGATCCTATCGGTGATCCAGTATTATCTGACTATGAGGTAGAAAAATTATCTAATCAACCGACTTTAGAAGAATTAGAACAATATGATAAGGAAATGAACAAAGACGACGCTACGAATTTTAAAGGTATTGTATTTAAGTACAAAGATGTAGTATATCGTTATGAGTCATCTATTGTAGATCAGATTTGTTGTGCTTATACCAGAAAAGGATTAAATCTATCTGGACCTGTGGTACAACAGTTATTGGATATAGAACCCGGATTATTTTCTTCTATACTTAATTATGCAGGAATAACAAAAGAATCTAATCCTTATTCTAAAGCTACAGAAAACCTTAAATTGCCGGAAAATGAGTTATCTACTTATATACAATCAAATGTAGAAGTTATTCTGGATAAATTAGGTGAAAAAGAAGGGGGTGTAGTAACTAGTCATCTTAATAAATTATATACTAAAGAAATTGTAAAAAATAGGAATAAAGATTCCTACCTACAGTCTATTGTTGACAATTTAAAAATGTTACTTCCGACTAAAAAGTTTGATTCACTAAACAGTAATCCTATAGATATATCTGAATTTGTACACCTAGTGATACCAGATATGCATATAGGAATGGAACAGGATAATTATAATTCTAAAATCATTGAATCTAAATTAGGTATTGTTTTAGACTTTTTAAAAGATACAGATGCTCCTGTTATTGTACATTTCTTAGGGGATATAATTGAATCAGTATCTGGTTTAAATCATAAAGATAGTTGGAAAGGTTTAGAATCCGGTTATCATGGTGCAGACTCTATTATAAATCCATTTCAAATCTTATTTAGGTTTTTAAGTTCTATTAATAATTTATATGCTGTGAATATAGTTGGTGGTAATCATGACCGATTACAAGCAGATAAATCAATGGATAGAACTGATGAAGCTGGTAAATTAATAGCTTACATGCTAGATACTAGTCTTGAAGGTGTACCTGTTAAATTTGACTCCGATATGATTGTTGATAATAACGATCCTAATCTATGTATTATTTTATTACATGGAGACAATAAAGTAGATAATGAAGATGCACGTGCACTTTCTTGGAATTATGGAGATCCTAATAAATTTAATTATATTTGTACAGGGCATTATCATAGTAGATCTATAAAATCAAAAGATGATGGTTTAAAGTATAGAAAAGAAGTACTACCTTCATTTTGCCCTCTTGATAAGCGGTTTGGTAAAACAGTATCCACAGGAAGTTCACCTGGTATTAAATTCTTGGGATTTGATAATACATTTAAATCGATTATGAGTATGGATTTAAGTTTAAATTATGATTAAGCATCATAAACTATTTAAAGTAGACTCTGCTAATAAAGTAAGAGTCTACTTTATAGAACAAGAGGAAGAAAAATACAGGATGGTAACTGGTGTTGACCAGGGAAACTTAGTTAGTTCCAAATGGACTGTGTGCAAACCAAAGAATATTGGAAGATCTAATGAAACTACAAGTGTACAACAAGCAGATGCTGAAATTTTAGCAAAGTACACTAAAAAAGTTAATGAGGGTTATTTTACATCAAAAGAAGAAGCGTTAGAGAATATCGACGGTAAATTTTTTAAACCTATGTTAGCTGTTGAATGGGATAAAGTAAAAGATAAAGATAAAACTTTTCCTCTAATACTTGATCCAAAACTTGATGGTATGCGTATGACCAGTGTTTATGAAGAATGTATAAGTAGAAAAGGTAAAAATATCCCTACTGTACCTCATATAAAAAATTTTCTTAAAAAATTTTATAGAAAATATCCTACAATCAGATTGGACGGAGAAATCTATAACCATGAATTTAAAGAAGATTTTAATACTTTAATGAGTATTGCTAGAAAAACTAAACCATCGGTTGAAGATTTAAAGATTTCTGAAGAAAAGTTAGAGTACCATGTTTACGATATTCATGATTCAGCTAATCCTGATATGCCTGCTATAGAACGTAAAAGATGGTTAAACAATCATTTAGTCGAATGCGATTATATAAAATTAGTAGAATGGGAAGTTGTGACTACCAAGGACCAGTTCGAAGAATGCACTAAAAGACATTTACTTGATGGGTATGAAGGTAGTATTGCGCGGGTATATGATTCACCTTATGTAAATAAGAGAACAAAAACCTTAATGAAAATTAAACAATTTATAACAGAGGAATTTAAAATACATGATATAGTTGCAGGAAAAGGGAATAAATACGATATTGCCGGAACAGTATTCATCCAACATAATGATAAATTTGTAGGTTGTGGGATTAGAGGTTCTTGGAAGTATTGTAAATATCTTTTAGATAATGCTGAAGAGTTAATAGGTGAAAATGCTACTGTACGACATTTTGGTGAAACTCCAGATGGAAGTTTAAGATTTCCTGTATGTATTGATATTAAAAGACCTGATTAAACAATAAAATATGAAACCAGTAAATATTTTAGATATTTCTGATAAAGAAGTAAAAGATAAGTTATTAAGAATATTAAATAAAATAAATAGTACAGTTATTAGTACAATGGGTCCGAACGGAAATACAGCTGTGCTATTTGACGGTATTAATTCACCACATATAACTAAAGACGGAGTTAGTGTTTCTGAATTTTTAAATTTTAAAGATCCTTTTGAACAAGCTATTAATTTAATAGTAAAAGAGACAGCGCGTAAAACAGCTAAAACGGTGGGTGATGGTACTACTACTTCTATTTTATTAGCTATATCTCTTATTAAAAGTATATTTGCGGTATCGAAAAATCACACTTCTAGAATACAACATTTGAAGTCGGTTAAAAAAGATATTGACATTATTATTGATTTTATAAAGAGAAATACTATAAATGTTAATTCTAGAAATATAGTAGATGCTGTTGCTAATATATCTTCAAATGGTGATACAGAAGTTACAGATATTATAGCACACGCTATAGATAAAATTGGATTTGAGGGTATACTAGAAGTAGAAGAATCAGAATCCCATCAAACTACTGTACATATTACTGATGGTATGTCTATGTATACTAAAGCACATGTGTATAAAACAGAAGAGTTATATAAACCTCAAGTAGTTTTATGTTCAGATAAAATTTCTAATATATCTTCTATCAAATCTTTGTTAAAAATAGCTAATTCTGTTAAAACACAAAGAGACGGTAGTATTATTTTAATAGCAAAAGAATTTACTAAAGATATTGTAGATATAATATATCGTAATAACGCCATGAACTTAACCTCTTTGTTTTTAGTAGAAGCAGACGGTTTTGCCCATACTTTTTATGATATTATGGATGATATGTCTATAATATTAAATACAAAAGTACTTACTACCGATGTTAATTCTGCAAATTTATCTATAATGAATTTGCAAGAAGATCTAAGTGTTGTTGATAAAGCTATAATTTCTCCCAATCAGACTGTGTTATTAAAGGATAAGATGTTGGAAGATAATATGGATGCTTTAGAACGTAAAAAATTAATTTTATCTAAGATAGAAAAGATAAAATCTTCTGGTGATTCTAAAACGGGTGAATTATCTCAGTTAAAAAAGAGATTATCTAAATTCAATAAATCAGCTACGATACGTGTAGGTGGTTTTACAGAATCAGCTATGAAAGAACAAAAGGATAGGATAGATGATGCTGTACAAGCAGTTTCTTCTGCTATTAGAAGTGGTGTAGTACCCGGTGCGGGTTACATATTATATAAAGCATGGGTTGAGGAAAAATTAAAATTCTCTTCTTCTCACATGGAAACATTATGTAAATCTCCTATAAATGTACTAATAAAGGATACAGAATTAAATATAGATGATTTATTAAATTTATATAACGAAGGACTTGTAGTAGATCTTAGAACAGGCAAGCAAGGATTGCCATTAGAATTGGGTATTTTAGATCCGGTTGATGTTCAAATTAAAGCTTTACAACAAGCATTAGCCATCGCTACAACAATATTAAATTCTAAAAATTTTATAATAACAGAAGATGATGTATGGCACGATACGCTGGAAGAGTAGTTGTAAATAAAGTAGATGAAAACGGTGTAGCTATAAAGAATTTAAAATCTTGGATAAAAAATAATCCTGGTAAACGTTATTTTGATAGTAAACTGGAATGGGAAGTCTGGGAATATCTGAAGGATTCTGGTATCTCTTTTAAAACTCAAATTACATTAAAATTATTTGATTCAGTAAATACCGAAGAATTCCAGAAACCCAGACAAACTGCTAAAGCAAGAAAGGAAAAACGCAATAAAAGAGAAATTAAAAGTATTTCACAGCAAGAAATACACTATACTCCTGATTATTACTTACCTGAGTTTGATGTATACATAGAGATTAAAGGTTATGCTGATGAAGTTTTTAAACTACGATGGAAGTTGTTTAAGTTAAAAGGATATAAAGGATATATTGTTTATTCTTTAGAAGAGTTTAAATTACTTTATAAAGAATTAACAAGAAGGAAAATATTATCTCAAAATAAAATATGACATTTGTAGAAATAAGGTTTAAGAAAAATGAAGTGGTTATTTTGGCGTGGTCCAAAATTCAATTAAATTTAGATTTAGAAGAGTCTATAAAGTTTATTGAGCCACTGTTTGAATCATTATCAAATATAGATTTTATTTATATAAAAGATATTGATCAAAATCAAATACTTAAATTAGAAAAACTAGGTAATGCAATTGAAAAGAGTTTTATATTAAATTTAATAGAATTAGATGCTATTTTTTAAAATTTTACATTAATGATAACGAACTTAATTTTCTAAATTTTATAAATGAAAGTATTTGACGAAAAAATTGTAAAAGAAAATACCTTAAAATTCTTTAACAACGATGAGTTGGCGACAACTATCTGGTTAAAAAAATATATATTAAAAAATAATAAAGAAGAATTTGTAGAAAGTTCTCCTTTTGAACGATTTTATAAAATTGCAAAAGAAGTAGTTAGGATAGACTCTAAATACTCAGATTGTTCTTTGGATATAGATGATTTGACACAATCATTTATTAATAACCTGTTAATGCCGGGTGGTTCAATAATAACCGGTGTTGATAATCCATTTTCAGTAGTTTCTTTAGGTAATTGTTTTGTTACTTCTGGAAATAAAGAAGATAGTTACGGTTCTATTCTAAGAAATGATCAGGAAATTGTTCAAATAGCTAAGAGACGGGGTGGTATAGGATTAGATGTAAGTCATTTAGGTCCACACGGCAGACCCGTAAAAAATGCTGCTGGCACTTCTAGTGGAATTGTATCTTTTTGCGAGAGATTTTCTAATTCAACAAGAGAAGTTGGTCAGGAAGGTAGACGTGGAGCACTTATGCTGTCTTGTCATGTAAATCATATAGATATATTTCGTTTTGTATCTATGAAAGATGATGATGAATCTGTTACTGGAGCCAATGTATCTGTAAAAGTAACAGATGAATTCATGGAAGCTGTTTTACATGATGATATTCATCAACTAAGATTTCCTGTAGATGCTGTCTTAACCAATAAATATTCAGTACCTTTAGGTAAATTATATACAGATGAATCGGGTGTAATGAGAATGAATATTAAAGCTAGAGATCTTTTTAATAAGATATCAGAAGTTAATTGGAGAAGAGCAGAGCCCGGTATTTTATTCTGGGATAATATAATAAAAGAAAGCCCTGCTGATGCTTATCCAGAATTTAGATCAGAATCTACGAATCCATGCGGGGAAATACCATTAAGTTCCTACGATAGTTGTAGATTATTTTCTATACCACTAACTTCTTATGTTGAAAACCCTTTCACTAAAGAAGCAAAATTTAACATAGATAAGTTTATTATTTTTGTTAAAAAGTCTGTTAGAATAATGGATGCTATAGTTGATTTAGAAATTGAGAAAATCAATGCAATAATACAAAAAGTTAAAAATGACCCCGAATCAGATTTAACAAAATCTGTAGAGTTGAATTTATGGCAAAATATTCTTAAATCTACGGAAAGAGGTCGAAGGTTAGGTATATCTTTAATAGGTCATGGTGACATGTTAGCTATGCTTAACTTAAAATATGGTAGTGAGGAAGCAATATCTTTTGTAGATAAAATTCATAAACTTCACGCTAAAACCAGTTACCAAGAATCTATAAAATTAGCTGAAGCTAGAGGATCATTTCCAGCATTTGATTCTAAAGTTGATGGTTCCGATTTTACTGATAGGATAAATGTAACAGGAATTCCAAGAAGACATATAGCAATACTAACGATTCCTCCGTCTGGTACTATTTCTATATTACTTAATAATCAAAGCTCTGGGATTGAACCTGTTTTTGCGTTATGGTACGAAAGAAGTAGAAAAGTTGCGGATGACGAAGAGTTTGATTTAGTGGATAAACTAGGTGATAAATGGAAAAAATACTTTGTTTTTCATAATAATTTTATAAAATGGGCAAGGATAAAAGGTATATCTTTAGACGAGTTGTCTGAAAACAAAGAGTCATGTGCCAAAATATCACCATATAATGGTAGTACATCTCATGAAATTAATATATTAGATAAAGTTAAGATGCAAGGAGTTATTCAAAAAAGCATCGACCATTCAATTTCTATGACAGTAAATTTACCTAAATCAGCTTCTATAGAAGATATACAAAATATTTATATGGAAGCTTGGCGCAGTGGTTGTAAAGGGTCTACTGTGTATAGGGAAGGTTCCAGGACAGGTGTATTAAACACAACATCAAACACCGAAATAACATTTCCGCAATATGACGCACCTAAAAGACCTAGAGAACTACCTTGCGATATCTTTCATCCTACTATAAAAGGACAAAAATATATTGTAATGGTAGGTATTCTGGAAGAAAAGCCTTATGAAGTTTTTGCTTTAAAGGTTAGAGGTAAATTTAATATACCGGATTCTATAAATACAGGAATTATTAAAAAACAAAAATCAAAACATTGGGTATTATTATCTGACGATAATGAAGTTTTAATTGATAATATAATAGAAGAATTCGAGATTCCTGAATATGGTACTGTTACTTTGTTAGCATCTTTATCGTTGCGCACAGGTGCTAAAATAGATCATGTTGTAAAAGTATTAAACAATAACGACGGTATTATTACTGATTATGCTAAAGTTATTGCTAGACAATTGAAGAAGTATACTACAATTGACGAAGGTCGTGTATGTCCTTCTTGTGGTCAAGTTATGGTGGTTGAGGGCGGGTGTGCTCAATGTAAAAACCCGGAGTGTGGTTATGGTCAGTGTGGTTAATATAAAAAACATATAAATGAAAATAGTTAATTCTTCTTACGAAATTTTATCAGATATTGATTCTGAAAAAATAATTAAAAATATCGAATCCATCGGACGTACTTGCTATAAAAGCGAAGATAAGATTACGGATGATTCTGCTAGAAAATTTGTGCGTATGATTGTGAATAACGGCCATTTGAGTGTTATTGAACACGAAACAATTACTGTACGATTTATATTTGATCGTGGAATTTCCCATGAAATGGTAAGACATCGTCTCGCATCGTTTAGTCAAGAAAGTACAAGGTACTGTAATTATTCTAACGATAAGTATGATAATCAAATTACTGTTATTGGATTATCACAGTATTTGAAGAACGAGAATAGTTTAAAAGTATGGTTGAATGCGATGAAAAATGCCGAAGATGCATACTTTAAACTTATAGAATTTGGAGAAACACCCCAAATTGCAAGAAGTGTATTACCGAATTCGTTAAAGACAGAGATAGTGGTTTCAGCTAACTTACGAGAGTGGCGTTTAATATTAACACAAAGAACAGCTAATGCTGCACACCCGCAAATTAGAGAAGTAATGGTTCCTTTATTAAAAGAATTGAAGGAAAAATTACCAGAGATTTTTCTTGATATATAAAGTTTGGTGTGGTTTCTATTTAAAAGAAGTTTAACTATTTTATAATTATATATTACTTACATGGGAACTAAAAGAACACAAAAAATACCGCCTAAAAGATTACCTTCTTTGGATATCATTTTAAATAAGGAACAAGAGGTAGGTTATGACAAAATTCGTAACTCTACTTTAACTTATATTGATGGTAAAGCTGGTAGTGGTAAAACTCTTTTGGCTTTATACGCAGCGTTAAATTCTTTACACGGTTGTGAGATAGATACTATATTTATAACACGTCCTTATGTAACCACTGAAGAGTGGGGATTTTTGCCTGGAGATATAAAAGAAAAAATGGATCCGATACTGTTGCCTATTTATGATAATCTATTAAAGATATATCCTGATAGACATCAAAATAAAGGTGTTTCTAAAATATCTCAGTATATAGATGATGGAGATATCGAAATAGCACCTATTGGTTTTATGCGTGGTAGAACTTTTTGTAATTCTTACGTTATACTTGATGAAGCACAAAATATAACAATAGAACAATTAAAAATGGCAGTCACTAGAATAGGTAAGGGTACAAAAATGATTATTTGTGGAGATTTAAACCAGTGTGATTTAAAAAGAATAGAGGACTCTGGTATTTTACTTTTAAACAAAGTTATAGAAAGAAATAATGTAAATTCTATAAGTTCTATATTTCTAAAAGAAAATCACAGAGATCCTATTGTAAAAGAACTTCTTGATGAATTTGATTCCATAAGTCTGTAAAGACTGGTTAGGCCCTGGAGTTATTTCAGGGCCTTTTTTAAAATTTATTTAATAAAATTATGAAACTATTTGAAATTGTAAAAGATAGAGTTAGTCTAGAAGAAGATTTAACAGAATTACATGATAAATATACTTCAGAATCTAATAAGTTAATATCTAAAATAAACGAACTTCGAAGATTAGAATCTTTAAATAAAGTTGGTTTAGATACTGATAGAATACAAAAAGCTGAAACTTTAATAAAAGTTTATGGAGATATTTATACTATTTCTGAACCCCCTAAATCTATAGCAGAGTTAGCTATAGAGGATATTGCCTATGATTGTAAACATTTATGTAAAGAATTTTATGGTAATAAAAGATATGAATCTTTTTATCAAAGATCCGACCATCAATATGGATTTGGACCTAAACACGGTTCTATTGTAGATTATATCGGTTTACGTAAGCCAAATATAAATTTATCAGACGAAGATAAAAATAATTGTATCTATTATTTACAAAATTATAATTTAATAAGAGAACAAAACTCATGGCAATTTATAAATATGTAGGCACAGGAGAAATTAAAAAACTAGACAAGGATAACGAAAAAACAGGAGCTTTTCTACAAATTGATATCCAAGATATATTAGAAGCAATAGAAGAATCTCTAGATCAAGATGAGATGAAGTTAAATATAATTGTACTGCCTAATAAAGCAAATGATTCTTATAATGTTAAAGTCAAAATTGGGTAATGGAACATTTATTTGATAAATCTTGGTTAGATTTTTTAGGAGAAGATAAGTTATTAAAGTTATTACTTGAAGTTAATAAAGAACTAAAAGAACAACGTCAGATAGAAAATATACTTCCATTAGCTGGTAGTGAATATATGTTTAAAGCATTTCGTCTAACTAAATGTGATGAAGTACGTGTGGTAGTTTTGGGTATGGATCCTTATCACGACGGTTCTTTTAATGGCGTTGCTTTTGGTAACGGTAAAGAAAATGAGAAGATTAAACATGTATCGCCTTCGCTAAGAAATATATTAAAAGAAGTAGAAAGATCTTACGGATCTTCTGATATTGATACTAGTTTATATTCTTGGGCCCGACAAGGTGTATTATTAATTAATACAGCACATACAGTTATTAGAGGTATTCCAGGTAGCCACCTTGATTTATGGATGGATTTTACTAATTTTATTATTAGTAATTTAAATCGTAAAGATGATATTGTATGGCTGTTGTGGGGAAGTAAAGCTCAGAACTATGAGAAATTAATAACTAATGAATCACATCATATTTTAAAAGCAGGACATCCGTCTCCATTAAATAGAGTTAATCCTTTTGTGGAGTCAGATATATTTTTAAAGTGTGATAAAGTAATTAAAGGTGATCCCATAACATGGAGCCTTCCTTTTTAAATTAAAAATAACAAATTAAATGAAAAATATTAAAACATTTACATATACAGAAAACGATCAAAAAATCAAAATTTCGTTCGACGATAGTGTTTATATCAATGCTACAGAAGCTTCTAAATTATGGGGAAAGAGTCGTCAAATTCTATCAAATTTTATCAATGATCATGTTAAACCATACGCTAAAAAATTAATAAATGCGGGGATAATACCAAGTCAAGAAAATCTTGACTTGGCTGATTTAGTGATAGTTAGAAAAGGTGGTAATGATGCGACAAAGAAAGGGACATGGCTTCACCCGAAATTAGCTGTTATGTTTGCTCGTTGGTTAAGTATAGATTTTGAAATATGGTGTGATCAAAAAATAAATGAGTTATTATATTCTGGTAAAACAGAAGCTACTGCTAAAGAACGTTCTGGTTGGTTAGATAAGTTACCACATTTATTCAAATCTATGGATTATTACAAACATTGGGGGCCTAAATTTAAGAATGTTGTAATCGAGATTAATAAGGAATCAGATAAAATTCAAACACACAAAGATTTTGTAAAACAGTGCGCTTCTAAATATAAGGGCGATTCTGTTAAGATCTATAATCGAATGATTCAATACTACAACGACCTTTTTGAGGAAGGTGTTATAGAAAGAAGGTTATGGGAAGATATAACCAATTATATGTTTATACGTATCAGACAAATTTTATCAGGTCGTTTAACAAAAGAACATAAAAAAAGTGAAAGATTGTTAGAATCGACCAAGAAGATAAAAGAAAACTTAGGTAAAATACTTGAGCCTGAAAAATATCCCCCTATACCAGTAGATTCAATCGTCCTTAATACTTCTGAGGATTTAAATGCATTAGACAGAACAATAAAAAATATAGACGGTGCTACACTTCTATATAAAGGGTTTTTACAGTATAAAGGTAGAAATGTAAGTGATAATGGTAAAAATCTTCCTGAGTTTGTAAGTCCTTTAAATGGTTCGGCACAATACAACATCGCAGGCTGGTCAAATACTAACTATACTTCAATATTATTTAAAGCATCGTTATATAAAAAAAGTATCACATTTAATTGTAGTGAAAATAATGGTTTATTTGTAGGTACTATGGTAGGTTCTATAGGAATTAGATACTTTCTTATAATGAATCCTGATACTTTAGCTACTATCGTATATAAACATACTTTAACAAAAGAAAATATTTTATGAGTGAAGACAATTTTAAATCTATAAAACCTATTAAAAAAGAATTAAGACCTATCTTAGAGGAGTTTCTAGCTTTTGAAGAGTATCAAACTATATTTAAGTCTTTTGCCGAGCATATGGGTTATAAAGGCAATGATACAGATAGGATAAAACAATTAATGTTTACTGCTAATTCTGATGGGGATATTGGTTTTAATGTCCTAGGACTAAACGATTTATTTTTAGAATTTCAACTAATCAAACAGTTAAGAGATAAAGATCCTTATAAAACATTATTGGAAGAGAGTCCGAAATCTATAACTAAAATACGGGAATTGGTTAAAAAAATATTAAAAGGAAAAGACATAACAGAACAAGATTTATTAAAAATATTTAATTATGGTGAGAAGAAAAAGACAGACTAAAGAAGATTCAGTGCCGAATGAAGTTATTGTACAAGAAAAAGAGAAGGATACAATTACCGAGGTTCCTTTCGAGCTCGATATAGACTTTATCAATAGTTCTAGATACCCAGATCCAGAAAAGAAAACTAAATTATCTTCTGGATTTGATTTATATTGTAATGAAGAAGCTGCTATTACACTTACAATGGGTGGTGGCAAAGTTATATCTACAGGTATTTATGTTGCTATACCAGAGGGTTATGAGATTCAAATCAGACCGCGAAGTGGTTTAGCTGCTAAACATGGAATTACCGTATTAAATAGTCCGGGTACTATTGATGCCGATTACAGGGGAGAGATTAAAGTAATATTAACTACTTTATATAACACACCTGTTCGAATTAATCCTGGGGATAGAATCGCACAAGCAGTAGTAGTTCCTGTAGCTAAAGATGTTAATCTTAGAAAAGTTGAAAAACTATCGAACACATCACGAGGTGAAGGTGGTTTTGGTCATACTGGTATAGAATAATGGCACAGTTTATTGGTTCTCTACAGGGTAGTGGTCAAAGAATTACACGCTGTGGTCATAGAACTCGCGGTTTAGAATCTTCTGTTAAAAGTTATAGCACCAAAATTACCACACGTTGTGTGTTTGAAGACGGTGTAAATAAATTTAGAATTTATATAAATGATAAAGTAAGAAGTTCTAGTGGGGAAGGTGATTTATTTAAAGAAATTATTGAATATGATTAATGTTGTAAATAAATATAAACATCAAGCTTCAGAAAATGATATTTATATTGGAAGGGGTTCCGTTCTTGGGAACCCTTTCTCACATTTAAAAAGTTCTAAAGCAAGTGTGGTCGTGAATTCAAGGGAAGAAGCTATAGAAAGATATAAGAGTTGGTTATATAAATTAAAGACAGGTCTGTGATAGAAGAGTTGTATAAGATTAAACTTATGTCCACAAATAGCGACGTAAATCTGGTTTGTTTTTGTAAGCCTAAACTATGTCATGGAGATATAATTAAAGAATTTGTAATTAATTTTAAATAAATGAAATTTAATACGATAAAAGATCTACTTAGTTTTATAAAAATGGCTCTATATATGACGGAGAAAAAAGCTGCTAAGAAGATATTAAAATGGAAAAAGAATGGAGAATTATTGGGGGATAGTAAAATTGGATATACTATTTCTATAAAAAATACCAAGCCTTCTGATAAATTATTTATTCAAACATTAGAAGAAAAATATAAAGTATGGATCAGTACAAAGGGAAAACCTACGCAATAGGTGACATTCATGGTTCTAATAAAGCATTATTACAATGCATAGAACGTTCAGATATAGATAAAGAAAAAGATACCTTAATTGTTTTAGGAGATGTTGTTGACGGATGGTTTAGCTGCTTTAAAATCTTATAATAATGACAATGAATTAGTAAAACGACATTATAAAGAGTACTTTTAAAACTACAGTATATCACATTGATAATTCAAATAGATTGTTTGTTCATGGTGGTATTGATTGGAAAACTCCTATAGAAGAACAATACGCAGAAGATATGATGTGGGATAGACATATGGTTTCTACCGCTATACAGTGGGAAAATTATAATTTATTACACCCCACGGACAAAAAACTTTATTTTAGAAATTATAAAGAAATTTATGTGGGTCATAGTTCTACATAAATACATTTTGGCTGGAACTATAAACCTTCGTTAAATCCGATTATGCCTTGTAACCTAATAGATTTAGATACAGGAGCTGGTTGGAATGGAAAACTAATAATAATGGATATTAATTCTAAACAATACTGGCAAAGTGATTCAGTTTTAGATTTGTATCCTGACCAAATAAACGCAAGAAAATGATAATAGTAATAGACTTTGATGGCACAATCGTGTCGGGGGATAACTATCCCAACATAACTTTTTCGAAATTATTATGTAGAGAAGTAATACAATCTTGGTATGATGATGGTAATGAAATAATAATCAATAGTTGTAGAACTGGTAGATACGAAGGTATGGCGGTAGATTTTTTGGTAGAAAATAATATACCATTTCATTATTTTAATTGTAATTTACCTGTTCAAATACAACATTTTAAAATGGATTGTAGAAAAATATCGGGAGATGTTTATATTGACGATAAAAACCTTGGTGGTATCCCTGATAACTGGATTGATATTGATATTATGGTTAGAAAACATCCTAAGTATGTTAACAAGAAAAGAGATAGCTCATGTAAAGTGGCGTATATACTTACTTAAGAAATTTAGAAAGAGTATTAGTATTTTATACAAACACGATAAATTTTTAATAAATAAAATTAATAATATTTTAAAATGAAACCTGCGGAAAAATATTTAAAAGAATTATTTAAGGAACCACTCCAATTAGAAGATGAAAATTCTATCGATTATGATTTTTTACAATTAATCAAACAAGCTCAGATAGATGCTATTGAAGAAACTTGTAGAGTTTGTGCTGATAGAGCAGATATAACAGATAATGGAAGATTCCCTATAATTGATAAACAATCAATCTTATTAATTGCAGATAAACTTAAAAAAGAATTAAATGAAAACACTTAATTATAAATATGCAAACGGTATTACAGGAATTGATGTGATAACTGTTTATGATGATAATAGTATATTATGTGAATTAGATGTATTTGCAGATAGTCCTTATAATCCACCAGAAGAAATACAAAATTGGTTAGATAATAATGGATATGAAGATGAAGAATTTGAATTTAGTGAAATTAAATAATGAAACAAATAAAGACTAAATCTGGAAATATTTTAGTAATAGAAGTTCCTGAAGATATTAAAGACTATGAAAAGTTAGAATGGTATAAGAGATATGTTGATTTTGTAATGCATCCTATTAAGGATTATGGTATTTTTAAAGATAATAATCCATACAACAGTCTTATCTTAGGAAAACTTTCAGAAATTACTGAGGATGATTGTAAAGAATTTGTTGAAAAAGCTAATGATGAATTACTTGATATAAATGATAATCATTGGGAAGATTATACAAAAACTTATTGGGAAGATGACTTGCCGACAGCCAAACAATCTTTCATTTCTCTTCTACAATCAGAAGGTATTAATACAAGTAATGAAGAAGAATTATTAATAATTAAAACGATATGAAGGTTAAAGATTTTTTATCTGAAAAACAATTGCAATGTTTAAAAGCTGTACAGAAGATTAATAATGAAATGTACAACAAAGAAGGTTGGAGGAGTCATGATACATTATTAAACATAACAATATGTTCTTGGTATTTTGCTGTAAGTATAAATATTAATAAGGCTAATACTGAGATTCAATTATTTAATTCTGAACAAGACGACAGAATATATTATGAACTTTCTGATAAATATGAAGAATTTTATTCTTATTTAAAAAGAAAATATAGAGAAGCTAAAGAAATAGTGAATGATATAAAATTATGAAACTAATACCACAAAATGAAATAGAGGAAGCTGCTAAAAAGTATGCCAAACAGTTTCATACAAGTAATAATATTGAATTTAAAGCTAATATAGGTATAATTAAGCAAATTATAGAAATTACACTTCAAAAATTAGAAAATGCTTTTAAAGATATAATTGTAGAAAATCAAGGTTTAAAATTAAACCAAGATAAAGCTATAGAATTTGCTGATTGGATTGATAAATGTGATTATATAAAAGAAGATGATAAATGGTTCTACTGGGATGGTATGAAAAAATATAATACAAAATACACAACAAAAGAATTATTTAATGAATTTTTGAACCAACCTAAAATTAAATAATATGACATCTAAAAAGTATAAAATATTAAAAGATTTCCCTGGAAATGGAGATAAAGTGGGTAGTTATGTTACTTATCATCCAAGAACTTTCCCAGAATATTTTGGAGATTCTGGTCAAAGGTATTGCGCTAAATATGTAGAAAATTACCCTGAGTTCTTCGAAGAGTTTGTAAATTATGAAATATTAGAACTAAAAAATATTTGTAATAATATATATTGGTATAAAACTATACAAGGTACATGGTCTTGTTTTCCACATGTTATTACACCTGAATATAAAAACTGGGAAAGAAGACGGGACAAAGTGTGGAATGATTCGGTATCAAAAACCGGTTTAGGTAAAAATTTAGATTTCTATCTTTCTAGAGAATATTTTATAATATCTAGAATTAAAAGACTTAGTGATGGACAAGTATTTTCAATCGGAGATACGGTAAAAGATAGATCGGGTTGTATTTGTACTATAAATGAGATATGGTTAAATCCCAATTGTAATACACAAATATTATTTAATCATTTAAATGAGAATATTTATATTGATGACGTAGTTAAACCTCTATTTACTAGTGAAGATGGGGTTAATATTTATCCGGGTGATAGTTATTGGTTAGTTAGAAAAGATTTTTCACTTATTGAGGTTACCGCAGATATATGTTATGAAAATCCAGAACCTTTAAAAACTTTTTCTACAAAAACATCTGCCAAAAACTATATTAAAGAAAATAAACCTATGTATTCTTATAAAGATGTAAAATCTATTGTAGAAGAATTAGTTAATAAATTAATAACATCACCATGATGAGTAAAATAGTTTGTATATATCATTCAATCGACCTCGATGGTTGGATGTCAGCAGCAATAGTTAAATATTGGTTTAATCAACAAGAAATCCCAAATAAAAAAGAAAAACCAATTAATACTATTGAGTTTATAGGTTACAACTATGGACAACCTATACCAGATCTATCAGAATACGATAAAGTAATAATGTGTGATATTAGTTTTCCTAAAGAAGAGATGTCTAAACTTTGGCATAATCTTGATAAAGAATTGATATGGATTGATCACCATATTTCTGCAATAAAAGATAATAACGATTTAGTATATAAAGGTTTAAGAGACACTAATTTTGCAGCTTGTGAACTAACTTGGAAATACTTCTTTCCTAACGAAATTATGCCTGAAATAGTTAGATTACTTGGAATGTATGATAGCTTTCGTCATAAAAATACAGATGAAGAACAAAAAGTATTAGAATTTCAATATGGTGCAATGCAGTGCATTAGTAGCTATGAAGAAGCTTATGAACATTTACTATATTTTATTTCCGATAAAAAACATGGAGAAAGTGATACTTTAAATGAAATATTTTCTAAAGGCAAATCTATTTATCAATATCTCTGCACGGAAGCCAAACAAGTTTATAAGAATGGATTTGAAGTTCAATTTAATATTGATTTAGGACATACATGTTTAGATACCTTAAAATTCATCTGCATTAATAAAGAAAGATTTAATCCTGCTAATTTTGATATTGATTATCATAAAGATGGATATGATGGGTGTGCTTGTTTTCATTATGATGGAGTAAATTGGAAGTTTAGCCTTTATAACGATAATGGAGAAGTTGATTGTTCTGTTATTGCTAAACAATATGAGGGTGGTGGACATAAGGGTGCTGCTGGATTTGTACTAAACAATAAGCAGTTCTTAGAATTAATAAATAATTAAATACTATGAATGATATTACATTATTATTAAATAATGAATTTATATTACTTTATCGGCGAGAGATATTAGAATTTCCTAATTATATTGAAGATAATATTAAGACTTTGGATCGCTTTATGTATGGTAAAGATAATTTAATAAAGGTTATAAATATCGAAAAAGATATTATTGTTTTTGGTAAACCTTATTATGATAAGAACGATAACATAGAGTTAGAGAATAAAGCAGAATTATTTTTAAAAGAAAAATTAGATCAAATAACGTTTAGATTCAATCTAAAAATAGGTACTTTGGAAAATATTAAATTTCCTATAAACAGTGTTTATATATCTTGGGCCATACCAGATTTACCAGAAAAATTTAACATACTTTATCAGGATTTTAAACGATGGAATAAGAAGACGCGAGATGAATTTATAAAAGAATTACAAAATACTTTATGACAAATATTTTAATAATAATATCGAGTTTGGTGTTTTATTCTTATGTAATATTCATATGGAATAAATATGGTGCACAAAAATCTATATCGCAGAGTTTTTATTGTTTACAGAGTAAATATAGATGGTTATTTACTTTGTTTGTTTTTAGTTTTACTGTACCTTTAATATTTTTGACAGACGATAAAGTACTCATGCCCGTGGCTATCTGGTTAGTAGCCCTAGTTGGCGCAGCTTCTAATTTTACAGGATCTATAATAACAAAATATATACATATGATTGGAGCAATTGGTGGTATACTACTAGCCAATATATCACTAATACTAGAATTTGATGCTTTAAATTTAGTGTTGGTAAATAATCTTATTATAGTAATATCCTGCAGTAATATTCCTCGAAAAAATTTAATTTGGGGAATAGAAATACTACAATTTACACATATATTAATAATATTATGGCTTTAGATATAATAAAACAATTAGAAAAATTATACCCTAACGATCAAGAATTTGGTACAGAAGTTAGGGAATTACTAAAACATGCGAATACTTGTTGTGATAAATTTGAAAACCATGTTAAGGGTACAGTAGCAAATAGAGATGCTGTATTATGTAAAGAATGTGGTAAATTTATAACTTTTATTTGATATGGAAGGTTTAAAGTTTACCACTTTTATTGAGGCACATAGTGGTTTAAGAGGTAAATCTCGTTATAGTATATTTAATGATATAAAGCCGGGTCAGGTTTTGGAAATAACCACTAGATCAGAGAGACGCTATAAATCGTATGTACAAGGATATGAAGTCAAACATCCCGCTGGGGACATTCAAGATATAAAATGTTTAGTAGGAGGTGGAGAGTTAAATCAGTTATTAAATAAATTTGATTGGACATATGTCTATAGATGAATTATTAAAATCCGATAACATAATTTTTTACTCTGTAGTTGGGAGTAGGTTGTATGGGTTAGAATTACCTACTTCCGATACAGATGTAAAAGGTGTATTTAATCTACCTATTAGCGATTATTTAAAACTAAATGCTCCAATTCAAATAGATGACGAGAAAAATGATATTGTTTATTATGAAGTAAGAAGATTTTTACAATTAGCACAGTCAGCAAATCCAAATATCCTAGAATTATTGTATGTTCCAGAAGATAAAATTATAACAAAAACCAGAAAGTATGATTTGATACTAAATGAGAAAGATAAATTTCTTACTAAAAATATACGTTATAGTTTGGGTGGGTATGCTATGGGGCAGATTAAGAAAGCACGAGGATTAAATAAAAAGGTGTTGAATCCCGTAAGTAAAGAGAAAAAAGATATATTAGATTTTTGTTATATATTTACTGCATTAGGAACAACTTCGTTAAAAGATTGGTTTAAAATACAACGGGGACCTGCTGTTCGCCAAGAAAATTATGGGTTATCTAAAGCAAACAATGTTCATAACATTTATTATCTATATTTTAATAATAATAAATATAACTATAAGGGTTTAGTCGGAGAACATTCAAATGAATTAAGATTATCTTCTATACCTAAGGAAGCTATAGCAAATTATAATCTAATATATTGTAACCATGAAGGATATTCTTCTTACTGTAAAGAATATAAAGAATATTGGGAATGGGTCGAAAAAAGAAATCCTGTAAGATATGATGCTAATCAGAAACACGGAAAAGGTTACGATGGTAAAAATCTAATGCATTGTTTTAGATTATTAGAGATGGGTATTGAGGCATGTAAAGAGGGTAAATTAATATTAAAAAGACCTAATAGAGATTGGTTATTAAAAGTACGTAAAGGAGATTTTGACTATGATTATTTAATAGATTTAGCAGAAGAAAAAAATTAAAGAGTTTGACGAAGTTATAGATAAAACAACTTTACCTACTAAAGTTTCTAATAATTTAGTAAATGATCTTATTATTAAAATTAAACTAGATACAAAATAAATAAAAATTTATATAATTATGAATAATCAAGCAGCGGTGGTAAAATTAGCTAAAATAGAAAACCATCCTAACGCAGATAAATTATTACTTGCTAAAATATTTGGTACGCAAGTTGTTGTTGGTAAAGAAACTAGAAAGGGTGATATTATGATATATGTTGATTCTAATATGAGAATATTACCTGATTTCTTACATAATAATAATTTGTATAGACATAGTGAACTAAACAAAGATAACTCTAAATCGGGTTTTTTTGAAGACGACGGTCGCGTGAAGTGTATAAAATTACGCGGTGAGATTAGTGACGGATTTCTGTTTCCTGTTAGTTATTTAAAATATTTGAAAGAGGATATTTCTTTAGAGATAGGAACAGAACTCGACAGTATAAATGGTGTTAAATTTTGTGAAAAATATATTCCACCAACCAGAAATTACTCTTCTTCTTCAAACAATAAATCTAAAAAGTCTAAGAAAAAATTAGAAGTACCTATGTTTAAGGAACATTTTTCTACTGAACATTTCATGCGTAATAAACATAAAATACCTGCCGGTACTGTTTGTTATATTGAAGAAAAAATTCACGGTACTTCTCATAGATCCGGTAGAGTTATTTATGTAACAGAAAATCCCATAAGAAAGATTAAAAGGTTTGTTTGGAATTTATTCTCTACCAAAAAAGAAGGTAGGTTAACGGGTAGTAGTTCTGTGTCTTCATGGGAATATATAAATGGAACTAGACGTGTTATTCATTCTCCAGAAAAAAGGGTTAATCCTTATCATGAAAACACAATGAGGGAAGAGGTTCTTGATAAAGTTAAAGGTTTACTCTTTAAAGGTGAACAACTATATTTAGAACTATTTGGTTACGAAAAAACAGGTTCGCATATTCAAAAAGGATTTCCTTATGGATGTGAGGCCGGTAATTATCGTTCTCTGCTTTATAGGATAACCATGAATAATGAAGATGGTAAAACTGTTGATTATAATAGAGAGTATGTTTACAATAGGGCTGAAGAGCTAGGATTTGAGAAACCTCATTTATTTGAGAAATTCTATTATTTAGGAACCGATAGATCTTTGGAAATTCTAGAAGAAAAGGTTATTGCTTACGCTCAAGGACAGTCCGAAATGGCAAAAGACACTCTTAAAGAAGGTGTTGTGGTTTGGTTTATTGATAGACACGGTAAGTGGGTAGCTTTAAAATATAAATCCGATGCTTTTAGACTCGGTGAATCTAAACTAAGAGATGAAGGAGTGGTTGATCAAGAAGATTTAAATTAATATAAACATGCAGAAAGTTATAATATTGCAAGGACCTCCGGCTTCAGGTAAAAGTACCTGGGCCAGGTCTTTTGTTAAAAATAAATCCGATAGATGGATTATTGTGAATAGAGATTCAATAAGATCTATGTTAGGGGATTATTGGGTGCCTGGTAGGGAAGTTTTAGTAACGGAAATAGAACATAGTACTTTAACAACAGCATTAGACCACGGTTATAATGTTATTGTAGATGCTACAAACTTAAATAATAAAACATTAAAAAAGTTACGCAGATTAAGTACTGGTTGTGACATTACAATTAAAAAGTTTGAAACACCCATAATTTTATCTGTTCTTAGAGATATAAAACGAGGTTTACTAGGTGGTCGATGTGTGGGGTTTAAAGTGATAAGGTCATTTTATAAAAGATATAATTTATAATGCTTAAATTTAAATCTAAAGAACGTAAAATATTTTTTGCTGCAGATTTTCACTATAACCATAAAAATATTTGTAGAGGAGTTTCCGAGTGGGAAAATAAGGAAGGATGTCGTGACTTTGATTCTCTGGAATTAATGAATGAGTGTATTATAGAGTCTATAAATAATACTGTGTCACAAGAGGATGTGTTAATTTTTGTGGGTGACTGGTCTTTTGGAGGTAAAGAAAGTATATTTGATTTTAGACAGAGAATTTTGTGTAAAGAAATTTACTTTATTGCTGGTAACCATGACGACCACATTATAAATGATGTAACACTACCGAATTGTTATTGGACAATAGATGACATGTTACGTAAACCACAAGAAGGTGAATCGGGAAATACACCTGCTACAGCTTTATTCTCCGAAGTCCATGAGTATTTAAAAATAATTGTAGATAAACAAGAAATAATTTTGTCTCATTTTCCTATGGTATCTTGGGACCACTCTTACAAAGGCTCTTGGATGATTCATGGGCATTGTCATGGTACATTAAACAATAAGTTAAATATACAGTGGGTAGGGTCAAACCACTGGTATACTAACGGTAAGATATTTGATGTTGGAATTGATAATCTATACAAATACTATGGTTCTTATTCTCCAATTGAATATCAACAATTAAGAGTTATCATGGACCAACAAAAAATAATTTCCATAGATCATCATGATAATAAAACCAGAGGGTAAAAATTTATTATTTCTTAGTTTCCTTTCTAGTAAAAATTTACTATAATATTGTTACTAGGAAATAATGTAAAATGTTTTATATGAATACTATTAATGTAGAGGTAGAAAAAAAAGAACAAGCAGAGTTTGATAAAGTTTTTAAATTTCAGGAAAAGATAAAAAAAGAATTTAATTTTCTTACAACGTGCGATAAAAAAGAATTTCAGTATAATTTTGTAAAGGCACAAGCTAAGGAAATCTGTAATTACTTGTATCGGCTACACTTTACGCCGTTTAAGTCTTGGGAATCTATTATAAAAAATATCTTGGAAGAAGAATCCACTGATTTTTTATATCAAAACTATATAACTAAAAACGAACATGGTCAATATATTCCGGATGAAGATAGATTAAAACAATTAATTCTTACAGAGCCTGATCCGGAAGAATTTCCCGAAAATCGTGTTTAAATACTATTGACTCGTTGTATATTACGTTAATATACCGGTAGAATATCGTTAGTTCGGCTTTTTACAGTGTGTTGAAGCTAAAACACCTGATAGTGCTACACACTTTAATGTACCGTTTAATCTATGCAAACGGTTACCGTGCATAGTTCGTTAGCTTAACGATACTAAGTAGTTTTGGTTAATCTTTAAAACCAACTGTTTTAGGAGAGTGAGGTTTTCAGTTTAAACCCAACCGTAGGCAACTGTCTGGGAGATGTTATGTAAACAGTTGTAGTTTTGTACCAAACTTTAGGTTAGTCACCAGGTACATTTAACCTCTTAGCTCAGTTGTGTTAGAGAGCCGCCCTTTTAAGGCGGGGATCCTGGGTTCAAGTCCCAGAGGGGTTACACAAGCTCTAAGGTACCAGAGATCGAAGACACATATAACCCTCTCCCCAGTGTAAATATGGGTGATACGGTAATGTCCAAATCGTAGGTTGGCGCAGTTTAGTGGTTCTGGGGTATTTTAAAAACCACTTTTTATACTACTCAGTATAAAAAAAAATGAAAAATCTATTTGTTATTATTACATTATTATTATGGTCTTTAAATATTAATAGTATGGTAGTGGTTGTTAAAGATAAGTTAACAAACAAACCTATACCGTTAGCTTTTGTTTATAAACATAATTCTACCGAGGTAACTTATACAGATGAGTCTGGTGTGGCAGAAATTAATACTAACCATCCAATAATCTCTTACTATGGTTATTCTATATGTAATAAACATATTAATAATGATACTTTAGTGGTCGAAATGATAAAAACACAATTACCTTAATACCCTATCGCGTTCATGGTGAAGCAACAAGCGTGCGGTGTAGTACTTAGAATCCTTATACTACGTGTCTTTCAGAACAAGACGTAAAACAATTCGAAACCATAAAGTTGTCATGTAGAAGAGGTGTGGATGACTTCTACACTGGGGTAGCGCCGGAGTTGGAGAGCCGGGTCAGACTGTAAATCTGATGTCGTAAGACTGAGTAGGTTCGAATCCTACATACCCCACTAGTGTAATTAAAATAAATAGCCCGTTCGTCTAGAGGTTTAGGACGCCAGGTTTTCATCCTGGTAACAGGGGTTCGAATCCCCTATGGGCTACTTAAATACTGATCTGTAGTGTAATTGGTTAACACGTCTGGTTTTGGTCCAGAAGATTGGGAGTTCAAATCTTCCCAGGTCAACTACGGTGTGGTTTATAGATATAATTATTAATTTTAAATTAAAGTATCAAAATGTTGGACAAAGATCCTACTACAGTATCCTGGTTACACTATTTAATACCTTCGGGATTAACCGCTTTGGTTACATTTATCGTTACAATGTTAGGATTCAAATCTTCTTCTAATGAAAAAGACAGAACTCATGAGAGAGATATAATATCTCTAAAAAATAATATTGAAAAATTAGAGAAAGATAAGGTTGATAAAGAGTCGATAAATAATTTACGAGAGGAGTTGAGGAGATTGGATAATGACAAAGCTGGCAAAGAAGTAGTAGCAATGTTAATTACGCAACTGCAATCAATTGACACGAAAGTAAGTACTATATTAAATAGATTACCAGAATAACTTTTTGTTTCATAATAATAGTTTTAAAACCAGAATAGCCGGGCCCTTAATTGGACTCGGCTATTTTTTTTAGTTTAACCAGTAGTGTTTATTAAATTATGACCGGAAGAATTAATTTCATAATTTCCTTTACAAGGAATTGGTGTACAATAACTTGATATAATTGAAGCGATACTATAAGATTTGTATTTTTCACCTAATATATCTTTTAGATTTTTATATAAAATTTCTACATTAACTAATTCGTTAATAATAATCGTTTTATTAATTGTATCAATAGTTATATTCATAACATACCCATTTTATATTTATTATTCTTAGAATCTTTAAGTGCTAAAACCTCAAGTTCAAAATCTATTTTAGACCCATCACACAAATCATATAGATTTAATAAAGAGTTAAATAATTGTGTTTCCTCCATCTGTTCTTCTACGTATTTAGTACTTACTTCCGAGAATAAACTATTTTCTTCTATAGCTTTCTTATGCAATTCTAGTATCATTTTAGACGTCTTCTCTTCTTGTTCTACTGCTATTACCAAAAGACTTCTAACATCTGTAAAATCACGCTCTATGTCCGTTGTATAAGGTGTTTTTATTGCTACTTTTTGTTTTAACATAGCGTTTATAAAATCCATTCCATGACCTCGTTCTTCTACAGAATGTCTGCTAAAAAATTTAGCTGTTTGAATAAATCCATTACTATGTAACCATATAGACATAGAGAGGTATAGACGTTCATTCTCAAATTCGTGATCTACTTGCCTTTGCATTAATTCTAGTACACCTTTATTGCCAGCATATTCTACGTGATTACTGGTTGATTTTGTTTTTAATTTTATTTCTGTCATTATTTTTGATTATTTATTTTCTGCAAACTCTATTAAACCATCTGTAAATCTATATAATCCAAAGGATTCCATTGCTTTACTAGCTGCGTTGTTAGCATTTTCAAAATCTAAAGTAAATGCATACCCCACGGATCTAAAAAAATTAAATCCTATATTCGAAGTTACACCTACAGCAGCCATAGGACTACTTGTAGTAATTCCGTATAAACCCTGGATAGGCATGATATCACCCACGGCATTACCCATACCTTTTACCACTTCTTTACCTAACTTAGAGTCATATAATTCATCCTCCATCAACAAATTAACAGTGTACATAAGGATCATCCATAAAAATAAGTCTGCTAGTAATTTTGATAAATTTTCTTTTCGTCTATTAGACATATTTTCTACAGCATTACTCCATCCTTGTTTTCTCACTTCTTTTACTAAACCCATAAAAGATTGTACATAACCCTCAAATTCTTCGGCAACAAATTCCCAACCATTATCTCCTTCAACCCACTGACCTTCCTTCGTTGACTTGTAAGTTTTAGCGTATATATTGTCTAGTTTTTGCCTCATCCACCTTTTGAATTTGCCGAGAGCACGTCCGGTAGCAGCATATTCCATAGCTGTCATCTGTGAAGAATCCATGGCACCCAGTAATCTTACTGTATAGTTTTTCATAGATTGTAGGTGATCGATAGTAAAAGGACGTGTCATACGATTATTTTTGATACCACTACCCTCTTGCTGCATTGTTGTTCTATGCGCTTTCCATAGATTATACCTGCTTAACTCTTCTTTTGTTTCTGGTGGTTTAGATTGTTGACCTTCTAATGGTGTGGTTGCATTGTAAACATAAAACCTAGGATCTTGAGTTTCATTATAAGACCATCTACCAAGATCTTTATTATACTCAAACGCTTTCTCCGTCACACCTTCTTTATGCATCTGTGACATAGTAATTGTTTGAAAAGATTGTTTCATTACCTGGTGTATAGGAGCAAATAAATGTTTTGTTTGATATAAAGAATTCTTTTTTGTAGCTACATAATCAGAAGATGAGAATTGCCCTAGATCAGAATTATATAGACCATATTCAATCATAACCTGATGTCCAAAACCAGAACCAACGTGTTTTGAAGCCCAGGCATAATCTTTAGCAGTATATTTTTTCTCTCCTTTAAATAATATATTATTAAAAGCATTTCCTAACAAAGATGATCCAGTTTGTGCAGTAGCTGTAGCTCCTTCTGTAAAGAATTGGCGTAATGAGCCAGCAAATAAGGCAACGGAACTAAACCTATTCATTAGGTCTAGCATATTCCCCATCAAGTCTTCATCCTTGAATTTATTATGTATCCTTATCTTACTAACATTACGTAAAATTTCTCGTAAAGGCTCTATGTCTACGCCGGCTTCTTTCATTAACAAACTTTGAGCTATTAAAGATGAGTCTAAAGCATGATATGCAAACGCTGCTTGAGCCATATGTTTAGATCGAAAGGCATTAACAACATACATATTCAATAGTACCACGGGATTTTTTTCTACGTCTCGTTTTTGTGGTAAAGCTTCTCCTTCATCTGTCATACCTAACAAATTTCTAGTTTGTCTTGTACCACGTCCTTTATTAGCATCAACTTGTTCCATAAAAGCCGCCTCGTAACTCCATGGTTCTTTTTCTATTTTGCCATCATCCGTTGGTTTAAAAGCTTTACTCCATGATCTTTTTATAACCTCTAAAACATCCTGTCCATTTTCCATATTCATGGTTTTCTGCATCTCGCCGGTAGCAGTACCGGGTATAATGGGTAAATAACCTTCTTTCCAAGAATCGTTTGTTATACCACTTTCTGGATCAGGAAACATGTTCGTGAATAATTTCTTAGGTAACATAGCCCTTGAGGCATCTTTAATATGTTTATTAAAGAATTCAATATAAGCTCGCTGGTCATCGTTTAGATCATTATTTTTATCTTTAGGATCTTTGAACCTCATCCAATCTTCCGTATTATTCTCATCGAATCGGTATTCATCTCGCATTAATGGTTTAAATATTTTTTCATAAAAATCTAATGAAACCATTTGTTGTGCAGCATTTATACCCTCTTTTTTGACAAGGTTTTTTACCAAACGATCATGCTCAGACATAAATTCCATTATATCTTCTCGGACACGTTGTTCATGTTGAGCTACTAATTTATCTAACATATCAGCATAAGGATCGTTAGCTGTTTTAGCAGAATTAAGCATATGTAGAAATTTTCCTTTAAACAAAGGGTCTGTATTAACTTTTAGATTCTTATATGCTAAATATGCATTCATAGCTTCTTGTACACGGGAATCAGCTATAATTGCTTTTTTTTCAGTAAGAGATACATTCTTTATACCAGCTACTTCTGTATATACTTGTTTACCATAATTCATTAAACTCTGTTCTACTCGAAATTGTCCGTACAAACTATCCTCGTCTTTACCAGCTTCTTCTAGTGTTTTCCTAAGATTATTTATGGCTTGTTGTGTTTCTTTTCTAATCTTAATACCACCAAATACATCTTGGTCATGAATAAATCTAGAAACAAAATCGTCGAAATATTTACTATTGTAGTTAGATGGATCTCGTAAATCTTTATCCATCACAATATCATCCAGAGGTTTTGGTATATCACCGTTATTTTTGCTAATAACAGAATGTAATTCACGAAGTAGGGCTATTTGTTCTGCCATAGAAGAGGTCCTGAAGTTATGACTCTCCCCCATCACGGTTAGAGATACTAGTTTTTTTACTTTACCCATAGAAGAAGGATTGTTTTTTCTAAGGTCAGCAGCAACTAAAGCTAATCTCAGCATATTCATAGAGTGTGTTGTTGCTTTAGGTATTATACCTTCATTATATAGTTTTGATACTGTGGTATCTGTCATATAAGGACCTAGGATGGTAGTTCTAGCTTCGTCCGAACCCTCTTCGTGAAAATATTGTTGCATATCCCATGTAGGAGATATAGACATTAATGTAAGTTCTTTTGTATTCTTGTCTTGAGCTATAAGTATATCTTTACCTATACCCTTTAGACTTTTTACTTGAGAACTATTTAGTAAAATATGTGTTTCAGGATTTATACCCTCGAATAGTTTATTAGCTTTTCTTCGATAAAATTCGTTATTCCATATTGAATCTTTAGGAGCGTCTCCGTGTTTAAACAAATAAATTAAATCCTGCGATGCCGTCTTTTTACTCTCAGAAAATTTATCATACGCCTTTTTTATTTTTTTCTCTAATTCATCAGTAGTAACGGCATATTCAAAACTTCTATCAAACGTATTCCTCCAATAAAATTTACCAGACTCTTCTGATTTTTGTATAGTAGACATCTGACTTTCGACAAACTGATCTTTTCTATCTATAGTTGTGGCGAATTTTCCTTTAAATAAAAAATCTATAGCTTTATCTATACTTAGATCTTTTTCTAAATCACTATCACTTTTATCATAAGTATCGTATGTCAAACCAGAGTATCTTTGACCTTCAACAAACTTTGTGGTTTTGGGATCTAAATACGAGAATCTCCACTCACGATTACCAACTTCATTACCATCTTGTTTTAGTTGTCCTGTAGCCACATAAGTTTTTGTTTCTAATACATTTACACCATAATCATTCTCTAAAATATCAGAATAAATAGTGGTCTGTACGTTTGCCATCTCTTCGGAATTACCCACTAAAGATGAGAACGGACCTGTCATCTTAGGTAGATTAACATTATCAAAATTATGTACTTTGTCCGAAGATTTGGTTTTAATATCCATCACTACAGCTTTATTTAACTGTGGAGAATATAGTAAAATATCTACTTTACCAGACAACTTTTGATTATTTATCTGTAACTTCTTACTTTTTAGCTCTGCTTCAGGCAACACCTGAAAAGTAGTCTTGTATTTATTTTCTAAATTGGTGATTTCCTTTACAATATCAGATACTAGAGAAATAGTGTTAAAACTCAAATGATTTCCTTCACCGTAACGATCATCCATCTTTCTCCTGGATTTAGCTACAAACTCCGGTATTTTACCTAAACTTTTGTCTTCGCTATCCTCCCTTTCTTCCAAAGCATATTGTATAGATTCATGGACTAAATCTCCCTGTTTAGCTTGATTGGACCATTTAGATCTGACTTCGGATTTATATAGACTAGATATTTCTGCGTTATCTTCTTTTTCAAAAAACTTAGTAGCTTGATTATTGGCTTTCTTCCAATCAATTTTATTACCTTGTTCTTTATATTCATTTATAATATCTTGTGTACGCTGCTGTTTAGCCATAAAGGTAACTACTTCATCAGGAATATCCTGTGTGTGTTCGGATATAACTGTTGTTACAGCTTTGTAACTAACATCTGATTTAGGAGAATTAGCCTCATCTTCAAGTACTTTTCTCAAATCAATATCTTTTTGAAACTTAGTAGTTGCTAATGCTAAAGTTTTATTAATATAATTAGTTTCTGCATTAACATGACCATGTTTATTGATATAATTATAGTAATCTACAGAAGGCTTACCGTCACCATCAAAATATACAAATTTACAATCTTTTGCCATCTTTATTCAGTTTAAAATAAGAGTACGGTAATTTACACCGTACTCTCGAAATAATAATTATTAATTACAAATCCATCTTATGAAACCTCTTTCTTCTAAATAAGCGCGTGCTTCCGATGTACTCATTTCATATGAAGGATTAGATTTTTTAATATCTTGTTTAAAACTAGATGTAAAGTTATATAGTTTAGAGTTTTTCCCATATAATATATCATCACTGATAGTGTTTAACGCTTCTGTCAAATTAGTGTCTAAGTCGATAAAGTCGTTATTTATAGTTGAATTACCAACAAATCCCTTGAATAAATTTCTAAAAAAGTTTATTACTTTACCCCAAAGATTCCCATTTTCATCAGACAATGTATTTGCCATCTCATTTACTACCGCATTCTCAAGTTTGGATCGTTTATTTTTAGATAATAAACCAACAAACACTTCTTCAGCAATATCTGTCGGACTTAGTTCAGGGTATAACTTTTTTACTAAATTATAGTCTTCGTGTCTAGAAGCTAAACTCATTAAATTGATATATAATTCTTTATCTGAATTCTTAATCTCTGCAAGATATAGGTGGCCCATCTCGTGCATAGCACTATCTAATGTGGCTTTGTCTCTATTTAACACAATAGTACCATCTTTCACAAAAGCAGCGTGATTGTATTTTTCACCATACTGTGCCACTATATCAGATGTTCCCAACACTTTAACAGAAACACCAGTAAATCTACTTCTAACAAAAGCACCCAATCGTTCTATAACTACAGGACTAATATTATTTAGTGAGTTTTGTCTGATTACTTCTGGAATAGGTATAGCTTTATCAAATTTTACATCTTCGTCTATATTTTTTATAATAGTTGGATCTGTATATACTTTATTACCATCTACCAAAACTTTTTTATTTATAGCTTTTCTATAAACATTCTCTGAAATACCTACCCACTTTAATATAGGTAAATAATCCATAATCTGTAATTGGGAAGCTAACTCTTCCTTGGTAAGTAATTCTATATCCGACTCAAATATTTTAGGAACACTCATATCTTTTACTTTAGAACCTCGTACTTTAGGCCAAGAAGTAATATTCATATTAGAACCTACTATCTTTTTAATATAATCTATTTTTTGTGATTCAGGTTTTCTTAATAATGAATATCTTAGTACCAGAGGTAGATTATATAAAACAGATCTTACATGATTGATAGCGGGATTAGGATTTGATTTTATGGCTTGTTGAGCTTCAAACACATCAGTATTATCTGGCATAGACGACAGCTGTATAGCTACTTCTACTTCATTTACTAGATCATCAAATAACTTTAATATATCATCAAATTTTTTATTCTCTTTAGGTTTATTTTTTACCTTACTATTAATAAGGTCTACCAAGTATGATGTTAATACTGTTTTATCTGAACTTCTAATTACATCTGTGTCTTTTACTTCGATTTTAATAGGTATAGCACTATCACCATCATTTACAGTTATATCACCAGTATTTTTATCTTTGAAAAAATTATAAGGATATTTTTTTTCAAATTTACCTGGTAGGATTTTTATAGCTTCGTAATATAATCTAACATTTGGATTAAATGTCATAATATCAATATCTTTCATCTGTATCACAGTACCGTCGGGTTGTAGTACATTATAAGTACCTTTGGCCCTGTCCGATAGATTTAGTAATCTAGCTTTTGTTCCGTTAGGCATCTCTATTTCCCACCCCCAATCATATCCTATTGTAGAAAGATTATTTAATACATCAGTATCTGTGGTTATATCTATAGGTATAACCCTGTTAGATATTGTTTTGGTTATAGGTACATAATCATTCACTTTCTCATTATAGGCATACACCAAATTGTTAGTTCTACTTTTAAAAATATCCGGAGCGTGTATATTACCACTGATTTTTGCAGATAATATACTACTAACATCGTAGTTTTTAGCTATCTCCTCTCTATAATCCCTGTGAATATTAGAAAAATCCTCTTCCATGAATTCATGTAGATTCTCTTCACTTTCTTGAGACTCTGAAAATTCTTGCTCTAATTCTTCATCCGTCAGGCCTGATTTATCTAAGGTTTTTTCTAATATTTTTACACCGGTCTTGGTCGGGAATTGTTGCAATAACATAGGAATTAATAAACCCTTTACATCTTTAGATAAACTATGAAATTCTTCTTCTATTAATTTTTCCTTTTCAATAGTATTTAAAAAGTTTTCAAAGTCTTCAAATATTTTCAAATCAAATAAAGATGTTAAAGAAGATTTACCTAAACCACCTTTGTTTATAATCAAGCTATAATTAAATAAAGCATTGTATAAATCTGGATGTGTTTTTTGAATATTTTTTAACAATATTTTGAAGTTAGCTATATCACCTACTGTGGTAGTTTCGGTGTTTATACCACCTAGTATATCAAAAGATTCTTTAGTTATAATATCTGTCTCCGTTTCTTTACGACTTATTTGAGATAATAATGTATTATTATTTAGTTCTTCGGAAGATTTTTTAATATTATTTAATATATCAGGAAATTCTTTTATAAATTCTTGTCTACCTTTTATATCAGTATCGCCAGAAGAAACCTTGGATAAGTCATAAGAACCATATTTACCTAAATTTACAATACTATTTACTGATGGAGATTTGTAAAATTTAGAGATAACAAAATCAGTTAATGTATTTATATAGTTAGTAAACTCGCTTTTTGTCACAGAAGTTTTGTCTACAGGTAAGTTGGTATTTAAGTCATTATATACTAATCTTACTGTATAAGATAGATTTTTTAATATATTATTGCTTTTTAATAAACTTTTGATATACGAAAAATAATGTTCATTTTTTAATAAAATATAAGGAATATTAAATACAGTTTTTGTAACGTCGTATTTTTTTATTATCTCTAATCTTTTAGCATCAATATCTGCTGCTGACATATTAGAATCTCCCACAAACTCTTCAATTGGTGCTCCTATAGCATCTTCTACATTTCTGATATAGTTAAATACTTCAAATTCACTATTTGGTAAGCCTTGGTTTATTGATAGTATTCTACTTAGTTTAGTTAATTCATCTGCTGCTTTGGTAAAGAACATAAATTGTTCATAAGGATTATAGTGTTTACGAAGAACTTTTTGCTTCTCAATACGCGCGTTAATTTCTTTTTCAGGTGTATTTGCGGTAGCAGATTTCCTCACTAACTGTTCTATTTTTTCGTCAGACAACTCTTCGTTTGGCTTATATTTATCTATCTTATTCTCTAATAGTTTAGATAAAGCTGGTATATAAGAGTCTTTGACTCCTAACAATCTAGATTTTTGTTCTACTAAACTAACAATATCTTTTATTTTAGTGTCATTAATTAATAGTAAAGCGTTTTGTAAATCTATTCCTAAAACAACCATAACAGATATAATCGAACTGGTTGTGGCATTAGATCCAATTTTGCCTAGTATAAGTTCTTTAGCATTATCTGTGGCCGCTGATAATAATTCGGATAAGTCTTCCCAAGCCTGTGATTCTGTATTGTAATTATCTAACAAATTTAAATCATCCATATATTTGGATAATAAAGCTACCTGCTCTTGTTCGTCTGCAAAACCAATTCTTTTATAAACTTCTTTAGCTCTCTGAGTTTTTATCTTAGATAATGTTTTTCCTACAGAAGGCATGTGTTTACCAGTATTAGCTAAAGAATAAATATCTGATTTTATCTCAAATAACCCAGTTTCAGGATCTTTCCATATAAAATGTAAAGCATTATTATCCAAAGATAAATCAGTTTTTGTACCTTTTGGTATTTTCTTAGCATCCCTATTTATACTAGGAGCAAATTTATTGGTAAAAGTTATCCAAGTTCTATCAGTATCCTCGTCAACGATAGCATCATGTATTGACTGTAATTCTTTCTCGCTAGCGTTTAATATATCATCCATAGTGTACCTATTAGTCAAAGTAGAATTATAATTAGTGATACTATTGTTCTTTAACCAAGCATAATAGGTTGCTAAATAAGCTTTCAGTGCTGAAGCATAAATACCGACGCCGGTTTTACCATCCATATTTACTCTTTCGTAAATCATTTTAGTGCTGGGGGAGAACGGTAAGGCATGTTGTCTTTTTTGAATAGCTTTAACTAAACTTTCAGAAAAATTATATTTACCATCAGTAGTAGTTAATTTATATTTATCTATACCTAAATTTTCAAAATTAAAACTATCCATCACTTCTTTTATAACACCTAACTTACGCATAGATACTGCTGTAGCTGCTTCGATACCATTTACTGGGTCTAAAGCACCTTTCATTAATCTATCTACCACAAAGTTTTGTACTGCTCTCGATATAAAGTTTATTTTATTCTTTTTAAAAGCAGATACTCTATTATCTATATCTGTTAAACCTAATTGTTCTAATTGTTCCCTAAATTCACTAGTAGATTTATTAATTACATTATTAATCTTAACAGCATTAATCTTACCACTTTTATCAAGATAAGGTGTCCAATCAATAACGGTACCGTGGTCGTCTACATCCCATGCCATATTATTTTGTTTGTCTATATCATAGTCTGCGCCAGTTACGGTTAACATCTCTAGAGGACCATATATCGCATTTCTGGTCGAATAAATAAAATTCTTTATTTTTCCTACAGTATAAGATTGTTTACCTTGTGCAGGAATTCGTGCAGTTATAAAAGTCAAACTTTTTTCAAAGTTATTAGCTAGAGTAGCGGACCATTTTTCCTTAAAAGATAATAAGGCATCATCTAGTATTTCCGAAGCACTACCTCTATTGTTTATTAACTCTTGTTTTAGTGTAATTAGGTCTTTTGTATTAGAACTATTAGCCAGCACCACTTCTTTGGTTAGTAATTTATCTACAGCTTTACTTAAAGTATCTTTATTACGCACTGAATTTTGTAATAAAAATAACGGGGACCTACGCATTAAACTTTCTTTCTCCGATTCTTTAAGACTACTTTTACGCGATAATTTCTCTAAGTTATTAATTTTAGCTAAGAAATAATCTAACATATGCTGGTTCTGTTCCTCCTTTAACCGTAAAAAAGTAGTATTTTTCAATTTATCTTTTATGGATTGTGCTTCAGAGGAATTAAATCTATTAGTAATTATGTTAATTTCTTCTTCAGATAAATTATCACGGACCCTTTCTACATCTGGTTGTTCTTGAGTACCAATTATATCTTGTATTGAATCCCCGTAATCTATTAAAAAAGCGGACTGATGCATAGGAGGCATATAGAATTCTGCTTCTTTAGCACGCCAGTTTCCGTTTTCAAGTTGTGATTGAAGTTGTGATTTAAACTGGTTTGTAAAAAATCTTGGGTCAGATTTTTGTCTTTTTATATAATTTAAAAATTTTAAAAACTGTTCCTCGTTATTTATATCAAAAGATTCATAAGCTTTATTTATACTACTTTCGGGTAATAATGGAGATAAGGATAATGTATTATTTTTATTTAAAGAATTATAATAATACCTTGCCCACAATAATTTCGGAACACCGGAACCCTCTGTTTCGTCACTAAAGAACTTTCTAGCTTTAGATAAATATTCCGCATTATTTTTAGTGTTTTCTTTTAGATTAGATAAATATAAAGGTGCTTTACCTGCTAAGTAATAACTATAATACTCATCAGTGTTATATATATTTTTACCATCTTTAAAATAATTTAACCACGAAAGTGTATTACCTTCAATAGAACGTGCTTTAGCAGAAACTGTATTACCCGGGTCTGGGTTTACCCAGGCAGATGATATTAAACCATTTTCTATTAGAGATATTAAATTTGATTTGTCTTTTAATAGTTCCGATACTTTTACAGGTACTAGGTCGGAAACAGATTCTTTATCTTCTCGAATAAACACTGTGTCTGTATTAGTATGGTATCTATCGAACTGATCTAAACTTGTTACTGTGTTTAATTCCCATCCGTTTGGTAATGTATCTGTTTTAACTGCATCAACTATCATAGAGTTTACATCGTTATTACCAGAGTTCATAGAACTTCTGAACAGATTTGTGGACTTACCAAAGCTATAAGTTTTAATCTGATCGTGGGAAGGAGAGACAATGTATTGACCACCCTTCATTTTAAACCTAACAGTCTGACTATTTAAATGTGCATTTAAAGATTGTCGCACTAGTGGTAAAATTTGTTTTAAATCAAATGAAATCTTATCTAATCTTTCGGTGCCTAATCCTAAGAAAGCAGACGTTGAACCAGGATCTTTTCTAGTAGTCATGGTTTCTTGAGCTAACTCCAAAGCATAGCGTCTCACTGAGTCAGAAAGTTTATTTAGCGAAGATGATGATGCTTCATAATCAGATAGTTTTTCATTTATTATATTTAACTGAAGATCACTTAATGTACCTAGTGCACCAAACATAGCCTCCACCTCATTAAACGATTCTCCTTGTGCAATAGAAGCTGACATAACCTGAGTTATCATTGAAACCATATTGTTTTGTGCTTCTTCTGACATACTAAGTTCAGCGGTCGTGTCCGGCTCATGCTCTGCGTCAAGAACAGGACCAGAAAATCTATTTGGTATTTCCGCGTATTCTACTTCATCATATTTAGACAATTTATCCGATAGAATAGTTTCCTCATTTATATTTCTACTACCAGTTTTAGATTGAGATGTAAATCCTAATTTAGAAATGTAACTATTTCTTATAGGATAATTATTTTCTACACCTCGGTAATTAGTAATTATTTCACCTATTTTAAACCACGTCCAACCAAAAGGAAATTCTTCTATAAAAGCAGTTTTATTATCAGCTGAGTTATAAGCATCCAAATCACCTTGCGCACCACCATAGTAGTTATAAATATCTTGTAATGTATAAAAGCCTGTCTTATATACCTTATTCGACTTTATATCTAAAGTACTTAAATCTATTTCATTATTGTTGTGTAAGTATAATAGTTCTGATGCTGTAGTTTTATTTCCATCTACAAGTAATTCTCCTAAATACTCACCGTGATTAAGTAGTACTTCTTCTGAAATAGTTGTACCAAAGTTTGGAAATGGCAATAATGGGTTTTCATCCAAAAACAATCCGTCTATATCCAGTTTAATACGAGAATTCATTAATGAGAATAAGTTATTATGTTCAGGTGTACCTCTAAAAATAAATTCCCAATTAAACATAGGAAAAGTAGCTTTTTTCTGTAACAAGTACTCCGATGTATCTTCAAAATTAGAAGCATTGACATCTTTAATAATGCTCCTAGATCTAAAGTTAGAGAATTTATCTCCTAAAGACATGTTATGTTTGTAAAAAAATAGTGGGTGTGCCATTTGAACAGCATCATAAATATCCTGCGACAACGAACCACTACCCAATAATTTTACTACTGTTTCTGGATCTTTTACCAATATTTCTTTACTAGTTTTATCTATTAAAAATCCCGAAGAATTATCTGCAGCAAAAACGTAGTTTTGAAAGCTAGTACCAGAACCTTGGTTACGTTTAACACGGTCGACGTACATTGGAGTTATTTGTGTATATAGATCGTCGAAATATAATAAAGAAAGCTTTTGCTTATCAGATAAATTAGAGTCTAATATTGATTTTATGAAGCCTAATCTATTACCTTCTGAACCTAACTTCTCTAATTCAGCGAACGTCGATTCGACTATAGATTTATTTTCATAACCTTTTTGCTCCCCTAACCATCGTAATTTATCTATATCGCTTTTAAAATTCTTAGCGTTAAGTTTTTCAAATACACTAGGTATTTTTGATTTATATTGAAATACATTACCACTGAGTATACTAATAAGATTTTGTTCTGCTATAGTATCTTGATAAAAGAAAGATCTTGTAAGTATTTCTTGCGCAATAACCCTATTGTGTTCAAATCCATTGGATGAACTTAGTGCTGATGGAAATCTATTAGCTAATATACTAACTGCTTTTGGACTTATTTTATACTCTACGTCTTTTAGATACTGTTTAAATGTATTTAGATAAGTATCTAGAAATAAAGATCGTAGTCCATCGCCCTGCGAAGAAATTACATTATCCATCATTATAATACTATATCTTATATTAGCTATTTTTTTAGAATCGTCAATAAAAGATTTGTCTGTTAAACCAGATTTTTTTAGTACTTCATTACGATCAAATTTAACCTTTTCTAATGTGTTGTATAAAGAACTTATGGATGTAAATGAGTTAGGTAATAGCTTTATATTACCAGAATTCATTACAATTTCACCGGATTTAATTTTCCGAATAAATCCATTCCATCCGTTTAACAATGACTCATTTATTCCTTTTTGTGAATTTCGTTGTACTTCAAAAAATTTCTTCCTCAGTAATTCCTCATCTAACTTACCTTCTTTTACCGGCAATGCTTGCATACTTTCAAACGATACACCATCTAAATTCACAGTTGTTCTATCTGACATTGTACCCGCTTGGGATAGATACTCTAAAAAATTACGTTTTTCTGCATGAGCCAAGTATGCGTTTTCCATCAAGTAGATAACGTGTTCTAAACTATCCAGCTTTGCGTTACCTTTTCCGTCAACACCTACACGAATACCGTTTTTAGTAACACCGTTATTGGTTAACCTCATATCACCAGTAGCAAACTCGCTATGTCGATATAAATTTGACTCAGACAGTTTATTATCCTTTACCTGGTCCACCAACTCCTGCTTCGACTTAGCTTTGTTAGTAATTATGGATACGGACAATTTATGACCCTCAGGACTCATTATATAGGCTCTTTTGGAGTTACCTAGGACTTTCTCTATGGTAGTATCTAATAAATTAGTATAACCATACATGTTGTTGGCGAAAGTATGTTTGATGTCACCTTCTGATCTTACTAGGGCTAGTTTTGAAGCACCAGAACTTGTATAATTTTTATTACCTAACAATTTATTCCCGTTTGCTAATTTTAGTGCTATTACATTAGCGAAGAAATTACTTACATCATTTCCGGTAACGGAGTCATCATATAGTTGGTTGTAGAAGTTTTTGTTAGATAAAAATGCTGGTAAACCCATAAACCCCGATAATATACCGATATTTTCAAGGTTCAGTGAACTTGAGTCATCTTTTTCAACAACCTCAAATTTATTTCCTTTAGCTCTACCGTCGTTATTGGTACCCAAGTCTTTGATATAAAATTTAATATCTGGAGAAGATTTACTACTAAATCTATAAAACTCTATAGCATACTCATTACCTCTTAATTCCTTTACAGTAAAGTTTTCATATACCTTGTCTGGTGTTACACGTTTACCTGCAAAATATTCTGTATTTGAATTTTCTATTTCGGAGATAAGTGATTGTAATGTGGTTCCTTTTTGTACATTTGTAACGATGAATTCGTTATCTTGAACCATTGCTTTATTATCTAACGACGAGGATCTTAACTGAACCATTAGCGAGATTAATGAATTTCGCGCCACTGTATCATTAAATCTATGATATCTTTCATACATAGACATTTGTTCTGTGGTCTCCAGTCTACCGGTTTCTGGGTTTATAGAAGTTACTAAGTATTTACCTTTTTTAAAAAATCTATAGTATAATGACCTAGCTATATCTTTGTACACCGAGCTTGTATCAGATGCTATTCTAGCCAGGTACCTAGACGCGTCAGCTATATTACCAGGTAAAAATTGAAATACTTCAGAAGCTATTTCTAAGTCAGACTCTTGTAAAAACTTTCTCCCTCCCTCATTTGAAAATAGATTAATATTATCCACATCTTCTGTTAGAGGTGTGTTGGTATTTTTGATAATATTGAAAAATGTACTTTTATCGAATTTAGCTTCTGTAGTATTATTTCGTAATCCTTCAATATCCGTGGCATTTCTATTTAAAAAATCTACAGCGGATATGACAGCTGCTTCATAGAACATATCAATGTTACTACTATCCCTAAATAATTCCTGAGCTTGTACCATACTTACATCTCCATCAACATTAGATATAGGTACTAACCAGGAGTTTCCGTCATTGACTACGATAAGATTTTTAGGTCCTAGATCCAACATAACACCGCTGTATTCTTTATTATCTAACCTAACTGAAATCATTTTATTACCGTTAGTATCCAGTTCTGATAGTAAAGAAGAGTTAGCTAGTGTTCCGTAATAATTAGAGGACTTAGATAATTCTGACTTTAATGACCCTAGGGAAGATTTAACATCCTTAGCTTCTCTACCTTTATATAATAAAGGTGTGGTAGAAATGTTGATTTTTGTAAGTTTGTTTGCCATACTACTACCAAAAGATTGTATATCACCAAACGAAGTTCTAAATATTTCTTTATAGGTACTATCTAACATTGGTGCGTAAGACCTAATAAAAGTATCTAACTCGTTGTTAATAATCTGTGCGAAATAAGTATTTCTAACCTCTGGTATGTAGTAATTATCTTGAACTGTTTCTCTATCTATCGAACTATATTTTCTATCTATACCATCTTGTAGCGATTCTGGTATAACAGTATTATTACCAGCTCTTTCACCAAATAATTCTTCGTTTGTCAGGAATTGTTCCAACATCATAGTAGGATCCTCACCTACTACAAGTAACATAGGCATATTATCGGTACCTAATATACTAGAGTTAGTATAATATTTAATACCAAAATCTACATCTTCATGTACAAGTTTACTATCGGAAGGTATTGCTGACTCTGCGTTAAATATCAAGGTATTTAGGTTGTCTGTAGAGATAAAATTTTTACGACTAACAATAGAAGATGTGATCATTTCTACCGCATTGCCGGAATAATAATTCCGTACAACAGCATTTAGACTATCTCTCAATTTTGCTTTTATAGCCTCGCTAGTGAAATTAGTCTGATTATCTCCACTTAACCAAACTTTACTTATCATACTTTGGAAGAATGATTGTAAACTATCAGGTATTTTACGTAGATCTCCTACCAGGTAGTGGTCTAACACTTCGTTTATATTTTTAGACCCTAAAGGTTTCCTTATAGAAATTTCCCCAGGAATATCTTCAGTATCTACTTTAGAGGGTGCCTCTACTTCATCGTCGCTTGTTAATTCTTGAGTAGTGTTTTCGTCTAAACTGATATTAGATACACCACTACCCGGAGTTGGTTCTAAGTTGGCTAATAGTTTGGTTGATGTATCTCTCCAGATAGAAATCATATCCGTAGTACTTACAGTCTGCGACTTATCATTACTAAGTTTGGCTATCTGGTTTATAGACATACCAATTCCCATGAGCAACTCACCCAAGTTACTGTTAAACTCACCTTTGGCAATATTATCTAATTCTTTACGGACATCTTGTTCTCCTAGAATAGTTGGCATAACATCTTTAACAACAAAAAGGTATAACTCACTAGGAGCCATACCTTTTCCTTTTTTAATGCTATTAACCATTCTTTGAGAAATAGACGAAAGTGTTGGAACACAACTGATCTTTCTTTTCATCTTTCTCTTATTTTTTTTAATATGTTAATCCTAGATTATTTACATGCTACCATTATATCTATAGCCTCCAGTATCTTGTCTTTTGCTTCGTTTGGAATCCTCAAACTTTCGTTTAATAAATCTGAAAATTCACTTTGTGCAGTTATGTGATTCATATTTAGTTTAGTAGGATCTGATGGAGTACCTTGCTGTAAAAACTCCAGGTACTGATCTACATTTTGCATAGATTCTATCAAAGGAACTACCTCTTTAATAACTAAATTTTGTATATCTTTATCCACATTATCCACAAAATCCTGGTTGTTTGCAAACAAAGAACTAGCTCTCTCCGCAAAAGTAGGTCTTAGAGACTCTACAATAGTATTTTTGTAATAATCAGTAATATCTTTGGTTAATTCGGCTTTTCCCACATAACTATCTGGTACTGTTTCTAATACCTCTCTTATCATGGAAATTGCGTTGGCTTGACTAGTTATATTATAGTAATTATTTATGACATTTGAAAAATACTGTCTTAATAAATTTACTCTATCTTCAACATTTGCCTGTAAGACATCTGAGAACAATACTTCTTCGTCCATTATCCGACGACGATCTATTAGTTCTGGGTCATTAGGATTAGTTAAAAGCATATCTCTAAGTTTAGCTTTCTCATCACCCTCTGCTACAGACCATGACAATAACATAGCCAATCTATTTCCCATGTTGTCCTGATTAGTATCCCATTTAAGTTCTAACGATGACACATCAAACCCTTCAATATCTAATTTGGGTATAGATTCGTTATTTTCAACTATTGTTTTAGCAGCCTCGACCACCTGGATGTCTGATAGTTGTACCATTTCTCCAGACGATTGTTGTATATTCGATATATACTTACTTATCTGTGAGTTTAGTTGATTATTAAGTGTAGTAATTAATCCCTGTACCCAAATATTATCTAACTCTTCTTTATTTTTAATTACTGGTCGTAATTTATCAAACTGTTCCAGTACAACTTTTACTTCCGGAGTTACTGTATCACCAACAAATTCTACTAAAGACATTTTTCTAAAATCAAAAACAGACGAACCTTCTCCCCTCAAACTCTTTACTCTCTCTTTTATCTTTAAGGATATATTTAATTTTTCATCAGAAGACAATGAGTTATCTTTATTTACTTCTTTCTGTATTCTACTTAGTTCTCTAAGGTCTGAAGATTTAATTCTATCTTCATAGGTGGTTTCAGATAAATTCTTATTTTCCGAACTTTTTTCCTCGGCAACTCTAAATTGTTTTCGAGGAGTTGATATTGAATCAAGTTCTGTATGTACATCAAACACTATACTAGGTTCCTTTATCTGCTTTACATTAGTTGTCAACATCTCACTTAAAGGTTGTTTTGTTGATGTTATCGCTCTAGATATAGGATTTTTATTGTCGACAGCAAGCGGTGATACCATTAAGCCTTTACCTAAACCATCAATATTTGGCATAATCTCATCTAACTGTTCAAAGATATTATTCTTACTATCCTCTGTAAGAGAAGTAGAATGTATTAAAGTGAACATTTTCAATAGATCCAACGAAGGTGTTATAGAAGATTTTTCACCTTGACTTAAACTATTAACCAAAGAACTAGGAATGTATTTTATTACAGTAGATTCTGTTCCATATACCGCAGGTACGCCATGTTTGTTCAATACAATTTTACCTACCGAACCTTCCCCACCAGTTATTAGTAAATCTGTCATGTTATTTTTATTTATACCATAACGATCTAATAATTCTTGTGTTGCATTAACAGAATAATAAGAATCATAAATTGAATCTAACATTTGTCTATTATCCTTATACTTCTTAATATCTTCTATAAAATTATTTAAGGCTTCATCTGTATTAGTCATGGCTATTTTCCCAAGATTTTCATCCTGAAATATAGAACGCAAAACTGTACTAATATCCTTAAGTTGAGAATCTCCTTTAGATTTTACCCAGGAATAGACCGCATCTTTATTGATGTTATCGTCCACATCTTCTAGTAATTGATATACTTTAGAAGTAGAAGTAGGTCTATTTATCGCTATATGTAAATGAGCCAGTAATGATATTAATCTACTTTCGGCATTACCTCTTATAACAACTTTATTAAATTTATCTGTTATACCTTTATTACTCACACCTAGATACAATTCATTTAGTTCTTGAATTGTAGTTGGTTTAGAGTCCAGTAATATATAACCTAGATTATTTCTATTGGAAGTCATCGCTGTAGGATTGTTTTTCATATTATCCAACATCGCGTTATATTCACTCATAATAGCATCCTCTGACATATCCAGTAAATTTTTAGATCTATCAAACGAATAAAATATCATAGATTTACCAGCATTCTCTCCTCTCATTATAACATAAGGCTTAGAAATAGAGTAAGGCGCTCCTGTTTTATTCCATAACTTAATAGCTGTTTTTAGTGTTAACCTAGAATTACCAAAAAACGTGTTTGTTGTATTTTCTGTTGATATTCTACGTAATTCTTTTTTTAAATTATTTTTATTACTTATTTCTGAGAATATAGTTGTTTTATATCCCATCAACGATGCTACTCTTTCAGAAAAAGTACTATCAGAAAATTTCTTTTGAAAGTTTTTATCTACACGTAAATTTCTTAATGAATTAGAGATTTTAGTAAACTCCGCGTCGTAGTTAGCACCCGGCTTTAAGGATTCGTTATCCAGTATTAGCGTGTTGTCCGTGGTATTTAATCCTAGCACTGGAACCCAGGCCTTTGTTGATTTAGCAAAATATACAGTTCCTCTTCGTAGTTTGATACCTAATATGTCATAACCACCTATAGAATAAAACATATTACCGTTTATGATTTCGAACGGATTAATTCTTTGTTTAGTATCTGTACTAACTATATCTTTTACAGGTATAAATTTACCCTTCTCTTTAAAAGAATCAATTCTATTTACTGTGTCTGCGTCGTCGAGCTTACTTTTTACAAATTCCCCAGCAGACAGTTTGTCTATATTTGGTAATTCCGCTCTAACTTCGTCAATTTGCTTTGCTAAATTAAGTATTACACTATTACCTGAGTCAGTGTTACCTACCGTTACACCATCTATTATATTAGCGCCGTTAGGTACTTCGTTGTAGATGAAGAATCTATTTTGTTTGTTAAATTTAGATCCTCTTCTACCGGAATCCGGTAACATAAAGTCGTTACGCATTTCACTAAAAGACACTCTCTCGCTAGGAGTTAGTACTTCGTCAACATTAACTTCTTCATCGTTAGCGTAGGCTTCGGTTATTAACTTTAACTTCTCTTCTCTTGCATCCATCCATTTAGCTATATCACCGTTAGGATCGTAGTTAGCTCTTTTTCCTAATGTTCCTATTATAAACTTTTCTCCATTTTTATTTTCGGCTACTATAACATGATTAAATGCCTGAACCCTGTTTTGTGTAGCAAATTCATAACTAACCACATGATATTTATAATCTCTCATGCCTGATGTACCACTAGGTCCTAAACCCAATGCACTATAGAATTCAGGCTTAAAATTTTCTGCAGACGGAACATTGTCGTAAAGGTGAGAACTATAATTTCTTTTACTCTCTAAAGATTTTTGTTGCGTAACTTCTTGACCTAACTGTCCGAAAAACAGAATCTTACCTTCCTGTTTCTCTATTTCCTGCATAATCTTCTTGTCTGACATATTCTGGAAAGAAGAATTATTACCAATTGGATCTGAGTCATCAAATGATATTACCTCACCTTCATTTTCATTTTTTATCACGCTGAAGATATTGTTCAGCAACACTTTAAGCGAACCAGCATTATCTTTATCTGTACCTGTGGAACTATCTTCCAACTCTTTTGCTAACTCTCGTGCCGCAATAACATTATCTTCCGTAAGTTCTTCTATCCCCAACTCCCTGGCAACAGAGTTTGCATACTCCGTAGATTCTGTGGCGGATGAAGTATAAGGATCCGACACTCCGGCAATACCCTCTTCGTCGGTAACCGATGTATCAAAACCACTTTTATCAGACTCTTTTCCTACTTCAATATTAGGTATTACTGACTCTGGAATCACGTCATAGTTAGATAATATGGCTCCAGATAACATTTCACTCCAAGCACGTTTAAACTCATTGGTTTCGTTGACCGGAATAATGGTGGTAGTACTTTTATTAGAGTGTATGGGATAATCTCCCGTCACAGCTATATTGGTAAACGTATGTGCTCTACCAATAACAGAAGCCATTATACGTAGTCTGTTTGTAAGTTGCTCTGGGGAAGCAAAGTCCGGTGATTCCACCTCTTCTTTAGAGTGTATAAAATGATCTTTAGGCATATTAACTAATACATAGTCTGCTTCCGAACCTTTTACATTATAGAACCCACGTAGTAATATACGTTCATCTCCCTCATACTCCTTCAACAATTTACCCAATGCAGAGTTAGAGTCTACAACTCCATCGTAACTATGTTTACCAGTAACAACTAATATAGTAAAGTTTCCTCCACTATTTGGTGCGCCTAGTTTAGTTCTAATAGATTGAGCTAAATCTTCGTCGTTTATTATATCGTTCCAAGTATTAGATTTTTTAACTCCAGTAAAAGTACCTTCTTCGAAATTATAGTTAAATGTAACGGGCTGCATCTCCTTGGAATCTAACCTCATCCTCGGGTCTAATTTCTCAAGAATTTCTTTAGGAGCTTTTATTAATTCTCCTACGCGATATCTGAACGGGTGTTTTAACTCTACAGAACCTTTATAAACACTAGTAGTAGGATCTGTTACCGAAAATACTCTACCTGTTAATTGTTCTTTACCGTCTGGGTTTCTAGGACTAGGTGATCCTTCCATATAACCGCCCTGTGCCGTATCCCCGAGTCCTATTAATACCAGAGCTTCCTGCTTCAGTGATTTCCTATAATCGTTAACCTGAGAAAGTTTTGCTAAAATAGCATTTAAGACAAAAGCTTCTTTAGGATTATCGAATCCTTTCTTAACACCAGCAGTACTGGCATCAAACTCTACATCAGCTATTTCATCATAAAAAATAGCTCCTATGTCAGTAAGTTTATCAGCAATATCTTTTACAGATAAATCTGAGCCGACGAATAAGTTCCAGAGATCTTCCTGTGTTACATCTTTCTTACCTTCTAAACTTCCGCTGACAACATCACCCTTTTCGGCTGAAACACGTAAATTTTTAGCCTGACTTTCCGAGTTAGATGCAAATAATATTTTCGGTAACTTATTAGATGCTTTATCCTGTTCTAACTTATATAGAACTTCTTGAGCGTATTTAGCTGCATCTTTACCAACTACCTGGGTTTTACCTGTACCCTGAGCTCCAGAAAATACCGCTATGGGTAACATCTTCGTTTTACTGCCGCGTAAAATATTAGCATAATACAGAAACGATGTTGTTGACGCAGTAACAGCTTCCTCCGCTAAACGTAATTGGCTTATCGTAGGTAATTGTAAAGCTTCTAGCTTCTCTACACTGTCAGCTGCTTTTATCGCTTCATCATATACAGACCTCATTCGACTAAAAATATAATCCGATGGGGATAGTGTAAGTAGTATAGTATTAATTAAACTTTTATCTGTACCTTTTTTATCAGAAAGATGTGTCACTAACTCATCTACAAATTTTGGGTTGTCGACACGAGCTTTTTGTAGTTTTCTCCTAATTTCGTACAACGAATCGAACAACTTCTTTACATTTATTTGATCTGTATCTTCGTAGTTCAAGCCTATAGTTAAGTCTTCGATACCTTCCAATGCAGGATTTGACTGTATAACTGCTTGCCCTCCATCTCGTAAAAATACTGCCGATACTGATTCTATTGAATCAGACGCGTAGCTCACAGCATCACCAAAATAAGCTTTTTGTAAGTCCACGGACGAATTCTCCGCTAACTTAGTTAACCTTTCCGTTTTCTCTAATAATTTAATTAGACTGACTTGCTGCTGAACTAGGTTTAATAAATACTGCGATTTATAAGCATCGTTTTCACGTATAGCTTTAGTATCTACTATTTTATTTAGATGCTTCGTAAAGTATGTTAGATCATCTCTTAATTCACCAAACTGTTCTTCGTTAATTTGTTGTATTGTTAGTAGAGCAGGAACATTCTCTACAAGAAAATGTAGTTGCTTTATTCGCATACGTAATTTATCAGCTAGTTTTTTTGCTCCTGATAAATTAGCAAAAGTACGAGGATTTTCTTCACCACCGGTTAACGATAAATATTTTTCTTCTAAACTAGAAGTTAAGTATTTTATTTTGTTTGGATTACTATCGTCAAAATCAAACAGTGCATCGGGCCTATTTTCATCTGCGTTTTCTACTGACTGCGTGTTATTTATAGCGTCGAGTAATTGTGCTTTTTCTTTAGCGTCTTCTGAAAAACCAACGGCATCGTATATAGGAGCGGCATTAGGTGATTCGTTAAACATTAGAGGTTCACCCTCTAAACTGGTACCTGCGAATGGAAAATCTGGTGTAGCATAATCCGCAGCGTAGTTCGCGGCAGTAACATCTTTTTCATCGTACAAAATGTCAGATAATTCACTCTCAGACTTAGCCGTAGCAATTTTCTTTAAAGTTTTGTTTGCGTAAGCTAATTTTACAGCTTCTACTTCTTCATTCTGGGTAAATGGATATACTTCGTAGTCTGGTGGTATCTTATCCAACATACCCTCTATGGTCTGTGGTAAAGCACTTGGGTCAGTATTAACAGTCTTTTCAAGATTAGCTAAAAAGTTTAACTGTTGACCATAATACTTCTCCTCATTCTGTAATAATCCATTGGTTTTCATTGAGTTCAAAACATGCATAGCAGCGGCTTTTTTCCTTTCAACCAACGGCACTCCTGTATTTCTAACAACCTCCAATAACCTTTCTTTTGTGTCAGGATTTAACACAGCTTTACCAGAAAGTAATATAGACTTCTGCTCGTCTGTTAGACCACCTTCTTCCGATACTTTATCGAATGACTCAGACATTTTGTCCTGAAGCTCTTTTAGCAATAATTTACTTTCTTGATAACTATCTTGAGCCTCTGAATCAGACTCTATAAGCATTCTAAAAGTTTCGGGGGAAAATACATCTCTATAGTTTTCGCTTGTAAGCTGTAAGTCTATAAAAGCATTTTCTAGTATTGCGCCAGACGACACATCTTTTTGAAATTGATTTATTTCAACCAACTCTTCTACATCTTTTACAGATAACTTGGTTGCTCCTGATACCTCAGTTAACTCTTCCTGGTATTTAGCATCATCTACCTTCCCATCCTCATCCTTTTTAAGTTTGTTTTTGGTATCAGACAGTTTAGTAATCAGAGTATCTATTTCCATAGTACCCAAATCAGCACTATTAAGAATTTCAGATTTTCTCTGTATCTTATCCATAGTAGCATCTTGTAACTGCTGGCTTTCTGTTAAATGGGCAAAATTTGGGTTATTTTTTACTATATCTTCAAACTTACCAGATTCATTTGCGAATACTAATTTGTAGTATTGATACTGTGCCATTGATGCTCTATAAGCAGTCTCCGCCTGGCTAAAATATTTCTCTGATTCCTCCTCCGTTAGTTCCGTCATTCTTTTATACCTACCCAACTCTTTATCCCATAGGGTAGAAATATCTTCTCTGCCAAATAAACCTTTCTCCCTCTTATCTTTCATCTTGGTCATCATCATATCTTCCCACTGAGCACCTTCCTGCGTTCTGGTAGACATATATGCTACACGTTTAAAAGCATCAGCCTCTTTACCTGTAACGGGTAATTCTGACTCTTTGATCTTATTTAACTCAGACTTTGGTATAAATAATCCTCTAGCCATAGCACCACCCATAGCACCGCCTAATACACTCATAACAGATTCTGTCATGAATTCTCCCCAATACCCCTCGTCAAATACTGTCTTAAATTTAGGTCTATCTTCTTCCCTGTAACCAAGAGCAGAATATAAATTTGCCGTATGATTGACTACTTCTTGCATAAGTAATTCAGCTTCCTCTTCCGTTGCCTCAGAGAGCATATGAGATGCGTAGCCCGTTTTACTTGTTGCCTCTTTATACTTTTTTATTAAATCATCGGAATATTTACTAACTAAACCTTTTAAACTCTTAGGATTTTTTACTACTTTAGCCGCTGTATTTTCATTAAAAATACGCTTAGATATATTATTAGTAATTTTAGAAGCTCTATTTAGCCCCACGCGCTCGAATCCTAGATTACTTAGCTGATTCACCCACATCATACCACCTAAACTAGCTGCATAGATATAAGCTGACTCTAAGTCTGTAAAACCAGCATGTTTAGCCTCTTGTGAAGCGTCTTTGGCTGCCATAGCACCTAGCATAAATAAAGTACTTCTCTGGCTACCCTTACCGGCCTTTTGTATTGTAGCAGTTAGTTTATCAATCGAACTTCTTAGTGCCTTTTTCTTAACAGGATCCGTAGTTTGTTGTAATGTCTGCTGCATGGCAGATAGTTTTTTAACAGATTTGGCGGAAGCTCCTAATATTTTACCAAAAGCTGTTGCTAACCCACGAGCTGTAAGTAATTGTAAACCTACATTAATACCGAGGTCTACCATATTGTTTACAGTAAACATCTTTTGCTGATCCCAGTCAGACTTAGATACATTGAACGATTGTAACTTATTTCTAACATCACGTAAATCCTTGTAGAATTCCGTGTCTGTAACACCTCCGTGTGTTGCTATTACAGAAACATTCTCTGATAGAGCTAGAGCCGTATCTACCAGGTTGACAGCAAAATTAAATGTGGACGCAATAGGAACTTTCCATGTACTGAAATCTAAGTCATTTCCGTTTAAAAACCTACCGTTGGCATCCCATCTACTTACTACCTCACCGTCTGGTTCTTCACCCTCGTAAAAAGCTTTAACAAGACCAGTTCCTCTAGCATAAGGATCCGATGGCAGATAAGTATATCCTATAATATTTTTACCCTCGTCGTTGGCGAACTCTTTATTACCAACCATACCGTCAAATAGATCAGTGTTTAACTCACGTACCTCACCATTATGGTCTATCCACTTTTTAGATAGGATAGAGCCTTTTCTGACTGACCTGGTTGGGTCTGTCCATGTATCTAGAATTCTTTTTGCACCAGAGTTAGTCTCTACAGTAACATCCAAAGTAGGTTGATAATCCCCTTCGTCCACAAAATTTACATCATCCTCCGCGCCCTCAAACATATAATCAAAGGAACTAAATACTTGTGCGTTTTCTAGTTCCTCTCGAGCTAACTCGTTATAATAATCTGAAATATGTTTGTAAGCCTCGTCAACCTCTTCATCTTCTAACTCTCTACCAGCCCGTTCTTCTAACTCTTTTTTGAAATCTTCTTTACCTGGTAAGTAAGAGGTTTCCGTGGGTTTAGTTTTAGCCTGTATAACCTTATCGAAAAAAGATAATTCTTTAGTCTCGTCGACTTGTTTTACATCATCTTTAACTTCTTGCTCAACAACTTCAATATTGTTTTCTTGCTGAGTAAGGTCTTCGTTTATATTTTTATCGATATTATCTGACATATTTATTTTTTGTGGTATTAGAATAAAATATTCTTAATCTCTTCCGCGGTTGGTATTTTACCACCATCTTCTTTTTTAGTAACATCTTTTATCACATCATCCTGACTCTGTGACCCAAGACCCTGTGGTTGGGTAGTTGTAATAGCTCTAATCTCAGCTAAACTATAATCCCCTTTGGTGTTATATTTATTAGCATCAGCCATAGTTTTATAAAAAGAACTGCTCACAGGCATAAAAGCTTTAGCTGATTTATATCTACTCTTATTTCTTATAGGATCTGTTATTCTAGATTTTATTTTATCAGCTACCGACGAAGCATCTGAGAACATATCGTACTGTCTTTCCGCTTCTTTGGTAACAGGCATGTACACATCAAATGCTACAGCTAAATCAAAACTTATGTTACTGTTTGGAATCTTAGAGGCTTTTTGGTTGATCCTTCTTCTGATATCTTGAACTACTTCGCTATCAGAATTGGTTTGAATATCTTCTGGAGTTAAATTAACTTTCTTCAATTCTTCTTCCAACTCCTTTACCAAATCTACAACCTGATTATTTTGTGGTATATCAAAAGTCACCTTACCATCTATCACAGGAGCTATGATTAATCTTATATTACTTGACCAATTAGTAGTAATATTTTGCATACCTCCATCCGTAATATCTTCTAATTTTACTCCGTTAGCCAATGTAGCTTCCGACGGATCTCCGATATCTCTAAGAAGATTATTATCTCCTATGGTTTTTATTTTATTACCGTCATCACCCTCGAATTCAACATACTTATTCTCTAATAATTCATTGGTTTCCGGTATCTTTGTACTCGGTATATTATATAGTATTGAACCCATATCCGAATCTTCCTTCACACCTGGGACGCTTTCAACAGACTCTCTACCCGTTCCTAATACTTGTAGGTTAGCGAATCTAAATATATTCATAGGTACCTTTGTTTTAATTAAATCTTTAGTAGTCCAATCTGAACCATCTCCTCCTCCGTCTACATCACCGTCTAACTCAAACTCCTCTTTTAACGACGGTAGTATAGTTTTTAAAACAAAAGATTCGTAGTTATTAACTATCATCTGTTCTATTTCGTGCGGAGATTTATCTTCAAGATCTATTTCCCCGCGTGCAGCTTTGTTATATAAATTCTTCAAAGCCATGCCCTGGACATAGTTAGATGCTGCGGGGTCAGCTTGTGTCACAAAGTTTCGAACTAAACCATTTAAAGACTTCTGATTACTTTTTGATCTGTACTCAGTACCCTCAAAAACAATATCATTTATATTAATTATACGCTTTTCATTGTCAGCTAACTTCCCGTCAATAGATGTATAACCAGCCTGTTTAATAAGATCTCCTATATAATCGTTGAATGAAGAGCCACCAAACGCATCCTCCATGACCATATCTAATAAACGACCTTGTGTTGTTGCACCGCTGAATTGTGGGTTGTTATATCGTAAGTCAGCTGCTTCTCGTATAGTTAACATCTTATAGTCTTCTGGAGACTGTAGTAATTGTTCATCATCTAGAAACTCCATTGATCCATCTTTACTTTGAACTAACACTTTATCTCCCATTATGGCGGGCATACCAGACGCCTTCTCAGTTCTTAATCGTTTCCTAGCGTCTTCAAACTGTTTCTTTCTAGTTTCGAATGTAGGTACGAAAGAGCTTGTAAGACTGTACAAACTGTCTGTTAGAGCTTCGTATTTTTTAGTCTGGTCAAAATTTTCATCAGCTATAAAACCGTCCTCAATTTCTGACTCAATTTCTTTTTTAGTTTGTTGGTAATAGGCTATATCGCTCGGTAAACCTTTACTCGACACATCTTGTTGACTTTTAGCAGTAGTTCTAGGAAGTCTAACACCAGAAGATGTTCTTCCGGCTCTTCCAGAGTCAAACTGATTCAGTAAACCGGAAAAATCCCGGGCACCAAAATCTAGTTGTGCTGGTGCAAACAAACGTCCTCCGGATTGTTTTTTCTTTAATATCATATATGTATATTTTGTTAGTTTTTCACTAATATTATTATCAAGACAGAAAAAAACCCCGCACCAGGCGGCGAGGGGTTCTAAAGTTATTTTTTGGGTAATAACTTACCACCTTTTTTAAAACGAATTTTTAAACCACCTCCTAGAAATTCACTATAGGAAGGTAAAGCTTCGTCCACAATTTGCTGCCTCTCCCCCCTTTTAATTGCTAGTAGGTTGTTTAGTTGTTTTTTAGTTTTATAGTCTGGATCTAAAGCCAGTTGGTATAAAATAGTATTCACATCATTATCTATAGACTTTAATGCGGAATCACTTTCTTTTAAATCTTTACTTATATTATATGCGGCAGCTGAGTCAATAGACTTAACTGTCTCATTTATAGCTTTAGAGTATAAATCTCTCAGAGCTTCTTCTTTCTGTACATCTACACCTCTTATTCTAGCACTTTCAGCAGCACCTTGGGCAGCAGACATATTTCTGGCTCTTGTTTGAGCTATTTGATTCTGTCCACGTTGTTCAGAAACTCTATTTCTTTCTGAAGTAAGGTGTGCAGCCCTTTCAGCACCTAATTGTTGCATCAAGTTTTCTTTTTGGTCAGAGGTAATTGCTTTACTTAATATATCAGAAACTACATCCGATCCTCTGTAACCACTTTTAATATTACTTATTTGTTCTTTGCGTTCTTGTAAAACTTCTTCTGGTATATCCTGAACAGGTCTAATCTCCCTAACCTCAGCTTCAACTCTAGGAACAATTCTATCCCTAGCTCTATCAACGGCTTTCTCAATCTTCATTCTGTTCATAACAACATTAGATAAATTAAGTCCTGCTTTGGCTAAAGCACCTAGAGCTAACTCATTACCCTCTAATGATCCAAATAAACCATCCTTTTGGGATTTAAACTCAGTATCATTATTAGATTCAAATAAAGTATCTCCGCGAGGATACGGTCTTGGTTTGATAGTTAATTCTGGAGTTCCAACCGGAGATTGTTCCCTAGGCGCCATACGTTCTACTCTGGTAGGGGTACCAAGCGTATAGGATTCTTCGGGATCAGTTGGGATCGAGGGTACCGCGCCCACCGCAGACAACCTAGGTGCCTTCTGTATATCTGTATATTCAGGTATTCTACGCTTACTTAGTGTTAAATCCCTGTTAACCTGACCCCCACCCAAATAAGGACTTATAGCAGACGGTGTATAACCAAATTCATCGGAGCCATACATAATTGCTTTAGATACCTTAGGATCTATGGTGTAATATTCACCGTAAGGAGAGGTTTTCCCCGCAGTCTGGTATTTTCTAGGTTTCCTATATAAATATCCCATACTATCGGTTTAAGTTTTGTAATACAATATTTTCTACTATGGAAGGACGTACCTCATACCCTTCTCTTGTTCTCCCACCCTCTGGTCTTGTGGACGGTGGTACAGTATTTTCTACAGGATTAATTGCCTCGGTAAGATTTTTACCTGCAACAGATGGTTGAATATCTGGTGTACGTTCAATAAGTCTATCTCCAACCATTCTATTTCTACCCCATAATACTGCATCCAACACCTTAGTTATATAACCACCGCCGGGTAATACAGCATTTATTGCATGCCTACCTATTGATGGGACAGAAATATTTCTAGAGGTCGGTTGTGCTGGGGTTGATGACCAAGAAGCTGGGTCTGTGAAATCATCAATAGTTGATAAATCATACATTTCGTTGCCAACCTTGTAGTACCTAATACCCTTTCTTTTAGCATCTAAAGCTTCAGCAGCATTTAGTTCATCAGAAGTAAATACTTTTTCGTTGACAAAGGTATTAATCCTTACTGGATCGTTACCGCCTTGTAGAGATTGTATTGACTCATTTACATCAAACACCTTATCTCCAACACGTAAGTAATCTTTGCCAGAATTATAAGCAGAAAAGAAATCCTCTATCGAAGGTCTGAATTTACCTGTAACTGTGTAAAACGATTCCTCGTTAAATCCTCCGGACTGTACTTCAACTGTATTTTGACTACCCTTCGCGTTTTCACTCTTATTTAAAGGGTGCAGAAAATAATCTTCTCTCGATGCACTCTCTGCTGGTGTAAAATCCTTACCTATTACTTCAGAAGAAACAGTTTTGGCTTTATTTGTAGAAGTAGACTCTACAGAAGATTCGATATTCTTTAACCTCTCTTCGAAGTCTTTGATATATTCAGGTTTATCGCCTTCCAAGTCTTCTTTACCACCTTTCTGAGCTGGATCAATATCAGTATCGTCAATCTTTGGTTTAGTAGATGTTTTATATTTTGGTAAAATACCTTCTATCGCCTTACCTGTTAGTTTCTTATATCGTCTCTTACCAGGAAACAAACCAGAGCCTTCAGCTAGACCTCCAACATCTAATCCCGATTCTCCTCCAGTAAAACCAACCACATTACCAGATTTATCTAGTATTTGGTAGGTAGAAGGATCATCACCGTAGGATATTGTATAGCCTTTTTCTTGCAACGCCTTAGCCTGTTCTCTAGCCTTTTGTTTATTTCTCAATATTGGCATAATTAAATGTTTCCTTTATTAAATTAACCAAAGCTTAGGTAGTCAAACTACCTAAACCTTGACACTTATAAAATATTTCTAAGCTCTAAATACAGGTGCTTTCTTTGACATCTTAGCTCCGTTCCTTGCCATCGCAGGACCTTCGGCCGGAGCTCCTGCACCACCACCTTGTGAAGCAATGAGTTCAACCAGCATGTCACAAATTTGAACCGCTAATTGAGGGTCTCTAGACTGAGCATATTCTGCTAACATTGCGTCTAAATTACCGCCCGGGGCTTCTGGTGCAGCACCTGCTTGAGGACCTGCTCCTGTCATATCTCCGCCCTCCATAGGACCACCCATTTGAAATTTTCGTACCGACTTATTGCCGTAGGTATTTAACCAATCTTTTTTTGAATTCATAGTTTTGTAAATAATTTAATTGTTATCTGTTAAATTTAGGCTGATAATTTCCAGAAGAAATATACTGCCTTGTATCGTTTAAGATGTCTTTAATATATTTTTTAGTTTCATTAGGAATTAGTTCTTTCCAATCCCTGCTTTCTTCGAAAGATCTGTTTAATGTTTTTCTAAAGTTACCTATACCGTAATTATATACAGCTAATGCTCTAGCAAGTCTTTCTTCTTCAGTAGTTGCAGCTTTCACTTCACCGAGATTATAAGCCCAATCCATATATTTACTCTGAGCTTTAATAGATTCCTCTTGGTCGAATGGAGTAGAATCAGGCGACACCCATCCCCTATTAATCGCATCTACCCAAGATTCAGGCATAAACTGCGCAATGCCTTGGGCACCTGCTGGTGATACAGCAGTAGGATTAAACCTCGATTCGTGGTACAACTGTGCGTCAAGTAAAGCGTTTCTAGATACTTTATCGTTCCACCTTAAATCTCTTGATATAAAAGTGTCGTCATCACTACTTTCTTCATCTTTAATTTTCCAGTCAAACTCGTAGTCTTCGTCTTTTTTAGTTAATTTACCAGGTGTAATAACCTCAGTATTATCCTTTTTGGGTAATGTGTATTCGGGGTTCTCTGCATAAAATATGTCGAATAATTCTTTGTACTTAGGCATTATTAGTTATTTGAAAATTCAGGTTCTTGGCTGTCTTGCTTATTTATAACATTAACTAAAAACCTACCTAGTTTTTTGTAATCTTTCTTTTTAGCTAACGTCAATAATTTTTCTGTATCTTTTCTAGAAAGAATTCTCTCCTCACCAAGTAAATTCATCTGGACTTTACCATTATCGTCCAAAAGATGTCTATTTCCAGAAGCTTTTATTTCTCCTTCCACAATACTTATAGAACCGTCTTCTTCTTTAGATCCTATTAGTTCTATCCTTTGATTAGTTCGAAACTTACCACCCTCCCCCATATTCACTTCCAACACAGCGTCGGAATCTTTTCCTATTGAGGTTGTTTTACCTACTTCCATAGGAACAATCTTTTGTATCTTACTGTCCTTAATAAATAAAACATCCAACGGGAATTTCATTTTTTCAGTAGTAATCGGGATTCGCGTGGCATTATCAAACTTCATGTATAAACCATGTTTTTTTGGTAATTTATCTAAAGTAGATAAACCAACCTCACGCTTCTCGTCTGTATCAGCTACAACAACTTTAAACTCGCTTTCGCCTATCTTTACCTTCATTTTTTAATCTTTATACGACTGTATTTCTTGCTGTAGGAGTGTGTATTATTTTTAAGTTCATCGGTTATATATTTACCCAACTCCTCTAAAATATCATCATCACTACTTTTATTATAATTAGACACCAACTCTTCAATTTTGTTGGTGGCCTCTAGTCGTAGAACTAACTCATCCTTCTCAAGTTCGTATTCCTTTGTACCATCTTTAGAAACTACGGGAATACCTTTATCTTTATTACCTAGGTTATTATTCTCTTTATGTAATTTACCTTTAGGTATAATATTTACTTTACCGGGTGATTCTAATTTACCACCCGACTTGAATATTGGTGTTATTTTATTACCTTTTCCAATCGGTGTTTTAAATGATCCGTAGGTTGTAGTTTTGGTACCACTTTTCGCATAACCATAGATAGAAGCTGCATCCCTCGCATCCCTCGCCCTGTTAGCGGCACGTAAATTAGCAGTCCTATTGGTTTGATAATCTTTACGGGCCTTAGATGCTTTGTTGGAACCTGATAATAAACCTGCGACACCGCCGACTAAAGCTCCAACACCCGCACCTACTGCCGTACCAACTCCTGGTATAGGAATTAAGGTACCTATAGTGGCGCCCACCCCTGCTCCTGTTGAAGCTCCTTGTAGTGCAGCAGATTTTTTAATAGCGGATTCGTCTGGATTCACAGAACCAAAAGAATCGACTCTATCGTTGCTATTTCTCTCAATAAGTGACTGTCCCGTCATGTTAACTAGGTTTGCTCCTGCAGAATAAAGGCCGGCTTTAGTGGTAGGTGATAATCCTTTGGACTGTTCTTCAACAATGTCAGTTACACCATTAGTTACACCATCGGTTATATCACCACTATATAAATCTGTAGTAAACCCGGGTTTCCGCCCCCCAAAAGCACTGCCACTAAATGAGCTGTCCCAAGCCTGCTTCATCGCCTTATTGGTATCATAGTTTGAAAGAAGAAGGCCCTCTTGACCCTTAAGTACGCCTCTCGGACCTTTCTTCATTAATAAATAAGGTTTTTTCATATTAGTATTATAGTAAAAAATTATGAATAAGTAAAATTAATTGAGGAAATAATCGAGTTTATGTACACGGGATCTATTCCTTCAAAGTTAAATTTCACTTTTATCCACCTGCCAGAAGGTCTAGCATTATCTTGATTTGTTCTAGAAGTATTCTTGTCGATGGTGACACCGCTAAGAAGTTCCGCAAACTGTTTAGTTGGTATACTTACCTTCAATGTATCTTCATAGTATTCCATAAGACTTAATCTCAAAGGTATTCTCCAACCAAAGTAGGATTCAGTAACACTAGACGTTGCACCAACTTCTTTATTTAACACTATAGTAGAAGTACTACCAGCCATAGTTACCTTGGAAACTATAAACTGTTTTAATACATCATCCACCTTCAATGTGATTAAGTCACCGACTTTAAATTCTCTAACAAAGTTTGCAGATATAGTATAATCGTCTACCACTGTTATAGATGTTGTATCAGCTACATAAGAGTTAGTATGACAAGGTATACCGGAAAATCCCGTTACATTCATTTTATCTACCGAATAAGGTGCATATGATTGTGGTACGATATCTATAGAATCAGGCACACACTCACCATTAACGACGAGATTATCTAACATAAACCTTAAACCTGACTCATCTCGAATAACAAACTCAAAACTGGCGTTAAACTTATGATAGGCATCTTCGTAAAAAGAAAGCGTTTTAAGACTATTATCCGTGTTCAAAAACTTAAAAGTGTCTGTACCTACCTTTTCAACATTATAATGCTTATTTGCCACTGCAAATTGATAAATAGGACTAAAATCTGAAGTACCATACCACGTATCTAATTTACTGTTGTACCATATAGTATTATATGAATTATCTGAATACTCAAAAACAAACTTAACCTCGTCGGTTATAGAGTTATGACTTGAGTAAATGTTTGTTAACTCATCTGTAAACCAAGGATTTATTATAGATTGTACACGACTGTCAGATATTATTTTCGGCTGTGAACCTAGTATCTGCCATATTTTCTTTTTATCCGTATCCACACCATATATACCATAGTTGGTTGATACCACTGATTTAAGATATTTTGATCCTATAAACGATAAAACAGTATTGGCTTTATCTGGTAAAACGGCTGCATTAGCCATGTAAACGTTATTACCTTGCTCAGACTGTATTGCGGCTCTTTCAGAAACTTCTATTACAGCAACTCCGCTTATGAATATTAAGTATGTGAGTATACCATTTGACTCAATCTTGGTTAAAGGACCCAACTTATTTTCATAGTCCCTAAAATTAAAACCCCTAAAATCTCTATAACCATTTTCAAACTCACTCGTTATATCTGCGGAAGATATATAAACCCTGTTTGGTTGGTTTACTTGATTGAAAGGTATAGAGTTGTTGTATTGAGATTTTTTAACAATTGAATTCTCAATATAATTACCGTAATTAGAGGTTAGTGTTTCTGCTTGCATATTTCCGCGTATCTTATCTCGATTCTTATCAGATAGATAAGTTCTCTCCGACCTGTGTATAGCATATTCCTCGTCAGATACTTTATCTAAAGCACGTAGAGCAAAGTTATAACTAGACCTCACGGGAAAACACACACCATAACCTGCGTTAGTTAATCCCGTACCCTCACGACCGGAACCATCATCATTCTTATAATCCTGTGGATTGGATGCTGTTGGAGCTCCTTCAACACCTCCGGGTCTAAATAATCTGTGGTAAAAATAACCAACATAAGCATCCCCACCAGTCATACTTTTATCATCTAGAGGTTCGTCAATTTTATACCTTTGTGATATAGCAAAATAGCCATCACTTCTTTCGGAGGAATACCTACTTTCCCAAGCTTCGTTGGATAATTTCTTCCCATTACTACTAGAGTAAATTCTACCTATAACCCCGAGAACAGTAGTGTTCGATACCGGTAATTGTGAATAATCTGCTAAAGCTCCCGTGGTAATGTCAGGATTATTAAATACATAATTTACCCGAGGCAAACCGCCTTCTTCTACTGTGGGCGGATTTAAATTATCTACAATTTGATTTATGGAGGAAGCACTACCAACTTCTATACCCAAATACGGCGAATATGCCACATTTGATAAAAGTATCCTCTCGTTCTGATTAGCCAAATCCTCTGTATCTAACTCGTAACCAGTACTCAGTTCTATAGCGTCATCATAGTAGAAGTGCGTTCTTTTGCTGTAATCCACATCACTTTTTACCGTGCCAAGAAAGCCGAAAAAACTACTTTTAGCACCGTTTAGAGTATATACTATAGGATTAGTACCTCCTACTTTTGGACTATTACCACCAAGCTTAAAAGGAGCCATTAGTGCTAGTTGTCTGTCGATCCTTGAAGTAAAAGACCTGTCAGACAAACTTCGATAAGAGTCACCCACGAACGTTATTGTAGGTGAGGATAAATATACATCCCCTTCTGGTGCCTGAATAATACCGGACGGATATGCTATCCTGCCATACCTTTCTCCTGGGTTTGCGGCCGGTTGTTTTAATATGTATCCGGTGTCATAAGCTATATGTTGGCCCAGATAATCTTTAGTCACATGTAATCCATAAGAATTGGATGAAACAAACCTAGAAGCAAATCTAGCTCCATCCATCATTATATCAGGAGATAGAAAAGATAAATACTTATTTCTTTCCTGAAATGGTACAGGAGCATACAACAATGCATCAAACGGTTGGTTGGACCAAATTATATCTTCTGTACTAAAATTCATTACATTACCAGGCGTAGGAAAAATAACATACCTACTACCTACACGTTCTGGATCACAACCAACTCCTAGATATTCTCCTGATGTAAATACATTACTTTCTATATTAGAACTTGGAGATTTAGGAGCTGTGGCTGTTAAAGATATTAAACCCTCCATCAACATATCGGGCTTCCTTTTTCTACGAGAGATAAAATAACCAACTACACCTAAATCCTTCAAGTCATCGGTAAAATTATCCACCATGGATTGGGTATTTATTCCGATGGTATAACAATTTAATTTATAAGTTGATGGTACGGCGTCTCCGATTGTTTTATCCTCAGTTCTTATTACTCCTTTCGAATTTTGACCGCTGGGTAACCACCCAAAATCTTTACTTAAATAACTAGAATCTAATACTTCGCCGTCACGAGTAAAATCAAATCCTTGTATAGGGTATGATGGGGATACATTACCTGTATCAAATACATAATTTATAGCAAGTTCATATGTTTCACCAGGTAAGTAACCTAACTTATAGTAAATATTATCGGGACTAGCATATGTATTCTCTACTGTAAAAAAACCCGGTAACTCCAGTCTTTGTGAAACAACATTTATAATATTGCTTCCCGAACTGGGATAACAGGATAAAGCCGCTTTCTTTAATGTATCGGAATAAATATTTTTTACTACTGTATTTCCTAATAATAACCTACTATTTTGTTGGTTTACTGCTTCAGCACTAACAATAGGAGTATATTCAACCTGTAACTCAGTTACATCTATCTGATCCACATCTTCATCACCCGTATGTTCTACAAAACATTCAGCAGTATCCGTGTTTATCTCGTATTTTCTATTTATCTTATAACCTGTGACTGAAGGTGTATCTGTCTCTCCGGTGGTAATAGTATAATAAACGGATAAGAACCTAAAACTTTTATTATCAATATTAGATATTTTAAATCTAACGGATTTACCTGTATTTCTACCATCGAGAGCGGAGTGAGAGTTGCCAAACTTCTCTCCTATATGTACGGAAACCAACCTCGACTGTTCAACTATTTCTGACTCAGTCCCATCTCCAGTCATTAATTTAAAATAGTATTTATAACCACCAGCTGCCAAATTACCTGAATTTGGTATAACACCTTCAAAGGATAGATCTACTACTGTTTCTCCTAAATAAGGTATTAACCTAGTTTTTTCTATAGTGTCGTCGGAATAAACATTATCTAAATTATTGCCGTTACGCATAATAAGTGTACCTGATCCCTCAACTACATCTATCTGTGTTCTACTATTCACGATACGCGGAGCCGTTCCTTTGGAGGCCGAGATTAAATTTACAGATCCGTCATATGAAGACTGAACCTCTAAGTCAACTACTGATTCCGAATTATATTCTATTTTATCTGTAGCAAAAAAATCAGAGTAGTTTTGTGTGGTTAAATCTCCGCTTGATGTATCACCATCATAAAAATTGATGAATGGATTGTATTCATATATAATTGGGTACTCGTCTTGTAATTCTCTTAACCTCAAAGCAGTAAAACTTACAGCATCACTACCATCTAGCAAGCATATAACCTTTATGTATCGTGTGTCAGATACTTCTGAATCTCGAAACAAAGAAAAATTACTTTCGTCAGCAGGATCTTCTCTGTAAACACTTATACTATCCTCTACCGAGAAACGTATTTTAGAATTATTTCCAAGAACAGCAGATAAATCAATATACCTATTTTCTGTTAATCGGTATAGAGTAGATACTGTATCAAAATCTAATGTTACTAATTGCCTGTTTAGACCGTCGTAAATACCTAACGGAGTGGTGGCAGTAGTAGATAAGCTGATGTATGAGTAAACATCCTCAGGGAACTGGTTATTTATATTTTCTACCTGTATATACCTAACACCTTCAGGAAAATCGTATATCAGTAAGGAGTTAGTATCTGTATTCAAATCTATTTTAAATGAATCGACAGACGAGCCTAGGGAAATAGTATAATTATCATTATCACCAGAAGACCAACCGCCCTCTATAGTTTTAACACCAATCTGGTGTCCGTTATCATTAAAAGCTCTAAACACCATACCGTCTATAGCAGTCAAATCTACACCAGACCATATGTTTCTAGTAACTTCAGAGCCCCTAAACTCTATATCATTCTCTTCTTCGAACATGCCTGATACAGCATAGTCGGCTATGTTTACATAGTAAAAATCATCCGGCGCAAAATTATTAACCAAATCTACTTCATCAGCCACATATCTGATAAATCTATAATTACCTAACACATTGGTAACGGATACCTGTAACTTAGGAGTATCTGTCTCTATACCTCCAAAACCACGCGGATCCTCTTGTATTTGTGTTCCTAAGCCGGGTCTAAGATAGTACGTTTTATATGAACCCGAAGCCAGATTTACATAAGCCGTATAATCATTGGAATTTACAGTACCATCTCTAAAAGCAAGATTACTATTGATTTTAATAGTAACTGTAAGGTCTGAGTGATTAGTTATTTTAAATGAGAAATGACTGTCTGGACTCTCTGGTATTTCCGTGACCTCAGATATCCGAACATCTAGTAGTTCTGTATTTATAACAGGCATTGTAGCTCCATCAATCTCGGTTATTAAAGAACCTCCGGGATAAACAGAAGGGTACATTCCGTATTCAACCTTGTTAGTATTTTTATTATAATTTACCAGATAAGCAACGTCGTTAAATTCCTTCACTGCTAAAGGTACAACACCAGACGGAAAAGCATCTATTTCCTCAATCCTACCTTCCTCTTTCTGTAGTATGAATTGTTTATCATCGTTACTGGTTATTTTTATATTATGACCGGATATTAGTGACTGAGTACTAAAGTTCTCTTCCGATATATCAGAATTAACACCTTGGTTAAAACTATTTATTACTGCTTTCTTTGTCATATTTCTTTTTATCCTTTAAATCCTTTTTACGTTTCCTCTTCAGAGCTGTAGCATTGTACTTCTCCTGGGACATAGGAATATAAAATTTAATAGGTTGCTTCCGAGTATTACTTAGTACCACCTCCTCACCCTCGCGCATTAACCTGTTTATTCCACGCAAACCTCTCTTACATATTGACTCTAGTGACTTTGTGGTAAGGTCAGGAAACTCTTTTTCCAAATCAGGAAGTATATCCTTATACGATACTATCATGGGAAAGGGTTTTTCGTACATAACTCCATTTTAAACTTCTATTCTCTGCGTTTCTAAATGCTTTCGTAGTAATGTATTTAGGAACGTATAGTCGCCTCTCTTTTCTGTTATATTTAGGTCCGAAATCAAAAGCAAAGTACGGTATCTTGAAGTTGGATTTTATTATATCAATTTCTTTAAATTTTCCGGCCTGACGCGTTCCCTTTACATAATCATCATCGTAAGGTTTAAGGGAAATATTAGCTCCAGTTTTACCTGGAAAAATAAACACATCCCCTTCCGCGACACGCTCTAATACCTTTAACATAAATATATGGAAAATTCGACGAACTAGTTCTTGACTATGGTGATGACCATAAATCTTTTGTAGATTAATATTTTTAGTCTTTTTCTTTAATAACTTCTTAACCTCATCATTATCCGGGAACAGATCCTTGGTATTATATACACCGGATGTATCATACCTAGCAAACTGTACCTTATTACCATTATCATCGTATGCAAATGTAGCCATAAACCAATACTTACGTTAAATTCATTCTTCTATTGTAGACCTTTCTATCCCAAGAAACTTTCTGATCTAATATCTTATTTAAACCGTCGTCACTCATATTCTCATCCATTTTAGCCGCCGTCATTAAACGTCTAGCTTCATTAGTAATATACTCCAACATTTGTTGCTTTGTAGTCACACCTTGGAAAGATTGTCTTACTGTATCTATTCTAGTAACCTCTGCCGCAATAGCTGCCACCTCAAGGTCGTTGAGTAAAGGTAATCCAATATCATCCTTATCAATAGCCTCATATATCACCAAAGCTTGCTGACCTGCGACATCGTTAGATGTAAATTTAATATAACCATCACCAACCTCGTAGTTGGCATAAATACCATAAGCACTTGATACGGAATCCCCCAACGATGGATCAATACTAACCTCTTGTTTAGCGGGATAGTTTCGATCTTTGTAACCTCCACTATCATACATACCGGAAGGCTTCCTACCTGTAATTATTGTAACAGTCTTTACAAACTCCGCGTCCGGTGGAAGTTCTAGTACCAAATCACTAGGTATCTCTGAGGAATATCTTCTTATTGTTTTAGCAATATTACCTATAGATCTCCATACGGGGTAAGCTGTCTCTATAAAGTCATCCTCAGTCATATCGAGGTGGTACAGATTACGTGCAGTCTGGTAGGCCGTTAGAAAGTTTAAATTATTTTTTTTAGCTATTCTATCCATTATGTTTTATCTGTTTGATCATTAGGTTCATTAGGACCACTTAACTGTTTGTAGAACTTAATGTACTTCATAGTTAACCTATCCATTATCATTTTTTGTACAGCTAGCGGAGCGGGGAATTCTTCATCATCTGGAAATATACCATCCTCTCGTAACAATCTAACGGGGTCATCAAAAATAGCTCTCACAGACATTAATTTGAATGAAGCAGGCCCTGTATTAAATACATATACTGGAAGGTTTCCATTACCATCCTGAGCCAGGTCAATAAACGCAAACGGTCTATTCTTTATAACACGGGAGTGTTTGTGATTCTTAACATCCGTATAATCATAGTATAATTTTAAATTTAGAGACATGTCCGCTGGTCCTATATATAATACCGACGAGTTATCTTTAGTCATCGCTAACTTCGGTATAAATGCTTTCAAAACAAATTGGTTACTTTCTCTATAACCATTTTCTGGAAAAACATCAGAAGACAGTTTTACATTATCTCTTCTTTGGGAAAAGTAGGAATGATTTAATGTGCCGGCTTTGGAAGTTTCCAGAATTATTGAGCTTCTAACATTACTTATTTCATCTTTGATCTGGTCTAATGAATAATTAAAGTTAGCCACTTCTTTTAGACCAGAACCTACATCATTACGTATGGTACTAGCCATTTCTTCTAATGTCATTTATTCTTGTATTAAGTTAATAATAAATACAACTATAATAAATAAAAAAGGGTGACCGGCATATACGGCCAATCACCCTTAAGTTATGATTTATTTATCTTTCTTTACTGATAACTAATTCTATGCAATGAAATCTGCAACACTAGCAGAAACATCTTTATTTGCTTTTAGGAAGTCAGTAGTAACATTTACATTAGCACTACCGTTTAACCAAGTAACAACTGTATCTAGTTCATTGCTTGTGCCAAATAAATCTGATCCCTCTAAGAAATACAAAGTAAACATGAAGAAGCAATCTCCCTCTTGTTCACCAGCAGTTGTTCCTAGACTTCTATGTGGTACATAACCACCGCCAATACCTTCGGAATACGTACCTTTCATTCTAAATGAAATGGTGGTATATTTACCTGAAATAAATGGTTTCTCATCTGGAGATATACCGTAAGAATCCGAGGTATAAGGTGTACTCATACGAACGTTTTCTTCTAGATATTTTCCAGATAATTTAGCTTCTTCCCCGTTGCGTACATACGTGATTTTTTCATCACCAGTAGTAGCAGCTACTAATCCTGAAGTAAGTACTACTGTTGTGCCGTTTGTAATAGATTCAATGGTATATTTAGTAGTATCATCTTCGATATATATCTCATCACCGACACGCATATTGGTACTATCAACCACACTAAGAGTAGTTGCATCCTCCGCATTTACTCCATCTACAAGTGATTGAGTTGTACCGTCAGCATCGTACATTGGAAGTATATTACTTGTGGTAGCCTGTACTCCATAAGTTAATCCTTTTGGTAGGAAATCCACATAATTCTGAAACGATAGATGATCGGCCTTTAAAATCAGGGTTACATTACCAGCCTCATCGTCTGAATAGGTAAAAGGTAATCCACTTGAGAAATTGAACTTTGATTCATAATCAACTAAAGCTTCGTAAAGTTTGGTAGCGATAGCTATAGAAGATTCGCCTCCATTCACTTTTAACTCAAATACAAAAGGACGCCCCCTCTTGATAAAATCAGTAGCCCATTCAGAACTGTGTCTGCTAGTATTAACTCTGATATGTACTATAACTGGCACATTAACATCAGCGTCTTCAATTCCTAAAGCGGTGGTAGTAGGAGCCGTTATAACCAAACCTCCTGTTCTAGGAGCAACGTACCTTTGCCCGAAGGCTGATTGAATTTTAGATTGGTCAAAATTACCATATCCTCTGATATGTAACTTGGCACCTCCATCACTGGTTGTAATGGGATAGATTGAAGCGTTGTTTAGTATAGCCTCTTTATACCCTAAACTAAATGACATAAAAATAAAGTATTAAATAATTAAAAATAATTGTATAGATTTTACTGTTTTGCCCTATCATTTGCAGCTTGTTGCTGGATATTAATAGGAACAGTAGGTATTTCTTGATTAAGCTGTGGGTGAGTAGAAATCCTAGGATCTCTATTCTTTTCTAATAAATAGTCCGCTGCTCTGCGTACAATTTCATTCTTCAAATAATCAGGTAATTCTAATGATTGTGATGAATCGGCTCCGGCTGTGAAAATATCAATATCATCCAAAATCACTAATTCTGGAAGTTTAAGATAATTTATCACTATCTGCGTTGGCTTCATGTAAGTACTAGGTCTACCTATGTGTACTTCAATCTTTGGTCGGTTCTGATATGCTCTATAAGCACTCAAATCACCGGCTAGTTGTTTAACCACACCACTGTTAAATTGACTATCGTGTACCTGATAATACGGTCTGTTAGGAGCCGGTCTCATGTATACATTATTCTCAATAGCATTTAACATATCATATGTAAGCCTCTTAGCGGGAAATGCTAGGTAAGCGTCCTGATCGTCTCCAGCTTTCCTACCACTCCAGAACACACGACACGATAACATGTGTAGGTAATCTGAAGAAGGAAAAGTTACTGGTATTACTCTATCTGTTGTTGGACTTGTTTCCCACTGGGTATAGTCTACAACAGCCGTTCTAACCAATATAGAAGTATGACGTGGTACGGCTGTGAGTAAACCTGTTCCACCGCTTGTAGGCGATACTGATATTGTGTACGGGTACGAACTATCATTCACAGCCGTGATCCGATATTCTTGGGTATGGTTACCAAACTTTATACGTGAATTTACCTCTAAATCAGTTAGTAAAGACACACCAATCACCTCATCACCAAAATCATAATCCTCCAACACGTAACTTCGTACCGGATTAAAAGTTTCCTCTATACCACTATCACCCTCGTTCTCTAAATTAAACTTAGCGGGTTTTAATAGTACACGCAGATCATCAGAAAGTTGTTGATTTGAAGCAAAGAAATTATATTTTTCGTTTACGAAAGCTAGAATAGATTTGTTTAACACATAATTAAATTCTTCAATCGTAAATGTTGCGGAATTCTCCTTGTTTACTTCGACCAGCACAGCCTCGTAAACTTCTCTTGCAGTCATTGACTAAAAGTATTTTTATTAATTTCTTTCTAAGGCAGGTGGTGTCTCTTTCTTGGCACTACCCTCCTTCTCAAAATAGTCGGGATTAACTTCCCGCTCTAGTAAATTAACGGTGTTCTTATTATCTGAGCTGGACATCCATGAAACCACAGAATCTTCGCTCATACCCATAAGGACATGACCGTAACGGTAAGCTCCAGAAGGATCAATCGTTACTTTCCCTTTTTCAAGGGCTTTTATTAATAGAAGCCTCAGAGATAACTGAGAATCTTCATATATTTTTAATACTCTCGCGGGATTACTATCTGCTTGATCTAATAAAAAGTTTTTGATGATTAAAGGATCCTCTCCATCCATTGGAATACCCAAAAGTTTAGCGCGAAGTGAGTAATTTTCTACTTTATCTTCGTCTACAAGACGCATAGCTTTCAACTTCGTCTGTTTAGACGTAACGCTTTTAACTGCTTCTTTATGCCTTCTATGGATATAAAATTCAGCACCGGATTTCACCTGTGCTTCTTCGTAGCTGGATGCTAGACAGGGTTGATGTTTAACCCATTCCCATATAACTACTTGTTCTTCATTATTTAAATCAAAAGTAACACCTTCTTTTAAAACAAATTTATGGTGTGCCTCTGCCCAGAATTTCTTCTTCTTCTTATCGTCCTCAGACAATCTTTCAATACCTTTAAACCATCCGGTTAACGGGTCTCTAACAGGTTGAACAGTGGTCTTACCATTTTTGTATACAGATTTAATTTCTATAATTTTATCTTGGGGAGTACCTCTTTGTAGTTGCTCCTCCGTAAGTATCGTTTTATTCATCTTTCTTTCTTACCTATTTACATTAAAATTAAATAGTAACGAGTATTAACTACCCGTTACTAATCATTATATTATTTAGTACAATCGAACTAGTCGATGTACACATTTTCTTTTAAAATAAACGATTTGTATGGATTAAATACCACAGAACAACTATAACCAAGAACGTGATATTCTGAACCATGTACTCCCGTGGAGATACTTCCACCACTATCGTTACCTGAACGTCCGCCAAGACCTTCTACAAAACCATCAACCATCTCACTACCTTCTAAGGTAAATGAAGCAATACCTGGTTTTCCAGATTTTATATCAGCGGTAGTATCTAAGAAAACAGCATAACCATACTCCGCAAACTCTTGAGAAAGAGCCCTATCCGGAATAAATATAATTTCGTTTCCTTGTATTCTATAACCATCAAATTCAGCACCCATCCTTACTTTACCGCTCTCTTTCGAGTACAGGTAAGAAGCATCGTTAGGAGCATTGAACCTGTAGTCAGATTGGCCAACGCGACCAAACTGGGTGTAAAATCTTTCATTCACGATAGCTGTGTAGATATTACCCGTAGGCTTGGCTGATTTTTCAACCATAGCACCAATAACATCATCCAGTACCTCAGAAGAAAGCATACTATAGTTAAATTTATCGCAATCTCGGGCTAACTAAACCCCTTTGTTGTGTGGACTATATCTTATGAATATTATAGTTTATATTTATATTTCCACTTAAAGCCTTTGTAAGTTTTACAACGACCATTAACACAATCCTTAACGTTTTTAAACACACTATCTTTATAAAGAATTCTTTTATCCCACTCTCTCACAACTTGGTTATCCAAAGTCATTTGTAGAATAATATTTTTATCCTTATATTCCTCAATAAAATCAGGAACCTCTTCATGGTTTCTAATAATCCTCCACTGGTAATCCTCGTACAATTTATGACTCTTTGCATACGAAAGTAACGCGGAATCACTTTTTTTACCAAAATTCGCGGCTGCGGCTTTACAGGAAGACCATAACTTAATAAAATTACCATCCTTATCATATTGTGCAACTCTAAGTTTAGAGTTATAGTAACCTATATATAATGGATAGTCTTCTGTTTTATACCTCCACTGGTAACCGGCTCTGGATTTATAAGGAGGTGATAATGCCTGTCTTAAAGTTCCTGGAGAACAATTAACTGACTCTGAAGCTTCTGTTATTGAAGACCATTCTCTTACAAATTTACCGCTCATTGTATATTGTATTATACTGCACTTATTCTTAGTACCAGCATTACAAATACCGCCTTTTATGCAGTTGTAAGTGAATCTTGATTGTACAAAAGCTTGTGTAACAATCTGTCTTTCTAAATGATAAGCCTCTTCCGCTGTATTAAATACAGCTAATGTGTGTCTTGTGAAGTTGTGGTATCCGTGCTTTTTAACAGCTTTATGAAATAAATTATCATTTAACTTCTGTTTGTCGGATTTTATTCCACAACCTATATACCCGTCAAATACGTTTGGATCTTCTACTTTATGCACTCCTACGTATATCTTGGTATTAATTGTGTTTGTTGTAATATAAACTATATACTTCATCTTGTTGTTTCATTGTTATTACTCTACTCACTCTACGTATAGGCTTTCGATAGTCTCTGAACCTTGTACCATATAAAAACTTAGGCACCTGGCTGCTGATTGTTCGATTAATATACTTTTTAACATTCACACTTACTCCTTTCGAGTTATGTTGTAGTGTATATTAATTAACGAAGTTTCCAGCAGTTAAACAAGTTTTGGAACGCCATTGCGAAGTTTAACGTTCTATTTGCGGTAATACACCATCTGACATTGGTACATCACGACCTCTCTCATCCTGGTCAAGGCATTTACCATTTACATCATAGTTGGTTTGAGAAAAGATACAAGAGTTATTTTTAGCCAACATAAACGTATTCATCACGTCTACCTCATGTTGATGCATCTTGTAATACTCTTTTTTATCTTTCTTAGCAATCTCTAAATATACGGACTCTTGCATTTTATAATCAGCCGATACAGTATCAGAAGCTCTGTGCCTAGACATCCAGTTTCTGTGTGTTTCGGTGTTATCCGTATACTTGGTATATCCTCTCTCTGACAACTCAGGATGGTAATTACTACGGTATCTAGTAAATTTACCTCTTTTTAAGAACCGTGGGTCAAACGATTTGGAATAATCATTACCTACTAAAACTACGACATGTTCCCATCTTGCTGGTCCTAATTGTCTAGGAGGAGCAATAACCAACGCTTGTTGGTGGTTTTCTAATGAAAAAGTATCATTTTTATCGTAATACTTTTCTTTCAAAATCATGGTAACAGGCACTTTATTCATACCCGGTGTAGCAGTTGTAACATCTTCCGCAATCTCTACTTTTTTAATGTAGTTAACGTCAACAGTCCATTCAACAGCCATTGAGTTAATTGGTTGGAAACTATCAGCTCCCTTAGATTTATTATAGAAAATGTTTTTTAGTGCATCGGTAAGTATAGTGATAGCCAAATCTGGATAGAGTGAGGCTACTAAACCCATACGATGCGGTTTTGTTCCAAATACCTGATTGAAATTCTGAACGGTTCTTGTTTCTCCCATATTGTGGAGAACCGTTTTCTTATCAACAATCTTCATTTTTCAAAAATAAAATTTAAAATATTAATATTAATATAAATCATCCAGGGAATATGTATTATCATAATTACCTGGTGTCGGTGTGGTTTTATCTTTATTGCTTAAATCAGAATCATTTGACTTAAAACTTTGTTTCTTAGATTCTTTAGTAGATTGCCCACGTTTATATGCGGCGGACTTTTCTTTTTTCCAGTATTCCTCTCGCTGCTTCATCACGTCGGAACCATTCTGGTACCACCATGCTGCACGAAATAATTTTTCTGGGTCACTAAAAACCTCTGTAAGAAATCTAGAGTCTCCGTCCTCGTCTACTTCCAGAATTAAGTCAAGAACCGAGTTTTTAGTACTATCATCTAACTGAAATCCGTCTATATCGTTTAGCTCGGAAACTTTGTTTACAACTAATTTTCTCTCTTCCTCAAGTTCTTTTTGCCTATCTTGTAAACTTTTGGTACGTAAAGTCTCTACTTCTGCTTTCTGATCTTTTTTAAATTGTTCTCGTATTCCGTTTACAGTAGTCTTATAACCCTTTAACTCTTTGGCTTTTTTAAGATCTTCCTCGATTTCTTCGGGAGTTGCTTCAGGATTATTTTTCTTTAAGAAAGCGGTAAAGATCATATCTTCATCTAACTTATCATAATCCTCGTTACCAACTTGTTGTTGAGCAAGTATTGTCTGTACCCTACGAGCAGCGGCATCTTGTATAAACTCTTCTACAGAAGTTTTATTCTCCCTTAAATAATTTATAAATCCTATCTCCTTCTCATCTAAACCATACTTCTCTTCTATAGAAGTTTCGTTGCTGGAGTGTAACTGAGCTAATACCTCTTCTTGTTTCTCTGCGTCAAGTTCGTCAAAGTGTTTCGATTCACCGTTATCAAACTCGATCATACCGGCTTCTATACCAAAACGCGACAAGTAACGTTCAGTACCCGATAAATCCTCAGTACCAGAACCCTCCTCTTCCTCGTCTTTTGGTTTGTCGGAGTCCTTATCCTCAGCGTCTGATTCTACTTTATCAGTACTTCCTTTACCATCATCGTTACTATTAGATGTATCTTTATCTGTAACGGAATTACCATCGGTTTGTTTTTGATCACCATCTTCGTCGGTATCCTTACTAGGATCCCCAGTGGTATCATTTTTTGGATCCTCTACTACAGGATCATCATAAATATCATCAATATCCATTTTTCCATTAAACTTATTAAATTTGTAAAAATGTTCTACGTCAGTATTATAGTAAAAATATTTTAAAAATGAAATATATCACTATATATAATTTTAATACATTACTTTTTATAGCTAATCATACTCTTAAACACATTATCTTCATAATCAAATTTCAAAACATTTTCTGGTATAACATTATCAATATCTGCATAAGTAGCTCCTGTTTCTAAACCTGCTACTTGCAATCCGTCAAAAGTATTACCGCTATCTGAAATAACTCCCGGTGGAATCGTAGCAATTACTTCATATCCAGTTATGGTTGGTGTTAAGTAAGTGCCATCATCCTGTGCAACAACATATCGCCATTTTGATTTATTGGTTAAATCACCTGTTTCTCCGTAAACCTTACCACCATTTTCAATGAATGCATCTGCAATACCCGAAACTTTAGTGCCCCAAAAACTTTCTAAATTCGCTCCTGTTAAAGTGCCGTGATTGCCGTTGCCTGAATTGTCAAAAATTTCTGTACCGCCGCCTGTTCGGAAATTATATGAAATATCATTTCCTAATTTAACACTACTAATTAACCCTTTAAAATTGTACCCGTCATATCTTTCACTAATCCTATTAAAATAAATAACTGAATCACTTAATGATATAACACCTAATGTACTTCCATCGATAAATAATTCAAAAACAGTCGATGTATTCCTAACTAATCTAAGTTCTACTATTTTATTTGGTGCTAAATAATCCCAAGTCCCATTATTTGCAGAAACGTTTGCAAAAAATAATATATTACTTCTATTATAACGCAGACCTCCGCCATCTCCAGTAACATTTCTTCCAAGAAAATATTGAGTATCATCAACCTCGCCAAGGTTTATATTGATTATAATTTCATCGCCAACAGTAAACTCCCAATCATCAAAAATAACCGTAGAAACAATGCCATCAAAATAACCCACCTGTACATCTTTAACCAATAAATCATTACCATTACTGGTAGCATCTTCAAACCCCCAATCGCTGCCTATTTGGGTTGGTGGAGTGGATACTACGTCCTGGTCATCAGTTTTAAACCTAGTTATATAATTGGCTGTTTTGTCTATTTCGTAAATTGAACCACTCAAGTAATCCATAAGAGTATTCCAGTTAATTATAGTTGGATTACTAGAGTTCTCGGAATACCACTGTAGGTTATACGATTCAGAATGTTCATATAATTCATTGCTTCCAGCCTTCTGTAATAATGTATTACCAGTGTTACTAAATCCCGAGCGAGGGGGTACTGTATGAGAATACTGATAACCTGTAGGTACATCAATGGTCTTAGACTTCCCCTCTGTAAGAATAATGTATTGCCACTTACTTTGATTAGTTAAATCCCCTATCTCAGCATAAACATCATACCCGTACTTCAATAAAGCCGGAAAAGCTGCATCTGATCGAGTAGCCCAAAATGCTGTTAGCGCTGCTCCTGATAATTCCGTTTCACCTAAATCTTGTTGGTAGGATATTGTACTTTCTGCATAATACAAGTAGCTGCCACTTCCTGCACCTTCTGTACCTACTGTTGCTTGTAGTAATACATAAATATTACCACTTGCGTCTACATAGTCAGATAAATTAGTAGTTATATTAGCCGTTAAGGTATCTTTACTTGTAGTAGTATGTGAATCTAAACTTGCGCTAAATGATTCAGTTGTAAAATTCCATATATGCATACTCCATCCGCAATCAGAAGTTCCACCACCTGTACCATACCCTTTAGCTGTAACCGATATTTGCGTAATGCTTGAACTTGTAGTTACTAATTTTATAATATGCCCAACCCATCCAGAAGCAGATGCAGCAAGATGATTGTTAGCATCATCAGTGGACACATAACCTAAATCAGTTGCATCAAGTTCACTTGACAACGTTAATGCTGCAAATGGCTTATTTGATTCTGCACCATAATATACTGAATCAGGAGATAAATCTTCTGTTAATATTTCGGTCGCATCTGTATATAAAGTTAAATCCATTATTCTAAAATTTCGTTTCCTTTAAATTCCAATTCCCTAAACTCTTGTAACGTTAAAAATTCGGTTATTCCAAATGCTTGATAATTTTGCAGGGCTTTGTTAAAATCCTGTTCGGTTATAAATCCGTTAACGCACTTGTTAGGCAATAGAGGGTTTGGGCATAATTGAACTGATACGGCAAAATTGCCGTCCGCCATTTCCCTTACTATTTGAGCTGTTTCTCTTAGCGTGTAATCCTGCGCATATCCCAATTCAGATTTTATCTGTTCAGGTATCACAGCACCCAGTATTGCCGGGGTCGCTATGAAAAAAAATGTCTCTTTCGGTGTGTACGTAGTTGTCGGCATTATTGTTTAATTTTTATTCGTTCAACATATCCCATTTGCTTATTTGCTGTCTTGGTTATTTCAACATTTACTGAGTTTTCAATTTCATAAATATCACCATAAGTAGCGTCTGTTTCTTTGCCTGTTACTTGCAACCCATCGTAGGTGTTACCTGAATTACTTACCACGTTTGCGGGTATTTCTAATTCATTTCCTTTAGCATCTAATAATTCTGATGCTGCTATCACTTTTTGAACGCCATAAGAGCCTGTATTATCAACAAAATTACTAACATCATAACTTTCATTATTAAATTTAATATTAGAAACTTTATCACCAGCGTTATTATCTATAACCATAAATTTAGATGTTGTATGTGTGTTTCCAATCACGGGATTTGTTCCATAACCACCAGTTGTATCAACTAAAACATAATCATTTCCAAACTTATTACCTTTTATATAAGCAGTAAATTCACCTAATGTAGAACGTATAATTTTTAATGTATAATATTGGTTAATATCAATATAATTATTATCAGTTATAAAAAGTACCCCAGAACCATTTCTTTCAGATAATTGAAACGCACCATTTACAGTTCTTAAATTAAGATAACAACCAAAACCATTTAACCAATCAATATTATCAGTAAATATTGATACAAAATGATTAATTGAACCGTTATTAAGTTTAAAACTAAACTCCCAAGTATTTTCCTGAGCTGTTAAATCAATAGGCTGAATTTCTTTTACTGAGATATTATCAATTGAGCCAACAAATGAGTTTGACTTAAAATATAAATCTAAGGTTGGAAGAGAACCGACTATAACTATAAGTGTATAAGTACCGTCTTCAGAATAATTTCCAAGATTAAAAGTACCAAAAGGCAAATAAGCAGTTATTGACCCGGAAACATATTGGGTTATGTCAAATGTAAGTTTATAATTACTACCTAATAATTCAGGTATTACTTGTTTAATAGCAGCACTATTAGTTCCATCACAACTAGCAACACCGCCTGAAATCGACCATCCAGCGTCTTTTATCCAATTACTGTCAGTATCAAACATCCCATTAACAACTAATTCACTACCTAAATTACTTTTATCAGGTTCTGCTAAATGTGCTGTTGTACCAGCTGTTTTGCAAATTAAATATTTTGAATACCCTTTTGCAGATAAAGCAGGATATGGCAAACTTGAAACCTCAGACCAAATATCTTCTAAATTTGCGGTATCTAATTGAGCAATCAAAGTGTTACCTAAATCATCAGCAAAATATAGCTCTCCAAAATCACTCTCCTGAGCATACCAAGTTAGCGTGAACGTTCCGTTGGTTATTGTTATTGAATAAATCAATCCTGATGTTACATCAATTCTGCTGTCATTAGTTTTTGTGGCTGTTGCCGTACCTTCTTGTGATGAAATAGTGTAACCTGTAAAGTTACCTGTTATGAATGCTATACCGTTAAATTTAGCTACCTGTGTATTTTTTATTGTTAAATCGTTTCCATAAGTAGTTCTGTCCTCAAAGCCCCAATCGCTACCTATTTGGGTTGGTGGGGTGGAAAGTACATCTTGCGCAACTATAAAGTCAGGTGTAATACCATTCAAATCGTAAACCTTTATACCATTACTTGCCTGAAACCAATACTCAGCACCATTAGAAAGCTTCATATAGATAGCTGTTCCGGCTGTAAAAGTTATATTAAAACCATCAATAGTTGGTGTTGAAGTGCCTATAAATTCTTCTACTGTAATCCCTCTTAGGGTTAGGTTGTAATCAGATTTTAGGTAAACATTTCCGTCAAGGGTGGCTATTTGGGTATTTTTAATCTGTATATCATTACCATTTCCAGATAAGTCGGGATAGTAATAAAGACCATCCTTCTCCACAATCTTACTAGAAAATACATTCTGTAGTTCTATTGACGTTTGTCCTTCATCTAACTCAAAGCCGTATAACGAAGCTAGGTAAGATAGTAGGGCCGTTCCTGTAGAAAACGGTATATCGTCATATAGCGGTATTGTTATTTTTTTATAATATAATTCTTTAGTATTACCATCCGCCATAACGAGTATAACCATATCATCTACGTCGTCATACAATAACCTCTTTGTTAGGAAATAATTAAAATACTCTTTTCTACCGTCCGGATACGTAATTTCAAGAAAGTTTATATTACTATCTATTTTTATTAAACTCATGATGTTATTATTGTATTACCATTAGACTCCAAAGCCACTACAGCAGCCAATCCGTCGAATCCTCCGGAAGTTGCGTCCGGAGCTGGATTGGTACCACTTATATCTATTGTACAATTAAATATATTTGTCTGAGACATATTATATAATATTTTATTTACATTGTCTACAACAGGCACACTATCACTAAGATCAATGAGTGTGCCAGCACTGAATATAGAATTAGTTACTATCAAATCCGTTAAGGCACCTAGTCCAGACATATTTACCGACGTCTTGAATAAATTACCACTGATATCTAATGAACCTGATATCGTACTAATACCACTAATGTCCATACGTATATTACTAGCCGTGTTAAAAGTAGGATAAGCTGCCAACGCATTGTTTGGTAATAACAGATAATTAGTTATATTTGGTGTACCACTAACAGCTCTACTAATAGTACTTATTGAACAATTAGATGCATCTAGTGCAAAGTAATTGTTAGTATCTGGTAGTGTAAGACTTGTTACAGATGTATTGTTTTTTATATTTAGTGTTCCGTTATTACTTAGTACAAAAGCAGTCAAGTTTAATGTAGACGGTCTAGATGTATTCGCTAATTCCAAAGTACCTGCGGTAGATATTAAATCACCAAAGATACCGAGATTTGGATTATTATTTAGGTTTAAATAACTCCAATCAAGGTTGGCGAAACTAATATTACCCGTTAAATCATTATTGGAGAAATCTCCAATTACCTGACCTACATAAGTAGATGTTATATTTGCTATAGTAGTTAGTAAACTATTACTCTTTAATTCAATTCTATAGAAATCTACATTTGATAAATCCGCTGATACAAGTTGCGTTCCCGTTAATCTAAGTTCTATAGGATTATCTTGAGATATTGCCGATAAAGTAGTGACAGAAGCGCAAGTTTGGGCTAATAACCTATTCTTTATTTTTGGGAATGCCAGTCCTCCTACTGTAGTTATGGCTGTCGAACTGACATTTAAGTCTAGTCCAGAGGTACCGTGACCTATAGAAAAACTACTCAGTGAGGAATTATTACTAATATTTAATTCACCAGTCATTATTAGGTTAGGGTTTTCAAACGCTGTTAAACCCATGCCGTTTAGTCTCAGGCTATTTATTGGTTCACTAGACTTTATCGTAAAGAATACATCTGTACTGACTCCCGTTATCGGTAATGATGGATTACTGCCCGTGTAAGAGTTACCATCCACCATCCATACAACACTTGGTGACCCGACAACAAACGATATGAATGGTGCAATATTACCGTTATAAGTAGTAGTAAATTTGAATGTTTGGTATAATCCCACTATAACTACGGAAGCAGCAACCAGATTATTATACGCCGTCTTGCCATCTACTCCGCCAGATGTAGAATCATATCCATATAGAGAATTAGTAAAATCAACTGTTGATCCTGCATACGCCTCACCGTCTAGCGTGGATAGTATATTATTATTACCTGCGACAGAAGTTAGTCCGTCTCTAAAAGATATACTAGTACTAATTCCTGGGTCATCAGAAATACCTTGCACACTTATAGAATCTATGTCCATTGTCTCAAACAAACAATCTCCTACAAGGTAAGCATTTGGAAAATTAATGTCTGATATCGAGGTGTTGGATAGATTCGGTACTAAAGTTTTTGCTGTAACATTAGTATCTACCAAAGCAGTTAGACCGGAATTACCTGATAAATTTAGGTAACCAGATTGTAATTCGATGGATAAACTCCCTTGTAGATTAGCGTTACTAATATCCACATCCATATCCATCACGGAGTTTACAGCAATAGACATTCCCGTAATAGTCTCCAAATCGGAGTTACTGGCGTTAAAGATATCGTTTATAGTAACATTACTAAGATCCACAGACGTTAGGCCCGTACCACGTAAGTCAATAATAACAGTATTACCGTTATCTGACAAGTTACTTAAAGTAGTTAGTGAGGTCGTATTTTGTAACGATAATGTACCTGTTAACGTGACATCTACTAAGTTAAGTGTGGTTAATGACGAACAATTATCTCCGTTTATAGATATAGGACTGGTTGTCAAATAACCTCTTAGATTTGTTATACCGGTCAATAACGTGTTGTTGCTGAAATCTACATGGTCTGAGATCTGTACATTGTTTAAATCAAGAACAGACGTTAAATTGTTATTGTAGATATCCAAACCATCTATCATCCTTACACCTGAAGGAAATCCCGTCACACTCGACAAAGTGTCATTATTGGTTATCTTTATATAATCAGATGTTAAACCATTTAGGTTCAACGAGGTAATAGACGTAGAATCTACTTCGCACGATTCAATCATAGCAGACGCGGTCAACTCCGTTATAGATGTTACACTTCCGCCAGTAATTGATACTCGTAAAACTATATCTACAAATGATAAGTCTATGGAATTAATACCTGTATCTTGTATTGATAAATCCTGTACCTCCTGTACGGCACCCGAAAATAGTTGCAGGGAGGTTAGACTAGGAATATCTACCAAACTTATTAGTGTAACAGGTTCTACCGAATTAGAACAAGACGATAAATCTAGTGAGATTATTGATGTATTATCTAACGTCAACGACTCTAGCGACGTAGTTTCCAGGTTTAGAACCGAAGTTATTGCGTTACCCGATAAATCCAAAACGCTCAGGTTAGTAAGACCAGAAAGGTCAACACTACCAACCAATCCTTGATTCGCGAATTGAAGACTCAATATATCCTCTAAGTCGACTACATTTAATGTAATAACGGTTGCAGTACCATCGTTTGTGAACGAAGGATTACCAACGCCGCTATGACCCTTATCCGTTGACCATGATACAGACGGTGTAATATCTAATAATACCTCTCCGTTCTTTACAGTTGTAAAACTAAGAGTCTCTGGTGCTACATCACAATAAACAGTATTACCTCTAGATTCCAAATTTTCTTTATACAGTATACCATCTATACCACCGGATACAGTATCTGCTACATCGTTAGTACCATTTAAGTAAATGGTTCCGCTTGATATACCAGTTGCATCTAGTTGTTGCAGATAATTATTTACAGCAGCAGGGCTAAAAGAGTTATTCTCTAAATGAATTTCCGAAGCATCTGCGATTACTGATGGTAATGTTAGACTAGGAGCAGTACCATCCGTGAACCTAAATAAGGAGACTACTTGTACACCGGAAAAATCCGCTGATACTAGAGCCTCACAGTTATCTATGTCAACGTTATAGGTACCGCTTGGTACAACTAAAGTACTTAATGATAAATTATCACTTAACTCTAGAGAATTTAGCGTTACATCAGATAAATCAAGGGAAGATAACAAACTATTGTTGATTGAGAAATCAATGTCTGTTCCTGATGTAACAGTTAGTCCGGCAGATAAAGGTACGTCGGTCATTACCAAACTATTAAAAAGATGTAGGTTTGTAATGGACTGTAGGTTGGGTATATTTAAAAAATCTATTTGAGTTGGTACTTCACCAAAATCAATATTATTTAATCTAGATGCGTTGGATATCGTCATAATAGCTGATACTCTTCCCGCAGTATCCGCACTAATGTTATACATAGCACCGAGATCTGAGGTAAATATTAACTGCTGTGTTGATTGGGAAGATAAGTTTACACTATTTAAGTTAGGTAGAGGCTCTGGTAACACTACTTCATTTATGTAGGTATTCGATATATCTAAAGTACCTCTTATTGCTCCGGCATCTAACCCAGCGTTATGGTATAGGCCCGTGAAGTAGTTTAATCGTTCGGGTATAAACTCTATAAAATCACCTTCTTCTACAGATAAAACTGTACCGCCGCTTATTGTCTGGACATAAGTACCATTTATATTTACTCGTACATCAGAGGTATCAGTGGTATAAACAGTCATACGTAAATTACCCGTCGTGCCCGAATACAAAGAAGCTGCGTTATAATTAAACAGCACAGTATTACCTCTAGCTTCTAAAGAGTTTACCAATGCCCATCCATCTAATCCACCCGCATCACCATCAAGTACTGAATTAATACCACTTACATCTATAGTGGCATTTTCTATGTTTTCTGTTGTTAACTTATTTAATATAGTATTTACTTCAGCTGACGATAGATCATTATCCTTAAATGATACGTAATCAGTGTTATATGGACCTGACGTAGAAGCTGTGTCCAAATAAAGAAAGGTAACGTCTTTAATACCCGTATTTTCTAGATCTAGTGCAAGCGTGACACTCAATGGTGGTAAAGTAGTACTAAGCACCGAGTTTTTCAATCGAAATTCAGTGAGATAGTCCGGATCACCATCTATAAAAGAGAGGCCGGTAAGATTAACTATAGAACTATCCTGAAGGTTCAACAACTCCGTTACTACATAATTACTGAGATCTACGTTAGTGATAGATTGTACATTTTGCGCCTTAAAAAAAGCACCCTCGGTACCAGATACCAAAGAAGAAAGCGATGTTATAGGTGTATTACTAATATCCAAACCGCGTAAATTACCTAGATTATAAAAAGAAAGAATGCCGGAATTAGCCAGATATACTTTCACACCTACATCGCCCTGAATATTTACAGATACTGATGTTAGATCGATATTATTATTTAAGTATAGGTTTTCTAGGTTTGGAGCCGATCTTATACTAAATCCCTTTAAAATAGCTTGATTAGACAGATCTAACTCTATAAGACTTTCCGGTGTATTAGGTATTAGAGTTACAGTTTTTAACCCAGCTCCTAGAGTAAAGGACGGTGTGTTGGTTGTTTGGGGCTCATAGCCAGAAACAGACCAAGTCACAGAAGTTCCGTCATTAGTTACAGCTGTCGGATTAAACTCCCCATAACGCGTGGTATAAAATATAATACCTCCGTAACTTCTCTTACCAGGAAGTGAGTTGAATAAAAACTTTTTATTGTTACTAGATCTCATGTATATAAGTATTAATCTTTAAGTAGATAAATAACAGAGGCCAGGTATAAAAATGGTACTATCTCTACCTCTCTAAGTATTATAGTAAAAAAAGTTAAGATTATAAATAACCATTTACGAAAACTTTTATCTCTAAGTAATATTCTTAACTTTTTTATCTTTTTTATAGTTTCTTTCATACGTATCTTATAATAAATCTTTAATTTCAAGTATACCTTTTACACTAGAATCGCCATCAGCTTTAAACATAACCCATAATTCATCGTAATTACCATACAGGTCTTTACCTATCTTCACGGAAGAGGCTACCTGACCTGATATAGTTCCCGTGCTTTGTTTTGAAGCTCCAACAAAATCAGCGAACTGTATTAAACCTCTGTCCGTTACTTCATTATTATTATTATAAGCCACTTGTATGCTAGAAGTTGGTAAATCGGTCCATGTCACAGTGCCCGTGTACGTAGGATTAAAACCTAACGTCACTTCTCCGGAAGCATCAAGTAAGTTAATTATCTTTACTGCCAGAGGTATAACTGTTGCGTCGAAGGAAGCTTCTTTTAACCTTATACCTAAAACTAATTCCTCGTCGCCAGATAAAACACTAATAGCTCCGTTACTCACTATAGATGGCTTGTTTCCTTCAGGATTAAAACCACCCTCTGATATAACTGTATTACAAATCTGCTTCATACTACCAGAACCGCCCGTGGATTTTATCATATACATTATGGGTAGGTTAGCGGTGCGCATATATACATCTTGGGACAGTACGTTCGCGTGATGAAATAGATGACAATTTATAATAGTTCCATTTAAAGCAAACCCTGCGCGTACAGTTCCTAAACCTAACCATTCCAGATCCATAAAAACAATCTGACCATATAACATATTTAATGTCATGCCAGAAGGCCCATTACCGTCCAACTTATCGAAATTCCAGTTAGCCCTTTCGACCTCCTCGACCAGTACGCCATTATTGTATATCTGGAAATACACGCCAGCCTCTTTGGAACACATAGCTATGCCGTTCTTAATGTTGCCGTCTATAACAGGTGCATTATAATTATCTAAATCACAGTAACCAACGTACTTTTCTACATCAACTTCCGGTGAAAATATACCAGTTACCAACAATTCATGGCTTTTACCACTCTGGTAAGTGAATCTCTGTTTAGTTTGACTAGCAGCCCATTCACCATTGCTGGTTACTGATAATGTTTGTTTGGATGTAGCTTTATCCCAAGTAATCAATGACCCCACACCTTCAGCTCTGTTACTCCAGAAAAGACTTACTGCATCCTCATAAACCATGGTATGGTCCGCTATCGTATATGGTTCGGATACACGTAACCTACCGAAAGCATCACCTTGATATTCTGCCAATGCAACGCGTAAATTACCTAGTATAGAAGTTTTAACAAATTCTGTATCTCCTGCATCGGTACATCCCTTAAGTGTAGCTTCAACCACCTCTGCTTTTTGTACAGTGATGTTTGATATAGCAACTGGATCCGTAGTATGAAACTCCAGTAACAATGCATTAAAGAGTTGTGGCTCGAATTGTATGTTAGTACTATTATACTTAGTATTGTCGGACGATAAATCTTTTACATACCGAACTGTACCAGAACTACCTAATAGTTTTACCACTATGTTTGAAAAGTTGTACGTATCGTCATAACAACCTAAACCAACCTGATGCGCATTAATACTTCTGTTAAAATGAATTAATAGCGTCTTAGGATTACTGGAACTTGTATTCTTAACAGTAGTATGTAAGTCCGTGAATGGTATTAACACATTATTACTTACTTCCGCATCCAAATCATCTACCCACCCCGTAACCGTACTATTAGCTACATCTATATCTTTAGCATAAATCGAATCGCCGTCTGAGGGTAGAGGGTTTTGTACAGTTATTCTTCCAGAGTCTAAGGTGATAGCGCCCGCTGTCTCTAATGAAGACACTAAGTAATCAAAGCACTGGTCGTAAGAAGAGAATGCAGAATTAGCTTCCGTCCTGATGTTGGTATAAGGACCTAACTCAAAACTCTTACCTGACTGACCATCATGTATCATTAAGAACCCCTTAGACACCAAAAGTCTCGCGTCGTCGGGATTTATGTATATGGTATCTTTACCATCTTGTTCTATTAAGACAGCATTATTTTTCTTGTAAACTTTTACTAGTTTCATATAATAGTATTATACATTACCTTCATCGTTATCATAAGCACAATAATAAGCATCACCTGTTCCGGCGTTAGACCAAGTTGTATTATCTGTTACTTTTGTTAGGGCTGTGCCGTCCAAATAATGTGTAGTTTTTAAGCTACCAACACTCCAGCCTTGTGTACCTATCCTTACTACATCGTAGCTGTTACCATCATAATCTGTTTTAGTTTCAACTACATCACCGTCTGCAAAATCTATTTGTTCTTGCGCTGTTAGGGTGCGGAGGCAACGGACACTACACCCAAATCTATAATTAATATCAGTTACGAATAAAAAACTATCAGAATAATTAATATTATAATAAAAAGCTCTTTCAAATCTTCCTTCTGTAGTTGTCCAAAACCAAGCATCAGTACCATCATCGTAGAACGCTCCATCATTACTATCCCTAGTGCTTCCCGGAAGGGCTGTAAAATTAACTTCATCAGTGGCCCCTGTATTTGGGTCATACCACAACCCAGTACCAGCTTCTAACGTACCAGTTTGTTTTAGTTTACCTCCAGCCACGCTCGAACCACCTAAATATGTTTCTAAAGTAGTCCATTCAGTATCGCTCGGAACGTGTAAATCTGTTATGAGGTTTGAGGCGTTACCTTCAACAGTATACCAGTTATAAAGTAATCCGTAGCCTAAGCCTTCTGGTATTGGTTCAGGTACTTTAATAGCAGATCCACTTATTTTCAATATCCCTGTTGGTAGTTTTATTATTGGCATGTTGTTTTATATTTAATTTTATTATATATTTGAATCATCATTATCTATTATATTTCAACCATTATACTTATATAAATATAAACCACTTCCATTGTCTACACATGAAATAAAATCTCCATATGCTTCAATAGCAGTAAAAGAACTGCTTGTTTCAGGAATATCTTGTGAATGAATTAATGTTAAATCTCCATTTATATCAATACTATATGATTGGATTTTATCTACAGTATCTGATTTACTTGTAAATATTTTTGAATTTTCATAAGTTACACAAGAATAACTCCCAGTTATAGAATTGTCTTCTAATGTTAAAGCTCCACTACTTTTTGAATATGATAATAAATAATTACTACTTGCAAATATTACAAAATTTCCAGCTAAACACACTTCTACATAACTCCCTCCGTCAGATACTGCGCTTTCATATGAAACAGTACCAGATCCATCATATGAACATACTTGTCCCCCAGATGTATATACAGTAGTATATAAATATCCAGAATCACCAACAATATCCGTGTACGTGAGGTTTATATCTAACCTACTTTCATAAACTAAATTATCACTACCATCTATAGAATATGTGATTATTCCCCTGCTATTTAATTGTCCAACACAATAAATATAAGAAGAATCTGTCCATAAAGACCAATATGTACCATTGGATATATTATCAGAATCTTGAAATGTTAAATTCCCTGAAGCATCTATTGTATAAAGTCTTATTCCTCCAGAGAAACAGGCGGTTATAATATAATTACCATCTCTTACGATTTTGTAACATCCTCCAGATATACTCTGAGAATCAACAAATGTCACTGATCCAGAGGTGTTATAAGTATAAGTTCTAATAGAATTAGACGTTCCAACAATAATAAAATCTTCATCTATATATGTAGATATTGAATTTGATAAATATACATGCGATTTGAGTTCAAATACATCAGTACTTTTATTCATCATCAATAATTGCAAATTCTTCATTATACCTCCTCGATTACTGATACAACATCCCACTTACTATCCGTTGAATTATAAATACAGCCTATGTACATTTTTTTACCTGCCGTTGTACTTGTTGGTAATGTAGTTCCAACAACTTCATAAATAGCGTTCCATGTTAATGTTCGTGATGTTCCGTTATCTTGTATTCTTATCATTAAATTATTGCCATTTGCAGCTGTTCCGCTTGGTGCGTTAATAGTTAAATTAGCCGCCAATGTGGTTACGTAGTGCTCATTTTCCCTTGAACCACCTGTTGGTGTTATTGATGTTGCACTTGCTATACTTGTTTGACTTAATGGTTTATCTGTTAAATCATCATAAGAACCACTTGTTGCTACGTCAGCCAAATCTCCGGGCTGAACTGCACTATCAGCCAAATCTAAGCTTGCATTTACACTTATATCGAGCTTTGATTCATCAATACTTCCTGGTTTAAGTGAAGCTGTTATATTTTGACCTGTTAAAGTAAAATCAATCTCACTGCTATCTGTTACAGTTACTGCATCATGTGTAGTGTACCCCTGTCCTTTAACAAAGGCTGTGGTAGCTAATTTCGTTGAATTGTCTGATAGGGCTTCTGTTTTGCCTAATACAGTATCAGTAAACCTCCCAGTACCGTTTACGTCTAATTTGTAAGCAGGTGAATCATTACCAATACCTACGTTACCGTTTTCGTTAATGACTAATTTATCAGTATACGTTAATATTCCTTCATCACCATTATTAGATGCTGTTGAAAATCTAATATCACCACCTACACCACGTATTCTCGATGAACCTAAAGTAGGATGTGTACCGCGCCAATTCGTACCATCGAAATACCCAAACCAAGACAAGTAACTATAACCACTTTGGTTACTTATTGTAAACCAATTGTTAGGCCCTCTGAATTGCACGTCGTTAATAACATCTGAAAATATATCGCCTGTGATATGTAATTTAGCACTGGGAGTATCAGTACCTATACCTACGTTGCCAGTAAAATAAGCATCAGTTCCTATTGTAGCTAAACTGGTTGTAAATGTACTTTGGGCAATTGTAGATAAATGACCGCTTGGCCTTAATCTAACTTCACCATCGGCATTTGTACCAACCACAGCAGTAGTACCTGCACTTTTAAAATAAGCTGACGATTGGATAACACCGTCCGAACGCAAGTCACCCGTAAACCTACCAGTACCGTTTACATCTAATTTGTAAGCAGGTGAATCATTACCAATGCCTACGTTGCCATAAAAAATAGAATCTTTATTTCCCCTTACTGAAAGAGCTAATTCATCATTCCCGTTTAATAATAAAAATATAGAGCTGCCACTACCTACTACATCCCTCTTTACATTCCACCCACCATCTGAAATTGTTTTTGCATATCCGGTATTATCTAAGACTTCAAATTTTACTAAAGGTAAAATAGTGCCTACACCTACATTGCCGTCAAATTTAACAACAAACATATTATTATTTGTGTCAGTTCCAATCCGAACACCATTTAATGTATCAAGCCCTTCAATTAACCCATAGCCAGTAGAACCATCAAAACCTACTGTCATTCTCCTGCTATTGTTATACATAAAGTCCATATTACTTTGAACAGCAAGTGTATTTGTAGGCGAATCAGTACCTATACCTACGTTGCCCAAATAGCTAACCTGCCCACTCCCCAACGTCCAATAATTAATGCTCGCATAGCTTTCGCCTATATCCGCTAAATCTAATGATACTATACCAGTTTGACCATTAACTGAAGCGACTGCATCTGTGGTATCTGACTTTTCCCATTCTGTACCATTATAAATAACATAATCCCCAACTTCAAATGATATATTTCCACTACCTAAATTTTGTGTTCCAGCAACAGATACTCTATATGTATCACCAGTATTTCCTACACCGTCTGTTAAAGTTGGTGTATTAGTACTTGCATCCCAAACTCCTTTATACTCCATAATAGATGAAGGTAATTGTGTTATTGGGACTTTACCCGCTGAATCTAATGATGCATAACCATTACTTGCACCTTTCTCAGTTATATCTTGATATGTAGTAGAATCTAACGTACCGTTTGCTTTTAAAAATTGTGTTGAAAGACCCCCGGGTTTAATAAAAGCACCACCAGTAATATTACCATTTACTGTTAAATTTGTTCCATCAAATGTTAATTGACTTGAATAGTCAAAATCATCTCCAGATGAATTTATGTATGGAATCTGATTATCACTTCCAAATGATGGTGATCCTGCACTCACATTATCATCCACATAACCTTGTGTAGCTAATTTATCGTTGTTTGCTGTACCTGTTGCAAGTGTGTAATCAACGGTATCTACAAATTCCAAGGCATCGGGTGTAGAATTTACAGCCACAAGTTTACCCGCGTTATCTGTATAAGTAGTTGGTGTAACATCAGACAAACTTAGAAAATCAACTGCACCTGTTGTTGGTTCAGCATTAACCCAGCTTACGCCATTAAATGTTAATACTTCACCGTTTAGCGGCTCAGTTACTATTACATTTAACAAATCCTCTATATTAAAATTAAGAGAACCTGTTGAGGTAGCAGTCCAGTTTAATGTTGTTCCATCGTAGTAAAAAGATAATATAACCACGGATCCGGGCGACATATCTAAACTATCTATTCCATATGTTTGGCTATTTGATGGTAAGGTTAGTGTATGACCTCCCGTGGAATCTTGTACCACGCGTAAAATACCTGTATCACCGCCCTGCACCCCTGTTAGATTCAATTCTGTATTACCTGTGAGAGTAATAACAGCTGCCGAACTAAATGAAAAATCCCAGGTTGATAAAGGACTTCCGTAAGAAATTACGTGCTCGGAATCTATGGGTGAACCCGTACCGCTTATAATATAAGTGCTGCCTAACTTAGTAAGTTCTATCGAATCATACTTACCATATAGTTTTATCACATCTGATCCGTATGGAAATACATCTATATCTGATCCGTCTGAATTATAAATGTTTACCTTAAATCCGTCAGGAAAATTAGTTGGATTAGACAGGGTTACGTCAGCATCATTAGATACAACAAATAAAGTTCCTGACTTAGTAGTTGAACCTATAGTAAAGCTAGTACTTTTCTCTTCTATAATTGACGCGGAACTACTAGTTTTATTATATACCCAGGTATCTGCATCAACACTAAAAGTAAACTCATAAACAGATGACGTATCCATTATGATGTCTTCGGACTCATTGATGGTATTATCCCCACCCTTAATGTATATAGGTTTTTCCGAAGTAGAAGATACTAACTTAAGTGATATTTTGTACCCATCTATCGGTGACGATGGTAAGTTAAAGTTAAAAGAACTATAACCTGATTCAGAAGAGTTAACATTATCTGTTATTATAGCTAAGTCTGATAAAATATTACTTCGACTCAGTGTTATTTTGTTTATATCAGTCTCAATTACACCGGACGCAGTAAGAGTTTCTAGTTCATAACTACCCACCGCAGTTTGTGGTGTATACTTACTCTCTGCAACATCCCAGAATAAAGCATTTCCTTCAGTAGAAGATGGAAAAGATTCTGCGTCGGTGCTGTATGGTATTTGGGCTATCCACGAGGAAGCGGTACTAGAATATACAAACTCATAGATATAATCTTCCACCATAGTAATATCAGAAACATCTAAAGATTCTGTCCCTCCCTGTATCACTATCGGTGTACCAGATACCACACCACTCAGCTTTAGAGATATTTTATAACCATCTGTAGGACTGATTGGTAGTTGTACTACCAAGCTGGCGAAATCCCCAGGTGTTGTTGTATCTGCTATAGAGAGCATATCAAATAATACGCCGGAACTACTTAGTACTGTAGTATTGTTGACACCAGTTTCGGTACTATCTGCTAAATCTATTAAAGTACTTTTGGAAGATTTTTGTGGTGTATACTTACTTTCCGAATCATTCCAGAATAAGGAGTCACCGGTTAGGATAGTATTTTCTGGAACATAAGCCACAGAACTCATCTCTGCTACCCACTCATTACTACCCATGCACACGAATGTAACTAAACTGCGTAGTGGTAGTCTAAAACCATTTGAAGAGTCATTTATCTTACCACCTGTACCTAAAGCTTTAACGTATATAGGAACAACGGAACTGTTGGCTGTTAAATATAAGGTTGTTTTATGTCCTGGTAAAACGCTATTTGGTATATAACATTCAACAGAATCATACCCTGTAGCTGATGTCGGACCTGTTATAATTATAACATCTTCAAAATAGTCAGTAACTTCCAACTCTTCTTGTAATACAGAACCTACTATTGAACCAGTTCCTGTAGGTAGACTAATAGAAGATTGCGTAAATAAGTGTTTTGGTAAGTATTTATTTTCAGTTGAATCATAAGCAAGTACCTGAGCTGCTTCTGCAATACTAGTACCCACCCTTACTAGACTTGATATACCAGCATCACCAGCAATAGACACATTCTCTCCACTAACTATAGAGTTGGTATTAATACCAAGGTTTCCATTAGTGTCCCAGTAAAGAGATAGATTTTCCGATGGTACATGTGTTAATTCAGCGGTATCACCGTCTGCTATAAAAGATAATAAGTCATCAAAATAAATATTACCAGACAGATTTAGATATCCTGAATTATTATTTGTTATATTACCATTTACATCCATATCCCAGTAACTCTCGCTGGAGGTAATAGCAGTATAAACTGTTCCGGCAGGTAATGCAGCCACATTTTGTACAGCATACATCTCTGGTCTATCTGTCACGTAAGCTCTAACTCCAGCTAGATCTGTGTATATAGATACGTTGTAGGACATATACGAGGACGGCCAATTAGTCCTAATATATATACTAACTTTATCGCTTGGATCTACGGTATCCACCAGGAATAATTCGGGTATCTTACCATATTCGGTGGTACCAGGATATAGTACATTAACCGCATTAGGTTCTTGACCCGGCCTCACGTTTACAATAAAAGCACCCATTGTTGTAGAATTACTTAGAGCATACTCTATCTTCCAAGTAGCACTTTTTGTTACTTGAGAAATTAAACCAATATAAGCAAAATACCCCTCTTCTCCTGGTAAAGGAGCATCTTTCCTACAACCATTAACCAGACTTGTCCTGGTGAAATTAGACTGAACTTCCCCGGAAACTACCATGTGATTACCAAAGTTTGACCGTCCTTCAGAGTCTAATATCAGAGCCGATCCGCCATCCGATCTTCTCATATAGCAGAAGTAGTCCATATCCTGGCTATCTTGTATAGATATATAAGAGTTGTTTCTTTGTTCGCTTGGGTCACCCAGCATTAATGTACCTTCGTCTAGAACCACGGAACCTTTATTGGCGTAAAAAGCCTGTAACTCTCCGTGATCTCCTACTCCCTCTAGTACATCCGCCTCGAATAATCTGAATATATCTAACTCATGAGAGCTCCCAGACAATGCTGTTAAATCTAGATATGATTTTACAACTGACTGCGGTGTGACAGATCCGTCAAAACCATCATTAGCTATAGAAGATAGTGTTATAATACTTACATCTTGCGTAGCTACTGGTTCTATAGATAAATCTATTGGTGTGTTGGTACTAATCGAACTTATATTTGAAAGCATACCCCCGCCGTCAGTTAGTTCTATACTAGAGTTGCCTGTTGGGTCATACCACTTACTGACGTATAAATTTGCATCGTCAAATATTTTTGCAGTCGCACCAGTACTATTTAGTCCATATATTGTGTTATCGTTTCTGATGTTTAAGGATGGAACTGTCTCTCCTTCTGCATAAATGGCTAGCATATCGGAGCTACCGGATGATCCTATTTCTAGAGACGCGGATCCCGTTTCTTTATTTATACCAACAAACGCGTCGATGTTAAAATCAGTAACGCTTAATCCCAAACAAATGGTAGTTAGATCCGTTAAGTCAACATCTTCATACATAACGGGTGCCTCGAAAGGAGAATACTCTTCACCGTCAAATATGAGTATATCTTGTGTACGGGCGGCGTCTTCGCTTATTGCACCACCACCCTGTAGTTCTTGCCAATCATCATTAGTTATACCACCTACTAACTGATAGTTACGGGCTTTACCGGCACCATCATCTAGTACGTACATTGTTAAACCCTCATACCTTGTCGCCAAGGATAAGAGATTCCTCTCTGCTATGGTGTTTCTAACAAACCTATCATCTATAGGTGCTTGAGCTTGAATATTATATCCCTGAGGACTCGTAATAGCCATTTAAGAAATAATTTAAAAAGTTAGTTATATATATATATATTGTGTAGATTAATATCTTTTTTATCCATGTATAGTCTATACGGTAATGGTACCTGTGGTAGTAAATCTAAGAGTCCTGCTAGAAAATGTTGGGTTTGATAAGTCTCGTAGGTAATAACACTTGTAAGTTTTAGGCTCTAAACCATTCAGACTAGTAATTCCAGTAAGATCAAACACACTATAGTTTGAGCCAAAAGTCATACTAACCCACTGACCGGCTACAGACTCTTGTATACTCTGTACCGTAATTCCTGGAGGACATATAATTAATATATGCGCATCTCCTGAGGAGGGTGATATTGAAATATCTTGTGATATATTAGATGTAAACAATCTTTTGAACGCAGAACCAGCTCCTTGTAGCCAGGTGTTATTTATCTTTGTACCAGCTTGGTTTGATCCAGAATTAGGGTCTATTGTAATATCTGTCGATTCAGCTATAGTAGTTCCAATCGTGAATCTCTGTGTAGTATGGCCAATCCATATTGGATACCGCGAGTAGAAATTCTGTTGTGAAGTAAGGGTTTGGGCTAGTGTGTTATCCCCATAACCAGAATTCCTCGGTGTATCATTACCTTTATTGTCTGCTATAGCATCACCATCTGCTGTAATAGCCGTACCTCTTAAATAACCTACAGCCGAGGTAGATGCTGAATCAGGTATGTTGGTGTCTATCTCCGAGTTGGCATCGATGGATAAACTTCTATTTCCCGACGCATGTGTATTACTAACTTTGGTCAAAGAATCTGAACCTACCACTAACTCTAGTTTTATTTCATCTCCGCCTGGGTGTGAAGGATCGGTATTATCTAAATCACCACCGTCATTTTTAGTATACGAAGTAGTTAATAAACCTGTTATATCTGTACCTCGTTCAAAATTTCCAAAACCTCCGACGGATCTGGATACAGATAAACTTGGTCCGTTGTATGTATGAGGTGTTGTTGAAAATATAATATCGTCTAGTATCTTACTTATGCTTCTACCTCGCAGTGTGTTTCCTCTAAAAGAAGGAGCGCCGTAAGGAGGGTCACTGATATCACCTAAATTATTGTTAGCGACTAGTACTGAATCAAGAGATACACTAGGCTCGTAAGCATCAATATCTTCCCACACTGTACCAGTCCAGACGTAATTAGAACCGTCTCTGGGAGAAGCGGTATACTCGACCTCTAATGCTCCAGGATTCTCTTCACTAACATCGTATAGTAAAGACCAGGTACCTTCATTAAGATTAAGTACATCGTTTACAGAAGCTGTGGGAGGGACCCAACCGGAACTAGTACCAGTTTTAAGTATGTAATTACCATCTACGGATGGAGCTGTAGTCGTTCCGTCGGCATCAGCTATTACGTATACATAGTCTCGACCGGAGATAGTACCAGGTACCCAGCCCGAACCGTTGAATAATAATGTATCTCCTTCGACTGGAGCAGTCGTTTCGAAATCCGTATCGTCTAGTGAAGCCAGCGTACCGTTAAAGTTTTGAACCCTACTGTATAACTCATCAATAGCACCCTGTACCTCATCAATGGTATTCCAAGACGAGTCAGTACTACCAACGGTATTTACGTAAGAAACATTAAAGGCGGCTACCTGCGTAACGCAAGGTTGTCTAACCCACTTGGTACCAGTAGATCTAACTATGTCGCCAACGGTCCAAGAATTTTCTCCGTTTAATGTTGTATTTCCAGAGGGTTCGGTATCAGCATTGGTAACTATAAAATAGAAGGAGTTAGGTGCTACAGTCTCAGCTATCGAATCACCATCATTATCATATAATGCTCCGTTGGTTAGAACTGGTTTATTAGCTACGGCGTCCCAATTATCTATAAATAAGTTGCTGTCAAATTCTACATTATTTAACTCCGTTATTATATAGAGTAGAAATGATGATAGTGAAGAAAATGCAAAACCTGTCGATGGGTTTTTAACCTCATAGTAAGCATACTCAGAACTAATATCATTGATATCAACCAACAAAACGGTAGATCTCGATATATCCTCCTGAACCTTTTTAATTAATTGTTTTCGATGGGATATTATTATACCTTCCACCAAAGTTTTTGTTAGACCGGTGAACGTGAGATAATCACCCTCACTTTTTACAGAATATAGCAGCATAATTTATTCTACTTGAATTGTAATTTTTTTATTAAAAGTTATCAAACCATCCTTAATACCTGTAACGGAAAAAGTGTTGGTTCCAGAAGTTAATACTGGGTTAATTATTTTTACCGTTGTATTCTTGGTAAATGTTGATTCACCGAATAGTACGGTTATACTGTCTACATCTGTAGCAGGTACAAAGGAGAAGTTATACGATTTATTGGAGTTTAGTATTGATCCATCATATACTTTACCATTTATCAATAACACGAAGTACTGGGATTCCTCTGCTGGTATACTAGTGCTATCTGAATTAACGGAACTTGGTATGGTTGGTTGCTCTGAGTTTATATCTAATATATCCAATCCCGTTATCCTTATTAACTCTATTAAATCTGACCAGTCGCACTCCTCGCCCCCATCCGCGTACTCCTTTAGAAAATCATATATTGGTATTAGCTTTTCCAACTTATTTCTAACGCCTAACAGGTACTCGTTCTCGAAACCTATTTCCTCTAATGACGAGGCTTGTAAGTTTAATCTGTTTATCTCTGGTTCCAGCGAGTTTAATAGAAATAGATTTAATCTATTACTGTATAATGACATATATAATTAGTGTTTAACATTATCTAAAGATAACGCGATTGAATTTAATATTGTCTGTGCAAGAGAAAAGTCATCATCTGAGGTGGCAGAGGAGTATAAAGATCTTATTTTTGGTCTTATCTTATTAAATGTATTAAAACCTTCTCTATCTAGAAAAGATTCTAATAATTCTTTATATAGTGTGTGCGTTTTTTGTATCACAAAAATATCTTTACTAACAAACTCAACCTCGTCTGAACCTTTTCCCAAAATGTTAAATATTGGTATACTAGATACTATATCCTCTGGAAGGAATTTCCAATCAGATATATCCCTGGGATTTTCTTCTATAGCATATAGTACATTTCCTTGCCACCATACTAATTTACCGATGTCTGCTATCTGTTCCAAATCATCTATTATTGGTAACGACAAAGATACAAGTGTATACCATCCATCATAAGAGTGCCTATTATCAGATATTTCGGATGCAGAATCAGATTCTAGGTCAAACCTATCAAATAACTGTTCTGTACCTCTGGAGGAATTCTCTAACAAATTTACATTAGATTGTTCAATCTCTGAATTTAACCACGTTTTGTTATCAAAGTTATCTATTACTAAGTTCTTCTCCAGAGTTGAGTTATTAAGATATTTATCTGGTCTATGGTATATTGGTGAGGTATCCTCACTTAGCTTCATATCAGATATAAAAACTACACTTCGAAGTATTTCCCCAAATCTATTTATAGAATTATAATACAGTATATCCAATTTACCCGGAGCTGCTGTACCTGATACATCAAAGGTATCAATCTCGATACCCACAGAGTCACATCTTACAGATATGTTATCTACTATAGCATCAGATATCACCTCGTCATTTATAACTTTAACTAACTTTCCTAAAAATGTATTTTTTATCATAATGTATAATTTATCTCATACAGTCTTGTATCGTTGTTGTTGTTAACTATAGAAAAAGCCCTTCTCAACTTCATTAAGTTGGTAACAGCACTTATTGGTTGGTGGTCCAGTAAATCAAATAAAGCTTTCTCTCTATATGATTGCATAAGTTTTACAACTCTAAAATTATCTACATCATCGTACTCTTTAAAACCCGTGGATTTTAAAGCTTCCATTATATAGTTATATTTAGCGTGTCGACTTATAAGAATATCAGAGATTATTGCTGATAATGGTTCGTTGAACGTAGCACCGTAAACAGCGTTTTCAATGTCGATGTCTGTGGGAGTTTCCCAACCCAGGTAAGAACCCACGACTCCATCAGCTCTACACACTATTAAGGCACCATCTCTTATTGCAATATCTCCTTTGTAGTATGTGGTATTGATATTCCATAGAGGGAAATCTACCATCACTAATTTAAACAAACCATCTGTGGAGTTATCGTAGGTGTAGGTGGAGTCCGCATTTACAGAATAAGGAACAGATAGCCGTTTACTGCCGTAATCTGTTGTTATATTGGCTTCGTAAGTATATAGATCTATGGTTATCTCCGAAGTACCAGATGTATTGTATACTTTTCGTGGTATCGTTAAGACCTTTGATATATCAAATGTGTATTCTCTATTATATAAACCAGTAGAATCGTACTCCAAGTCGGTACGAGATAGTTCCGTGTAATTGATTAGTTTATTTTCAAAATCAACGTTACCAAAGTATAGTATCAACATACGACCTCCTACCGTCACTATAGGTAATTTTCTACCAACGGTTATAGTAAGACTCTTACCTTCGTTAGATAATTTGCCATCAAACATAGGTTGATTAGGACCATCGCTGTAAAAAGTAGCAGCGCTGTTTAATAACTCTACTACATTCGAAAATTCAACTTCTTTTACCATTTCTGTTTTTATTAAGAATTTCTTACTTCGCGTTCAGGACCTGTTCCCAAATATAACTGTTCTCTCTCTAGTTGAACACGTTCTTTATCCAAGTCAATTTTCTTGTCTTGGTAATCATTAGCGTCCTTAACCTTCTTACCTTCAATCTCAAGCTTTCTCTCTATCTCAAACTGTTTTAACTCTAGTTCTTTAATTTTGAGTCCTTTATCACCGCCTGTAGAAGCCTCGAGTTGCTGTTTAGCATTGGTTAATTCGCCTTCAAGTTGTTTGATCTGGTCTTCCATCTGTTCAATGATACTGTTGGCTTTAGATAATCCCATAGACTCTTCTTTCTTCTCTAACCAGTTCTGTGTAATCAATCTCTGTATCTCCGTGATAGAATCGGAAAGCATTATTTTGGTTATAACATCTGGATCAACCATTTGGTTCGACACAAGCTCTTTAGCAAGTGCTTTTAATTCCAGTAATTTTTGCGTATCTTTCGAGGCATATCCTATTGACAACGCGTAGTCCGTATACGAGAATTTTTCAGGTAATATACCGAATACATAAGATTCTGTACCCGCCACGTAAGATATCTTTTTACCCTCCTGGTACGATACTTGTGAGCTCTTTAACAACTTAGACATGACATTTGTATGCGCCGATCTAAATAGTCCAAATAGAACTTGGTTTATAAGTAATGACTGGTGTAATCCAATCTTGACATTACCTATGGCTTCGCGCTCCGCAATCTGTCCCAACATTTGCTGGGTAGTGCCTGCTGCTATATCTGCCTGATGTTCTATAAATCTAAGTAGTGATTCGATGGAGTCTACTGCTCTTCCATCAAGAGTATTATTAAAGGATCCGTAGTGTTGAAATAACTGTGCTCCAGGCTCCGTAGGATCTATCAACTCTACACCATTCTTTTTAAGTGCTATGAATTTGAATAGTCTATCCATGAAATTGTTTCCCAAAGCTTTAGGTATACCGGCCAAATTTATTCTATCGCCAGATACACCCGAGTTAGCTACTAGGTTATCTCTATAGAATATTATTAGGTCGTAGGTATCTTGGATATCCTTTAATGAACCAACGATAGAAAATGGTTTACCCGCCCTGTCGTTATTACATATACCTCCGTAGGTAAATTCCACAGCTTCTGGGTCGTTGGAAGATCTTGGCGTATTCTCTACCTTACCACAATTTACAAACCATTTACCGCCTATACGTGTTCCCTCGTATAAGTCTTCCCTTCTAGATGTAGATTTAGGCTCGTTGTTAAAACCACTATCTATAGTTTGGTAACTAGCTCGTTCTTCATCATCCAAATCGCTTTCATTAGTAACCTTCCATTCGATATGAAGAGTTTCCACGGTGTAGGCTGTACTGTAGTGTCTGTCTTGTAATTGTGGATTGTCCTCACCGTAATATAGTTCTAAATCAAGTCCGGAATTTAAATTACGTGATGACATAGTCATGTAACGATCACCAAACATCTCCGTGAGGTCATCCTTAGATAAAAACTTACCAAACTTACGAACTACTTCTTTGTGTGTCAGGTATTCTCTCCTAACTACCGCATCGGTTGTATCCAGGAAAGGTGTGTTAGTACTTTTGTTGTGGAAAAAGTTCTCTGGTTTTATTATCTCTAACTTTGGGTCGGAGCCGTATTTAGTAAAATAAACGCGCCAATAACATTCGCCAACCACTATAAGGTCAGTAGCTAGGGTAATTAGTTTTTGCCTTATACCTAATTCATTACTTCTCTCGAAGTAAGAGCATACTTTTTGGGCAGCTACTTCAAAATCAGATAAGTAGTTAGTTTCGTATTTTTTAGTTATACGTGCTAGATTTGAACGGTAATCCGATTGTGTTATAGATTTCTTACTACTTAATATGGAGTTAGAAAACGAATCTAGAGCCTCGTTTATCTCTTTTAATTTCTTATTTTTCTTCTCTTCCTGTATTAAATCCAATGTCTTATCGTCGGTACACGAAACAGTGTAAGTAAAATTATCGTCTGTTATTTGTGACACCAGAGAGTCGACGCGAGGTTTAATTATATTAGTAAACTTTAGAGCAGTAGGTGTACCTATACCATAATTATCTGTTAGGTACTCAAAATCTTTATTATTCCTAACACCATTATAGTAATCTCGATAAGTTTTCATATAACTCTTATCGTGCACCAGAGAAGATACCCAGTGGTTCATGCTCGCCTGTAGGTATTCTTTAGATGACTTATCTTTTTCGCTTAAATGAACGTCTTCATAATAAGCAGTGGGATAAGATGATAGTGATGGTCTTGTCATTTGCAAATGATCTTTAATGTATATATTTTAAATAATATTTCTCGTAAACTAAAAAAGCCCAACAAAAATTAATTTGCCGGGCCTGTTCTATATAAGCACTTATTCTGCTTTCATTGTCAGTAGTACATCCGGTTGGCGTACTACCCTTAATCCTTTTTTATCTTCCGATTCGTACTCTCTTATAGTCTCTCCTACGTAAGGAGCATACGCCACTATGGAGTCTTTGGTAATTGTTTTATCTAGGCACGATGGTCCTATTGATAATACTTTACCGTAATTTAAACTGGCTAACCGTGGGTCTGCGGAAGCATTTCCTAGAAATAAACCATCCTGCTCTACACCCTGCGGCAATTCCTCTACTAATAACCGGTCTGTGGTTGGTACAACTGTATCCGAATTTATATTGTTCATATCTGTAATTATTGATAGTATATCATAACCTCTAATAACTTTTACTATATCCTTGCTGTCTACAGCTAAATGATAACCCGCAAACTCCGTAAAAGATACGTGATCCCCTACTTTTAAACCAGGGCAATGTTCTTTACTTGTTACATCAGGGCCCATTGATATAACTTTAGCAAAACGCATTGCTGGTTTGTCAGGTAATGAATCTTCTGTTATTACTAATTCACTATCAACTAATGTTGTTACCTCTACTAGAACCATATCTTGTTTTGGTTCTATACTATTAATATTATTTATTACCATTTACTTCTTTTTACCATTAACATCTACACTACCTATATTAGCAATGTATTTTTCTATAAAATCATCTATATTAAAACCTGGACAATCTTTGTCAGAAAATTCGTTATGACCATGTATTGTGGCATCATACTTATTTAGAAGTTTTAGTACCAATTTGGCCAACGATTTAAATTGTTTGTCGGAAAATTTATTTATTCCATGCTGACATATTCCTATCGAATCGTGGTTATGTCCTAAACAATGGGCTCCCGTGTATTCTTCAGGTCTACCGTTTTGTACGGATCCGTCTGATTGTATGAAGTAGTGATAACCAACGTGCATTACATTACCGTCAGGTAATGTTAGTTTAAATCCACGTTGTTTGTGCCAATCATCTATAACGGAGATGTCATCATGACTAGGTATATCGCTGTCAGAACAATGTATAATTATTTTATTTATGTTCCTCATTATTCTGCAATCTCTAGTTCTGGTTCTGATTCTTGTTTAATGCTCTTACTTGCAGTACTTGGTTTATCAACAGGTTTTGCTTGTTCTGCAGATTTTTTGCTGTCGGAGCTGAGTCTGGTCAACAAACCATTCACTTCTTTCCACGGCCTATTAGCTAAATAATTAACTACACTGTTTAATGTTTCTACGCTAACGGTTGTAAATTCATTCTTCATTTTTCATTTTTGTTTTGATAATTAACATTCATTTATCTTTAGTAGCGAGGGTAGGACTCGAACCTACGACTTCCAGGTTATGAGCCTGACGAGCTGACCAACTGCTCTACCTCGCTATCTTAATATTTTATTAGTACATTACCTTTTAGTATTGAAGACTCTCTGGTATTATGTACTGGTATTCCTCTGATATCTAATAAATCAGGTTCCCCAAAACCGTGGCGATTAGGTATTGATACTATTGGAAACACAGCAGTGGTTCCATCGTAATCAACTTGTGTTAGTCTGTAGTACTTATGGTTACAAGAAACATAGAACCTGTAAATGGAGGGTTTGTTTAGTGCCACCACGGTTTTGGATTCTTCCCAAACTAAAGCATCCGTACTACAGCTTATAAGGAAGTAATCATTATTATATTCTTCTAAAGTTTTCCATTCTAAAATAATAACACTCTTTTCGTAGTAACAAATAAAGTAATCGAGTATAATAGGTAATGGATTACCTGAAACAGATCCTACACCTGTCACCTCACCATTTACCGTTATACTGCCGTCGTTGATAATACTACCGTCGTTTATTAAATCACCTTCGATAATAACCTCTCCTCCCATATTAGTTATTATACCCTTTGAATTATCAACATCACCAAGGATATGGACGTTGCCATCCGAACTAATATTTAAGTTACTGTTATTATTCATGATTACGGAACCGCGTACAACCAATGAACCATCTACTACTATATAAGCATTGTTTTCTATTATAACATTGTTCACGGAAAGTGTATCTCCCACAGTAATATGCACACCACTATTATTTCTAAATGTTATATCTGATACAATAGTAATAATATTACTACTTAATGACATATCATCATTGTTATCTATTGTAACAATATCATTACTGTCTGTAGGCACTTGATTACCAACCCAATTCGATGGTATATACCAGTCACCGCTTAAACTAGAGGTAAATGATATAGTTATAAAGTATAATACTGTAAATAGTAATACTAATTTCTTCATAGTGTGTTTATCGCTGTTTTTAAAAGGTACAATTGTATTATAGTAAATTTATTTTAAAAAGTAAACTCATTTTTTAATAATTTCGATATTTTCATCCAGTATATAGGAAGCGTTCGGATTATTGTTAGTAATACTAAAATCCTCCTCTTTAACTATAAAAGGCCATCTCCATTGAAAATTTCTCTCCCAATACTTTAATAAGTGCAATGTATCAACACTTCTGTAGTCTATTGTTATGTTCAAAGAATCAGTATACCCGGAAATAGTTGTCCACGGATCTTTCCACGAAAAAGCCCTAACTCTCACGACTGTATCGTATCTATAAATGACTGTATCTCTTAATTCCGTTACCACGCTTACCTTTGTCTCTGATGCTAGCCTTTTGTATTCTTGAACCTGTTTATCTTTAACGTCCAATCTATCTAGTAGTACTTGGATTCTTGTATCTGATCCTGATACATAATCAGAGAACTCTTTTTTAGTTAGTTTAAGCTCTTTTGCGGCATTTACAGAGTCCTTTTGATACCGAGCAACCATAATCCTGTTATTGTCCTCTATTCGCTCTAATTTCGACCTCTGTTTAACTATTACACTTAATAAGGAAACAGAGAACAGTATTAGTAAAATAATTGTTACTATTTTTTTCATTTTGGTTTTTTTAATAATTTAATAAGTGATGATAACTCTGATATACCAGCTCCAGTACCAATTAGTATAAGTAAAGACCACAGTATATTGTCTGGAACATCTTTACCCCACCATACAGCGGCTACTACTACTCCTATGTATACAACTAAAGCTGCTATTGATATAAATATCTTAGAGTTAGCTGTAGGATCATCATTATCCGTCAATCGCTTAAAGTAAGACATAAATTTGTAATTTTATAAATCGCGTGCATCTAGCACATCATATTTTTTATCGAATCGAGGAGTGCCTGTCGAATCTACCCACGAAAAATCCATTTTATTCTCCATACGTATTTCGTCGTCTAATGTTTTACTGGCAGGTAATACACCAAACTGAGTCCGACCATATTCATCTTTATAGTAACCAAACTGTTTAAAATTTTCCGTCTCGGTTCTCTCATCCTTTGCAGGTTCCCCAAGTAAATCTTCATCAGCTATCTCACAAAGACCCATAGCTACAACAAGGTCATATTTTCTACGATCTTCTCTTTGATAATCCCTAAGTTGTTCCAATACGTCACGAAAAAATATCTGATGACAGTATTCGTTAATATACTCTTTGATTTTACCATCCTGATGGTCAATAACTCCAGGCGATGTAGTTGTTCCTATTAATGTATCGTTTTTAAGAACACCTAATCTTCGTAATGAACCGTCATCTGCGGAAGGCATTGCTACCTGCGGTCGTTTCATGAAACGGTGCCACTGCTTCTTCTCTCTAAAGTAGTGTACCAAACCAATCTTTGTGTATTCAAGGTTTATCTGACCATTATAGTACATAGAAAGTTTTAACACCTCTTCATAGTCATCCCTAACATCTAAACTTCTACCGAGAAACTTCGCAACGTATAAATTCGAGGTCTGCGTGAAATAACCACCGTCCGCGATTCTTTTCTTGACTAAAGCTGCTAATGATGATCTGTTTTTTAAAGATGTACTGTCTAACTGACCTTGATCAATACTATCAACTCCTATCACATATAATTTATTAAATAGTCTATCACCTTTCTCACCTCGAAAAGGATGTTCTACTATTTCTATGTTTCCGTTAGGGTTTTTAGACCACTTTACATCTACTATAGAACCTCCTTTAGATCGAACCCATTCTAGCATACCACGTTCTGGTTTAACCACGTGATCAGCACCTAATTCTATATCAACCCATTGTTTCGATATCTTACGCTGATTGAATATATTAGTTCCCGTTCTCTTAAAAACTTCTTCTATTGTGAAAGGCCACTCGCGCGTTCTACTATCTAATAATTCCATATCCTCTTTAGCCAACTCCCGTCGGTTATTGAGGAATTTTCTAGCCTCTTCGTTGTTGTTCACGCCTGTGCGTTCCCAGCCCATACCTCCTAATAGATAGTCTGAGGGAATAAACACAGCGTGCTTATGCATTTTACCTGTGGGGAAATCTTTAACCGCTAGAATATCATAAGCATCCGGATTAGTAAATAAATCTTTAGCTTGGTCCGTAGATACAGAACCACCCGTACCAATCATCATCAACCTTGTCTTAAAGATTGATCCTACCTTCCAAGAACCCTCGGAAGCATTTATACAAGCTTTAAGATTAGCCTTACCAGAAGCCCAGTCACCTATCTCCTCCATCAAAAAGGTATCTGGTCTGGATCCACGCGTAACACCTGGATTATCACCATATATAACGCACTGTAACTTAGACATAGGACCTTCCTCCTTCTTTACACCATCTCTCGTTACTTCGTAACCTGACTTAATGAAATATTTTGTGTTAATTAGCCGGGATAGTGCTAGTGTAGGATGAGCCGAGTCTATAGCCCTTAACATATCTCTCATCTTCGAGAAAGCTTCTCCCGCGTGACCCGAATTAGTTCCAGATATAACATTGTGGCTTTCTGGTTTTAGGTAATATGCTTTAGCAGAAATACTTAGCATCATATAAGTCTTACCAAAACCACGACCGCCCATAAGCATTATAGCTTTTGATGTACTATGTGCTTCTTCAATAAGTTTGAATATATAATCGTGTTGGTACGAGAAATACGGAAAATCTGTGTCAAAGTTTGTTGTTGGGTTACCGTTTTTATCTTTTAATGCTATTAAAAAGGGTGTGAAGTTCAGAAACCAATAATGATCTCCAGTAATTCTTTGGTTACCATATTCATAACCATAAACACATCTTTTTAACTGTTCTTCGTACCACTCTAGATTCTCCACCGAGTCCATCGGAACTTGAGGCGGAGTTCTACCCGAGTAAAAGTTAGGGTGTAATATATCTCCGTAGCGGTACTTCTCGATACCCAACTCAGAAGGTTTGATAATACCACTATACTTATCCCTACGCCACTCGTTTTTTGCGCGAAATTCTTGTTGTTCTGCACATAATTCTTTATCCGGTAACCATAAATCAATAATATTATCTACATTTTCCTTATTCAGTTTTACATCAGTCATAAATCATCTTTTATTTTTTCTTTAAACTGGGATACTTTTTATACACCTTTGCCTTAACGTCAGGTCTATTGTGTAATCCTGCTAATCTCAAAGCATCTACCGCATCTGCTTTAGTGGGTATTGGGTATGACCTATCTCCTCCAGCAAAGTCTTTCTTATCTACAGAAGGATAAGGTTTCTTTTTAGAACCGTAATCATCAGTTCTCTTAAGACCGCCACCTCTCTTATAGTTTCGGAGAGCACAACCTTTTTTACAACTACCGCCTTTTTTATATAACACAGTCATATTATGTACTTGTATTTATTTTTCCTTTATTAAGTGGTGATAGTGTACCACGAAGGCTTTTAACAAACTTACCGCCTTTTTGTACATTGACCACCTGAGCTTTATCGTATATTATCTTTAAAACACTTTCTAAAACATTTGATATTATAGATAAGTTTGATGAATAAGATACCGTACCTTTCTTATCATGCACATTTTTCTTGATAGTAGGTTTGTTTTTAACATCTGTAAGCAAATCTATAAACTGAAATATTTTCTTATCATACAAATCAACATCCCGCTGTACCTTATCCACAGACTCTTTATAATCCTCTATACACGTCACAATCTGGGGCCACCATTTATCATACGCATCCTTTATGTTAAAGCTTTCGTTACCGAACGCTATGCTCTTAGCCTCTAAATTTCTTTTTGTAAAGGTAAAGTCCCTAATAGGATTTTCATCTCCTCTGTCATACAATAAATAAATATACAGTATAACTTTGATGTAATCCTCCTTCTTCATTGATTTGACTAACTCTTTAAGGGACTCTACCTCTATTTGATTAACATCTAATTGAATACTTTCTTTATATAAGTAAAACATAATTATAAAATTAATTACTGTCTAGGTAAATTTATTTCTCCACGAACTAGAGGAGATAACTTTAGTTGACCGCGTACTCTAGAAGAGATAGCCTCCTTCTTTATAGAAGCTAGTAAGGTCTCCCTTCCTTTTCTTAATTCAGATAATTTAAATAATGCGTCAGATATTATTTTAGAATTACTAACGTAGGTTACCACACCATTCTCTTCATTAGTTTCTGTTTCTGGTACCTGAGACTCTAGAATATCACTTAAGTTTTCCGCGTATGCATCAAATACATTTAGAAGTAATTCTTCTGGCGTTGTGTTTAGTTCTACGTACTTTTTAACAGCACGCGTAAGATAGTCATACTCTTTTTTACTAAACTTTTTATTAGTATCTTTAAATGCTCTAAACTTAGCTTCCTGCTCTTTCTTTTCTGAAGTCTCGTCCCTTATCGGATTATCTTCCGTGATATCAGATAACAAGAAAACAAACCTCAACATAGCGTTAGCTTTGGATTTGTTTTTAGTTTTATCACTTTTCCATATATCTACAAACTCCTTGAACATAAAGAACTTTTCATCCAGAACTATTCTCTCTTTCCTAAAGTTAAATTTTAATGCCATCTTTTTAAATTATTTAGTTTAGAATGTGTAAACTAGTCAAACATATTAAAGTATCGGTCTTGTTCCTTAGGAACAGAGTGTAATGGCGCAGCGAGTTGTCGCCAACCCCAGTTCCGGATAGTAGGCTCAACCTCTCCTTTATACGGAACTTCTACACCCCGCTCCCCCAATCTATTTAGGACAGTATTACTACTGGAACCGAATCTACCTATATCCATACCTTTTCGTTCTAGCGCTGCGCGCATCTCATCTTGCGTTAGAAAATTATCACCGTACTCACTTATCATTTGATTTGCGAACTGGTCTGTTCTAGTTTTCCACTCCGGCCTGAAATTAGGATTGACACTATCTATACTAGTTTTTACATTACCATAATCCACTTCCGGATACTTATTTTTAAACTCCTCTGCTAAAACTTTCCACGCTTCTTTTAAATACTCATTCTCTTCCGTCAAATCAGAAGATATAATAGATTTAGTATTTTCCTGTCCCAACAAAGCTCGCTGCTGTGCACGTTCCAGTGCCGGTAACTTCTTACCAACACCTGTGTGGACACCGCCTTCTTGTAGTTTTTTAAATAAGATTGTCATTGTATTTGTTTATCATAAAATACGCCGCATAATCTACAGCGTAATGTTTGAAATTTATCTGTGGTATCATATATCATTCCATCGGATTCATGAAAACACTCCGGCTCCTTATCCTTCGCTTTCCACTTCTTGTGTAATAATCTATGTGCACCATCTATCATCTTATTTTCGTCGTCTATAAGTAAGTTAATCATTTACATATGGTTTTAGATCTTTGCTATTAAATCTATTACGCTGTAACCTATTTTGCAAATCAAACCAGAAACAAGTAATTCCCAGTAACTGTGGTCTCTCATTATCCTTCGACACCTTATCTACAGATTGTACCACCATCACGGGACTTTTAGCATACACTTGCCTTAATATAACTTCATCACCCGGCATGAAGTAAATTTCATTATCATTCATATTTTTACTAAATTTTACATAAATTATATATATATTTTATATTATCTACCTTTTATATCTGAAGGCCAAGTATTATATGATTCATCCGTTCTACTATCGTAGAACTTACCGTTATAAACTTCGTAAACAGCCTGTAGTTCTTTATTCTCATCCCAAAAAACGCGCATAGGGTACGCGGGTACTAATTCATAACCATCATCGTAAACAACTACAAGAACCTTCTCCTTTATTCTATTTGGATCTCCCGTTAAAGTTTGGTATATTGCTAATTGTATACTGTAATGAATCCAATTACAATCCATTAAATGCTTGAATGGACCCATCATTTTCTTATATCTCTTAGCATATGCATTATAAAAAGACTTACGCGATAATTTCTTTGACAAAAACTTCCAGTCGTAAATCATGAAGAAAATCTCTCCATCAACCTCTTTCTTAAGAATTATATCCGACTGACCCGCAATATTTAGTATATCACTATATACAAGTAACTCTGTTCTAGCTAGGGCATATCCTTCTTTATGTAATCTATCTACAATTATGGGAACCCACTTAGCTTTCTTTAAGCTTGGAACAACTATATCACTTTTATTGTTCAAAACATCCTCACCATAAGCATGTAAGGCCGTTCCCTCATCAGACTTTAATTTGGCATAATGCTGCCATTTTTTAACAACCTCTTCCGAATCTTCCCCAAAATACTCAGAATCTACATCCTTCACCTTTTTCTTAGCAACAGTAATGGCATCAAAGTTATTTTTATAATCCTTAATTAGAGTAGTCACAGAGTTATAGGTAAAATCTTCTTGTCCCACGCGTTCGTATCTATGACCCTTCTCTAAAAAACCAACTTTATTATCCACACTTAGATTATCGTACTTCTTCAGTAATTCATCATTCATTATAATACATTATTTATTTAACATTATCATAGTATCTTTATATCGTTGTATCGATCTAACGGATAAGCCTGCTAACGCAGCTATACTAGACTGGTCAAGTCGAACATTCCTATCTATCAAATCTATTATTGCCTCAGAAATAGCAGACATTGCTCTATTTTTAGCATCTAAAGCATTTTTACGCCAGTACTCGTTAACGGAATATTTACTAACGTCCGCATCCAACATAACTTCATTTGTCTTATACTTCCTATTTATAGGCATTAGGCTCCTAACATTATCTATATAGTTCTGTCTAATTAATTTTCGTATAGAAGCCTTACTTCCCTCACTACAATCCCTGGAATACCATATATCATCCATCGTAAGTATTTCCTTATCAAACACGGGAAGGTTCTCTTTATCCGTTATAGACCTAGAAACGTGTACAACGCGCTGCCATATTTCTTCATCACAATCTTTACCTAAAAAAGCTTGCTTGTATCTATTACTTAATGCACTCTCTAACACAGCGTGGTTTAAATCATTAAGTAGTCTTAGAGCAAGAAGATTCTGTATAAGTACATTTTCTTCACCTAGCTTCCTAACTAAGTGAGGTAAAAAGGATACCGTGATTTTAGGAAATGGAACAACAGTTTGTACCCAGCCACTGTCATTAAATGAATAACCTGGTGGCGCATCATATCTATTAGTCCACTTTATAGATTTATTACTATTATCTATTTTTTCCAGTAAACTACTACTATTACTATTTATCTTTGCTAATTTCATAAACTCCAATTAAATGCTCATTATAACTAATACTACCCACAACAGCAACATCTTTCAAATCATTAGATTGAAAATCATAGTAACCATCTTCAAACGGATTTTCATTAGGTAAACGCGCAGATATACGCCATATATCACCATCTTCTGAAAACCATATACCCATAGGAATGAGCCATAAGGATAATTTATTATACCATACGTTCATGACGACATTAGTTATTAGTAGTATTAAGTTCTTTCAGCAAATCCTTACTTTTTAATACGGAATAAATACTATTTACTACCCAAGATAATAAGTGACTAAAGGCTTCTTCTGATTCATTGGAGAAAGATATTCCAGCATCGGAAAGTATCATATTCGTAGCGTGTAGTGCCTCATGCGCTATCACGCCATGGCTTATACCTTCAAAATAAGAAGTGTTCAGAGCTATGGTAACGCATTTATAGTATGCATTATCCTTATTATAATTGTAGTTTGTGGTGGTAATACCATAATGAACTACCTGCTCTAACTCACTATCCGTATATACATATCTATCCTTCACAGATAGTGTTTTCTCTTCCGTAAGTAATCTAAAAGCCAAATGCGTACCATAAAGAGGAACGCGCATAATCACATCTAGTTCTCTATCAATTTTCATAAAACATAAAATTTATTTAACATCCATATGTGTATTATAGTAAAAATAAATGGTATATGAAAAAAATTTTGAATTTTGTGCGTGTGGTAAATGTGTGGTGTCAATTATACTTTACCCCCTCCCCTTTTTTCTAGGGGAAATCCGTTTTGATAAAAAAGCAAGGGGGCGTACCTCGAAATAAAAATAAAAAAAAAAGAACATCCTTCTAAACTTGACGAAATCTTGGAAGCTTGTAATAATAGTGAAGGTATAGTAGCTATTCCAAGCCGGATATTGATGCTGCACGTTAAACGGCATCTCCATGTCAACGTTATGGGTAAAATGCGTTGAATCGACCTTAATAAAGTCCTATTAAGGGTTTAATACAGGCATTAACAATATGGATGCGAATAGATTAAGACGTCTTATGGACCTTGGGTTTTCCGTTAGACTGGAAAAAGCAGACGGTACGGTTGAGAAATACCTACCATGTAAGTCAGGTCTAGTGGCAGTGTCATACAGTGGTCCTTCCGTATGTATGCATTGTGGTAGAATATTGACAAGCACAGATTGTGTTTGCTCAAGAGATATTGAAACCCTCTCAATGACGGGTGCGTTTAGATTTCTACAAAGTATGAGAACTTCTGACTCTCGCTTTGTAGTTGATGAGAGAATTAAGACCGTTGTATTGACTCAGAAACAACTGGTATCGTGAGGTGGCTAGTTCTGATGGTTGTTGTTGTAGTAGCTATAGCATCAACCACGATGGTTAATAGAACGGCTTCGTACTCTGGTTCTATTGAAGTACTACGTGAATCTGGCGTAGTTTACATTGAACCGCAAGGTAATGAATTGTATTATACTTCTCCTGATGACTTTGACCGTCAGGAGTTGTCGGCTCTTAAAAAACTGTCAAGGCATTATACAATTAAAGCTTGTAGCGATGTCAAATGGTAGTATATTTATAGTGATGGGTATGGTAATCAACCTATTTGTGGTTATTGCCATACTTCCATGGCGTCAACCAGACGGAACCTGGTCTGAGCCGTTAGTAAATCAATTCATCAATAAATTAAAACGTAGGAACAATGGAAAAAGATAAGAAAGTTCTTCTGTTACCTGGTAAGTACCGCGTGACAGAGCTTCGGATAACTAAAGATATGGATACCGTGTTGAAGTTAGTTAACGAGGACGGTAAGAAGTTATCTATGCCTTACGAAAGTATATTGTCATCATGGAGTACGTTCGGCAACAAGTTACGCAATCACTATGACTCATACAACTTTCCTAGAGAGTTTGATGTTATGGTAGTTAACTCCGATATGATTATCAACACTATACCTCAAGGTAGTAGAATATCGGTGTTCGATATTGATGAGGGTAATTTTGTACTTAAGTGCAAGATGAATGGTAGTCCTACGGATATTAACTTAAACACATTTCTTCATGCTCGTGTAGGCAATGATTGGGTCTACATACTGGTTGACAGAGATGAGGATTTCGAAGTTCCCGAGGTTTTCGAGGTTGAAGGTTTCGATGACAACGGTAACTGGATTATAAAAGATTGGAGGGTTTAACCCTCTTTTCTTTCTTTTATCGTAGATGATTGAACATTGTTCTATACTACGATAAACTTTAGTAATTTTAACTTTAAAATAGTACCGACTATGAAAAGTAATTTAGTTATTTCATCTTCCCTTATCAAGGTTATGAGGGAAGAAAGGCGTTTCCGTACAAACGGTTACAGCCTACATGCTGGTTTTGCTGGCGAGTACACAACAACCAACGTGGTTCCTTATCGAACAAGGAATTACAAGGGTGATGAGGAAGCAGATTTGTACAGAATTGAGTGTAAGTCCGAATCTGGTGTGCATGATATTAATGGTTTCCTGTTCAATAACGCAATAGTTGTTGAGCAAGGTGTGACCGTGCCTGATGCACAGGTGAAGGAAGGAGACGAATACAACAATGTAGTATTCTTCGACCAAGCCGAGGAGATGCTTCGAAAAGGTTTTAGGGTTAATACCCTGATGGAGGATACGGAGGATTTCCGCTTACCAGAGAAATTCCACGTAATAGGTGCGATGGTTAGCAGGGAGAAAGGTACGGACCATCCGTATATTCCACTGACCAGATATCCGTTTTACAGGACAATTCTGGCACACCATCAGAAGAAGGTTCCTGGTGCTCTCTACCTCACGAGAGATGAGATTGATGGTTATCTACACTCTGAGAATGGTGTGGATGGACTACCAAAGAATTACAAGTTCCAGCTCCCGGACGAGGAGATATGGAATGTACGTAATTGGAATCCAACGTTAATCATAGAGGATTGGCGTGATGAGTAGACCACAACTAGTACCGACTTGCTTTCAGGCGCAACCAAATGCGTCTGGAGGTAAGTTTGTTCGTATAGGTGATAGAATCTATACAACAAGTAATCCGAGAAAATATCTGGCGGCGGTACGTAGGAATAATCCAGAGGCTGTTCACCTTCATATGTATGAGTGTGATGCTAATGGAAATAGGGTAGGTTTATAACCGCCCTTTTTTTATACAATCGAACATCCTACCATCTGAACATCCTTCTAAACTTAGTACTATTTTGGTTAGCCGATTGGCGCGGTACGAGCTGTATTGTGGCATCGGATTTATTATTTTTAAAACTGTTTATATGAAAACAAATCAATTAGACGCAACGCTGGTTAAAACCATGCGTAAAAATGGATTATTAAGGACTGAGGGTTTTGGTCTTTTTGACGGATTTATTGGTGAGTACGAGATTCGTAATATACGTCCTTTTAAGAGCCGTAGCGCATCTGATGACGATGATGTAGATAACTTCGCGGTAGATGTAAAAACTCCAATCGGAGGAAGTGCATCAATCTCAGGTTTTCAAATTTCAAATGCCCGTTTACTTAAAGGTGACTTTGATGGTAAAACTATCAATGAAGATGCTAAAGGTATTTACTTCCAAGACGAAGTTTCCGACAAGTTACAGGATTCTGTATTATTTAATTCTCAGTACGATGATGACGAAGGCTTTAATTTCCCAAACAAGCTTGAAGTTGTTGGTGCTGTAGTAATTAAAGACGAAGATTCCGGTAAACCTGCTATACCTCTCCGTAGGTACAAACATTATTCGCAGGTATTACGTCACCACAGAAAAGTAACGCAGGAGCCGAATGCCTTCTTGACAAGGGATGATTTTAAATCTTACCTAAAAATGTCTGGCGACAACCGTCCTGTTGGTTTGCCGGAAGATTACAAAAAACCTGAGTTGGCAAACTCTGTGAAGGCTGATGACATGTCCAACTGGACTTTCACCTTGTTGGTAAAAGATACTAACGAAGAATAAAATTAAAATCATTTAAGGGGCAGACCAAGCTGTCCTTATAACCATGCAAGTGCCCGCGAAACATGGTAACCTTTATCTGGTGTGGGAACCTTATATTGGTTGGGAATAACGCTCTGGCCCGGAGCTCGTTGAGGATTATGGATAATCTACCTATTCATAATTTTCAATTAAATAAATAGAAATATAGATAAGAAAACTCTGCGTTGGTCCTGTGGTAGAAGGGGTCTGAACTTTATCATATAGCTGTATGATAGAGAAGTATAAAAGTTACTTTGGTGATGAGGTTAACCAGAGGAGTGGGTATAGTTAGCTGCTATGTTCATTTTTAACCTCACTTTGTACAAAGTTGGTTATGTGTTCTTGATTGAATACATAACTTCTATCTCGTAATGAGAATAAGATAAATGAGTTGGTACCTCGTTTTTAAAGTTACTTTTTTCATAATCTAAGTTGGAGTGCGGGTTTTATTTGTAAGTTTACCGCACTCTTTTTTATTGAGTATTCTGTTCATAATTTAATATATATAAGTAAAGTTATTCACTAATTGTATGTATTCTCATCGCATAAACGATTAATTAGTTAGTTATGTTTTACACAGTGGTTTATTATTACTTTATTCTTTATTATGCAACTATACATATAAGAATAACTTTACTTTCCTAATGTAAAATTTATGTTTACTTAAGCAAAAGCTCTGATGTGGCTAAATGATACTTAGATAAACAAGAAACACATACCTTAACTCCCTTTTATTAATTTAATTGGGAGTTATTTTTTTTTAGTATTAACTTAAAATTTAAACATATGTTAAATATTATTGTAGTTTCACTGGTTGTAACAATATTTATTGTGGTTGTAGCATTATGGTATTTTGGTCCTGTATTTTTATTAAACATACCTTTTATTATTCAAGAAGGTAGGTGTGTAAGTTTTTTGGGATTTAAACAAGATATATCTTATAATGTTCATGGTTTAATGCTTTTTTTAAATGTAAAGCGTGTTGCTGTATATCTACAAGAACCGGATGATTACACCTACATTGCCTCTATTAGAAAATTGTACGGTTCTGATATGCGTTTAGTTCAAATTGATGTATTTGATAATTCGGCTCGTAATTTATTAATTAGAAGGGATACAGCAATATGTAATGTAGTACAATATTGGTTAGGTAAAGGTTCTATAAATAAAGATAAAGTATTATATGTTAAAGTTATTGAATAGGTGGTATTATTATTTAATAATATTACTTGGTGTTAATATTTTAATTAATTGACCTAAAGTATTACTTTAAGGTTAACTATATGATTACTAAGACCAATTTTTAAAAACCCGCCAAATCGTTCGAAAACACATATACTAGAATATATAAACTCGATCATTTTGTCGTGTTTTATAATAACAGAATGAGTGAAAGGTAGAGTGACTGTACCATACTACCCCTTTTCCTTTTACTTTTTCATTACCTTTTACTTAACTATTTTAGATAGTAATTCTATTACTACTCGTTTCTATACTTTATTACTTATTTATTATTAACTAAATTATTATATTATATATATATATATGTTACTTTTTATTACATTTACATTAGCTTTACTTACTACTTTTTTGTTTTTCTTTCAATGGATTAACCATTGGTTACGTTGTTTTAATAAATATAGTGTGAAAGCTATTTATGAACCTTTTACTAAAGAGTTTGTGTATGGTTTGTTAGCTGTGTTGTTTTGGAGTATATTTTATTATTTAATTAATTATCATTATTATGGATAAGAATTTGTGGTGGGGATGTAAGTATGTTAATGGAACTTACTAGGCTAAGAGGTATTTTGATAGAAGAGATACTGATGAGGCTAAGGAGAGTTCCTTTTGTAAGCAAGTTGTGGCTCCGTTTAAGGCTGGTTTTAGAGATGAGGCTATTAAGTATGTGAAGGGTAATACGTATTAGGATTATTTTAAAATACTTTTGATGAGTCTTTGAAAATTAAGACGAAACTACTAACTAGTTGACTAAATAACATATGGATTATTTAGTAAATAGGGAAATAAGGTTGGTAGTTAGGTATAAACAATGCGGTTTAAAAACATGGATAAATTTAAAAATTTAGATGTAATTTCTAAAAGGTTGGAAACTCCAATAAAAAACTTGTATGATAATTTACTTGAAGGATATACAGGTGGCTCAGTGATGCTAATTACAGAGATAGAGCATGAGATGAGAAGGTTAAAAGAAGAGATAGAGCGATTAAAGATGATTGAATCTAAGCCTTGTTGCTAACTTATATTAAGGTGAGATGACAATTAATATCATTCCGACTTTAGCAAGTTGGTGTTGGTTATTTTTAAATATAAAGAACTATAATCTAACTAAAACAATTTAAAACTTAATTATGAAACACATAAATTTTGAAATATCTGATGGTGTGGGGATAGATTTAGATAAGTCTAATTTATCTGATGGTAATATATCTTTTAAAAAGAAAAAAGAAACACCGTTGGTATTAAGTAATGAAGAATGTTTACCTTTTTTACCTGAGGTTTGTTATTATTCCAGTTCAAATGGATCTATTATTGAATGTATTGGAGATGTAAGAATAGATATTAATACAATAACATCCATAGAATACGCTGAAGCATTTTTAGCTTTAATGCAATTAATTAAATTTAGAGATATTTGGAATGGTGGTTGGAAGCCTGATTGGGAAGATGGTACTATAAAATATATTATTTATTTTTATAATAACAAAAAAAGGGTTGGGGGAGGAGGCTGGTTGTTCGGGGGTATTGACTTTCAAAACCCAAGAATTAAGAGATAAATTCTCTAAAACATTCGATGATTTAATTCATCAAGCAAAACCATTATTATAGTATAAAAATAAATAACAACAAAGCTACTAATCAAGTTTTCAAATAATAAGAGCGCGGAAATTTATTTCTAAGCGGTTATTGCATTATAACTATCATAAATCAACTGGAGAGTTGAGAGAAAATGTTGGTTGATATTAATTGTGAATTATCAGGCTTGTAACCTGCCTTTATTGCTGATTGAACCATAAAGAATGACTACTTTAAAAGCTATGGAGTAAGAGAATCAATGTAGACCATATTTGGTAATAAAGGGAAGTAGAAGCAATTAATATTTCTCAAAGTAGCTTTGTTTTTAAAGTATAAATAACCAACAAATCAAATAAATAGAGTAATTATTGAAATAGAATCTAAGTTGTTGCACAATGTAAAAAGTACTTAGAATTACTCAAACAGTTAGCTACTGTAATTTAGAAGATTGATGATATGTTCTAGCTCTTAGGGCTACAATCTGTGAGTTGTAAAGCCAGCGTGTCAGGTGACAATAAATATCATTCCAATTAGCTATTGGTGTTGGTTATTTTAAAATACCTCTGATGAGTCTTTAATAGACGAAACTACTAAGATTTGTAGCTCTACACGATGAAGTGTATCTATAGTAAAAGAAACTTAGTAGTCAGGTATAAACAATTAAAATTCATAATCATGAAAGCATTTATAAAAGAATTAGAACTAATTTCATTGATAAATAATAATTATGAGCATATACAACAACTAGAAACATTATCTGACCATTACAAACTGATGAAAGAGTCTGCTTATAGTAAAGAATATCCTAATGAATATAATTTAACCCAAGAACAAATCAACAACTTGTTTATTATAAGCAAAACAACTCAAAATGAGCATTATGGTATGCATCTTTACACATCCATTGAATTTCAAGATGAAAATAATACTATTTCAAAAGTATTAAAGAAATTCAATGTTAACCCTTTACCAAGTTTTAAAGAACTCTATCATAATAAACTGTATTGAAAATAATAGAATTAAGTTTGATACTGATTATGAAAGAGGGTTATGGATTAGTATCTTTAAAAAAGAATTAAACTACAGAGGTAATGGAAGATTTACTTCTGATTGTGATGCAACTGAAATTGATATTTATTAAACGTGAAATCAAACCACGTCAGCGATAGCTTAAATATTAACGCAGTAGGAAATATCCTACAAGGGTAATTTAATGGTAAGAAGTACAAGTTCATAAAAGGACGTTAAAAGTTGGGTTAAGTGGTCTATCCAATACTTATTACTATTAATTACTAACATTGAGCCATATTGCACATACTCATCCTAAACGGTTGCGATGCTATAATTATTAGGTATGCGCTGTCAACTCAATTAAAATAAATAAAAGATACTACAAGCATAGTTGATAATTCACTATGTCTGAAGCGTACAATCTGGTAAATGCTGTTAAGTCAGATTATCTTTTATTTTAAACAATGATCATGTTAGTCAATCGTTGTACTCTAACAAGAGTTTTATAGCTAACGGAAAATATGCTGGATAATATCACTGGCTGAAGAATAAATTGAGGAATTACATATGGTATATTAACTATTGTATGAGAATCATCAGAATGCCGAATATTTCTTCAAAAGCATGTTTTAAAAAAACTCTAATGAATCTACAAGAGTTCTAATTATTGAAAGTATCCTAAAGCCTATACCATAAACATAAGAACTTGGTGATAGATTAAGCTCATTTAGTTGAGAGAATAGGTGTTATAGTTAGTTTTGGAATAGATTGTTTAGTTTTAATCAAGGTACGGCATAGAGAAGGTCTGTAAGGTAGGTTCGATTCCTGCATTGTCGTAGTAATTATGTACATTTAAAGGTGGCATAGCCTTGATTATTTTACAACCATTCTAAGGAGAGCTGCAAAACAAATAATACGAGACAAGGGTTTATCTCTATTTGTGTAGAAACCCCGAAAAACCCACTAAAGAATGGTTGTTTTATAATGGGTTGGAAATTGTTTGGACTCGGGTTCGACTTAAATAAGGGTCGCTTGTATAGGAATATACAATGAAAAAATCACTTGAATTGCTGGGAAGCTAAAGAAAAAATCTATGCCAATCAGCAGCCAATCTTACTGGAAGAAGTAAGCAGGTTCAGAGACTAGGAATACTACGGTAAGTCCATAGCGAGTGACATCCAGAACGGATGATAATATAGTCCGATCACTAATGAAAATTAGTGGAGGAAAATAGCCTTTCATAAGCTAACTTTCTCGTAATTTGTTGTTCAGTATATTTTCCATTTCTATTAGTAACTTTATCATGATACTTAATTATAGTATTTATTCTATGTAATTTTTTTGGATGATTAGACTTTAATAATTTACATAAAGTAATACATTTTTGATTACTTGATAAAGATAGACTATATGAAATAGAATGTGCTGATCTTTTAGATGGTTTTGTAGATATAAACAACTTAAGATTATGTTCTACAAATAAATAAGATTGTATGGATTTAAGTAATTCTAATTCTATATTAGTAAAATCTATTTTAATAGTCTTAAATTTGTCATTCTTTAAATTGTGGCACATAGTTATAGAACCATCAGCATCAAAAAATCCAGATATATATGATATATTCATAATGTTATTATTTATTTGGATAAGTTGCAAATATACTACATTTCCTGTAAATATCCAAATGAATTTTAATTCATTTCAACAAATTATAAACTATTGCCCGGCACGTCCACTTAAATAATATAAATAAATTAATAATTTAAACATTATAGTAATAGAATATTTAGTGTTATTATCCTTGAATAAAATGAAAAAAAAAAACAAAAATTTAAAAAAGGAAATTTAGTACATATAGCTAAAGATTTGGGTTCAACGATGAAATATTTTGAAAATGACAAAGATGTTATCGTTGTTGGAAGCTATGCAGACCAATACGGAGGAGACAATACAAAAAGCTATACTGTAATATTTCCTGATACTGGAAGAGAAAGTAGTTGGTATGAAGAGCATCAACTGTATGGGTATATAATTTTAAAAATAATTAACAGATAAAACTTAATAAAATGGAACAAAGTAACAGAATACAAAGAAGCGAGGTATGGGAACAAATTTACAAAGTAGTAAAAACTATACCAAGAGAAGATTGCGATGGAATGGATGCACCCGATGCACCGAGCGTTGCTACCGAATTGGAGGAACTATTTTTAAAATTATTACCTATACAACATGTTGGCGATACGGTTTACGACCCTGATTGGGAGATAATACAAACCGCACCGCATGGAATACAATATAAGCACAAGAAAACAGGGGAAACCAAATGGGAGTAAACTGGACGCTAACGGTTGGCGGTATGTTTAGTGCGATTATTAACCACAAAATATAATTTGAAATGGCAAAGCAAAAACGAAAATTGATTGAAAAGCTATTGTTTGAAGTTTATGACAAAGGTTTACAAATGTAGGACTGTAATTTGACAGATTACTATGAAAAGATACTACAAGCATTAAATATACCGTTTGTTAGCAAATCTGTTTGCCCCAAATGTGGCAATACAGGAAGATGCGAACCTCGAACATTAAGCGACCCTGATGGACAAGAGTGCGATTGTGGGGCAAATTGTTGCTAACGAAATAGTGTATTAAGCATTGCGTATTAATAACTTAAAATAATATTAAAATGACAGACTTATTTGATTTTAACGTAGAAGATTTAGAACCATTACCAAGTAATGATTTATTACACGGTGTTAGGCGTAGTGCTTACTACCAAGTGTATATAAATGGACAATGGGAAGCTGACTGCGATAGTTATGAAGAAGCCGAAACGATTGCAAACGCCAGAGCATTTGAAGGAACTATAAATATTGAAAGGCGTACTGATTAAATTGCATTACGCCTAACGTACTGCGGTATGAAAATGTGCCGTATTAAATGGACTTAATTATCAAATTATAAATACTTTAGATATGAAAATAAATATTAAAATTACAGACAAAGAAAGGCATTTTTTATACCGTTTGTTAGCGGTAGTGCTTTTTGTGTATTTATTTGCAACGTGCGTACTTTCATTAGCTTACTTAGGTAGCGAATATGGATTAGAAAGTAAAAGTTATTTGTTGGCAGGATTTATATTAGTCGTACCCATGTGGTTGATCGTGATAGCGGTTTTTAAGCATTACCGCTAACGGACGAGTGTATGGCAAGTAAGCCACCACAAAACTATAAATTGAAATATAAACTTAACTGGCTTATTTGCTATACACATTGTTAGCAACCGGGCGGTTTTAAAACTATAAATTATGAAAGGACAATTTGTAATTATAGACCTTCGGAATATGGACTTTATGAAGGACGAAAACGGAAAGATAAATTATTACGACACAATGGATGAAGCGTGTACAACTTGTGGAATGTATGAGTTTGAAGATGCTTGGGTGATGCAATTAATGTATAATCATAAAGAAGCTGATATATGAGGCGATAGGTAGCCTTGTTGCTAACGGATGGCAATAAGAATAGTTGGCTCATCCGAGTTTGCAGAAACCTTGATATGAGAACAAATAAAAACAAAATATAGCGATGGAATTAATTAAAAAAGCATTTAGAATATGGCACGAGGGTATGTTAAGCGACAACCCACACGAAGGTTATAGAATTGATGAAATACCAGTTACTTATGCAGATAGCCCAGGCGAGGCTAAATCGTTAGTAACAGAGCCGTTTGAATGAACGCTTTATGATGATGAGCCAAAGTTCACAGATTTAAAGGTGCGAAGGACTGCGGGCATGGACAAGGTGATGTTTGAAGGTAGTGAAAAGAAACGTTGGCAGGTTGAAATGATGAACCGAGAGCGAAAGAGAATAGATAAGCGTAGGAAAGCGATGGAGCGATTCCCAGACAACAGCAACTTTTACATTCAAAACGGCTATGTGGGCAACAGCGTACTGTGGTGGGGTAAAAACTCAAACGGCTATACAAGCGACATACATAAAGCCGAGCTTTACACTAAACAAGAAGTGTTGGAGCGATTTGTGAACGGAAGGGAAGAAGATATAATTTGGGAAGCTGGACACGTACACGATAATATACGTTCGCACGTAGATGGGCAATATTTAAACAAAGAGTACCGTGCGTAGTGATTTTGTTTTTATTCCTTCAATTACGCACTTCGTTCGCACGATGCACAAGCCAATTATTTTTATTGCGTGTTGTGCTTAACGAAGTGGCATTTTAATGAAGCACAACGGTTTGTATATGGCACGTAGCCACTCACAGACCTAAGTAGATAAAAAATAATTTAATAACCGCACATAGTTTTAAAAACGGCTGACAGGCTATGTGCTATATACTTTGTTAGCCACCGTTTTTATTATGGAAAGAATTATTCAACAATTGAAAGAACAGCGAGAAAAAGCTGAAAAGACATTTATTAAAAACAGCTTCATAAAAAGAAACTGTAAAATTGACGTACCTTGTCCTGATGTAGATGCTGACTTAGATGCTATTGAAGAACTAAATGAAGCGATTAGTATTTTAGAAAACCACCGAGCTTGCAAAGAGCCTGTTTTAAATGGTGGCTAACGTACTACGGCTATGAAGCGTTGCCGATTAAATACGCTGAACTTTTAAAATATAAACAAAATGAGTAAAGAGAACGAAGCTTTAGATAAGCACGAAAACGGCAATGATTTTATAGCCGATGTT